TGACGCAAATCTCTCCCCACGTTTAAAAACCCAAAAATTGAGAACACAAAAATGTGATATCACATTCCGAAAACGCTGATTTTACTGGGTTTTACGTTAAAAACTTGAAAAAACTGTTCAGACGGTGCAAAATTGTGCGATTTGGAGATTCTGAACAGTTTTTCGCGCTTTCCGGCAGTTTTAAGGGCTTTTTTCGGCTAGGATTCGCTCCCAGGAAGATTAAAGCGCTTATTGAAGGAGATATTAAGCATGGTGACGGTTGTCGCAGAAGCCACAGATGATGCCCTTGTGCTGTTTGATTACAGCGTAGAGCCGCTGAAGAAGACGCACCCTCAGTTGGATAGTTGGTTTCATCGCGTGGTAGTGGAACCAAGTCTTCAGCGATACGTGTATAAGTTGGAGCTGTTTGAGCGTGATGGTGAGCCGTGGTTGCGTATTTTCAGGTACGACACTACTGCTGACGGACGCCGTTATCACGCGCGAGTGATGCTTCAGGCTACTTCCGGCGAAATTATCACCGGTGCAGCTGTTAAGGAACCCGTAGAACTTTCGCTGGAGAACTCCGTCGTAGGACGAAAGCTGGCGCGAGCACTACTGGACAGGGAGCAGTACGGTGCTGTGGACCTTGCGGCGGTAGCTGATACGGTAGACCCTCCGCTTGTAGGCGCCACTCCTGAAGAGAATGTAGTGGCCCTGAAGAATTACGTGGACTTCTTGCACGGTATTGAAATGCCGTGGGATGAAGCGGCGCACTACAAGCGTTGCATTAACTCTGCACTTATCTATATCGAGCAGGAGTCAAGGTCACTATCGAGCGAAGCACTTAAGTACTACCTGGACAGGGTTGCAGAGTTCGTGGAGAAGCTCTAACGCTCTGAATGAGAATCCGGAGCTTGCCTTGGGTATACCGCGCGAATTTCAATGCGCTCACTGCCCTTAGCTACAGACACTTGGGATATCAAGCGCGCCCACGCAGGCTTGGCGTACAGAGCGTCTAGCAAGTGACGGAAGTCTTGAGGTGCGCTTACCCACGTGAGCTTCTTGTCGGCATCTTCAACCACTGATTTCATCAGGTCAGCAGGGACTGTGCCTGCTTGCGCGATTAGGTGCAGTGGAAGCGGCTCGTCTTTAGCTAGCTTGCGGACATGGATTACGTTCAGGACAGAAGCGCTGGGGGTTGTGGTGTTCTGACCCTCGTAGAAGTGCGCTGTTCCGTTGTTGCTGACGGAGTAATGGTCGCCTTCCACAAGCATGGTGTCCTTGACCGCGACCGAATCGTAGTACCAGTCTCGGCCGTAGACCATAGGCTCGCGTGCCTTAAGGGCCTTGGTGAGTTCTGCGCGAATCTCAGCGGCCTGGGCCGCAGGCACTTCAATTTCCGAGTTACGGAAAGACGGACTGATGGCCTGGTAGGTGACCTCATACGTGTTCATTTTTAACTCCTGTGCGTTAGTGTGTTTGCTCAATCCTATCACAGGGTTAAACTAAGAATATGAGCGCTACAGGAACAGTGTCTTGCGACACTACAGCAACCAGTATCCTTACTCCGCTGGACTACCAAGGTGCCCGTTTTAAGAACCTAGGCCCTGCGAACGTGTGGGTAGGTCCCTCTTCGAGCATCACTGCCGACCAATCCTCAACTAGCGGTTACCCTCTAGCTCCGGGTGAGTCTGTGGAGATTGCGGCTCGAACATCAAACGATACCGGTAGTGAGACCTGGTACGGCATTACGGACGAGGGCACCGCTGACGTAGCCTACATTGTCCATTAAAGCTGCTCACTTCTACCACATATGGGCTGACGGTGCGTGGCAGACGCCAACTATTGAGCATATTGCGGCTATTACTGAATTTTGCGGTGACGTGTTTCTAGGTGTTGTAGGGTCGCCGGAGAATCGCCAAGACGCCATCGCCTTGTTCAAGCGAAGTATTAGCGATATTCAGGTTATAGTCGAGGCTGATTCAGGTTTTGAACAAGTTACGCTTGAAGCCATGCACGGATGGGCGAAAGAGCAGCCTGCTGGCATGCCTGTGTTCTATGCACACACCAAGGGTGCGGATAACAATAATGTTCGCCATGACTGGTGGCGCAGGTACATGACGCATACACTGACCAAGAACGCCACAACTTGTATAGAACTGCTAGAAGACGTTGACGCTGTGGGCTGTCACTGGCAAGCTGACGGTAAGTTCTTTGCTGGCAACTTTTGGTGGGCTACTTCTGGTTTTCTGGCATCGCTGAACGCGCCTTCTACTAAAACCAGGTTTCACGCTGAAGCTTGGCTAGGGCATGGTAACCCTGCTATAGCTGACCTTAATCCTCGTGACCCGGAGCCTATTAACTGGGGCGTGCACTGGGATTCGATGACTCGAAAGCTTGTGCAGGAACTCTAAGGTTTGCTCAAACTTACCATAACGGCTAGGCTTGCGGCATGAGCGACCTAAAATATTTGCTAACAGAAGATGATGTGGCACAGGAGCTGTTCAAGTGGGAAGCACCGGTTACTCCTGAACGCTGGACGTGGCTTGAAGGACTGGGCATTCCGGACCTCAAGCAGTTCGTGTACCGTATCGACTTCGTGCAGATGTATGGTGAGGCTGAAGGTAACGCCATGAGATTGCACCGGTATGCCACAAATAACGAGAACAGCAGGTTCATTACCGCATGTCCGCACGGGGAACAGCATGCTGCTAGGATTAGGCCGTATCTGGTGCCATTGGCTGAACTTCCCCCGGAGGAATATCGTGATTAAGGAACTTGCCTTCCTGTTCGAAGGACGCAATGATGGTCCTAAGGAAGAGTTTTGCACACAAGGAAATAACCGGATTGAGTTCAGAAAGGTTACTGTGCCCGCGCTAGGCGAGATGTTCTATTGCCTGGTCAAGGAAGAAACAGAGCCGGGAGTGTGGAAGATTACTCATCACACCTGGGGATGCACCAAGCTTGATGCTTTCATCGCTTACATGAACGAGGTAAGTAATCAGGCAGTAACGCGCATGCGAGCACAGGACCCGCCATCCATGACAGAAGCTGACCCTGTACGCGCGGAAGATTACCTGCCTCCGGGAGTCAGCCGCCTGATGTTCTAGAATGGTAGGAATGAGCTTCGATAAACTACTAGGTGGCGCAGCCTACCTAACACAGAACCAGGCTTTTCACGCGCTAGGCAAGCTGGGGCTAGAGTGGGAAATAGCTCAATACCTTATTCTGCGGTCAATCGAGATACATAACTCGGATAGTTACGATGCGCGCTTTGTGTCATTCGCTACCAAGAACGGTACTGCGTACTGGCTTAGGTATCACGTCAGGCTGAGCATGTGGTCACTGGCCAAGGACACCATACCGCCCGAAAACTTGCTAGCGTAGAAGCATGAGTGAAGAAACTGAGCGCCTGGCAAGTACGCACACCGAACTAGGTCCGGCTCCGTTGTGGAAGCGGACTCATCCCGTCGAGCACCTGCCCGACTACGTTGAGAACATTGCCGCTGCACTCCAGCGTAACGGCATGGATGAATCTGAAGCCATTGCGACGGCCATCAACAGCGTTAAGCGCTGGCAGCATCCGGGCGAAAAAATAGGCCACGGCCACGTGCACCCGGAAGTTGTCCAAGCGTCAGGCGAGGCCGTGGCCGAATGGGAGCGGCTAAAGGCGGCTAAGCAGAGTAAGGATGAGAAGTAACTAGCAAACGCCCGGGTCCCAGCCCGCTTCAAACAGGTTGCTGAACTTCTCTTTCATGTAGTCATGTTGCTGCTGGGCTTGGCTAGCGACGTTTGGGTCAGGCTCTTCAACGCGCCCTGCGTCAGAAATTATCTTAAGGTCACCGGCTACACCGACAAATTTTCGCAAGATGTCCTGTACGCAGCCGTCTAGAGCTACTTCCATGCCTGCCATGCCGCGTTGCCCGTTAGCCCAAGAACGGTAGGACATGACGTTAGACTTTAGCAACTTCATCAGTTTCCGGTACGCTGCTGTGTATTCTCGCGGGTCAGGCCAGCGGTCCTTTTGTGCATGAACCCATTGCCACTCCAGGTCATTTCGCCGTACGCGAGCCATTTGCTCGTTTTCGGTGACGATTACCCGCTTTTCGGGGTTTTCCAGGAACCACTCGCATACACGGTAAGACTTGCCGTATTGTCGTGGCCAGATGAGCCAGCGCATCTTGCATTCCCTTCTCCAGGAGACTGTGTTGACCACGCTACCACACGTGGTAGGCTGTTCGGCATGGGATGGAACGAAGCAGACGTATACGGCCAGCCAGAGAAGTTCGGGCTAAAGACTGTGACCGAGGTAAGCCCGTACCTGAGCTACGAGTTCGACATGCTCGTGTTCTGGCAAGACATCGCTACAGGCGAGTTGTACTACGGCAGGGACAGCGGTTGCTCGTGCCCGTCGCCGTTCGAGACCTTCACGAGCCGGGACGACCTTGACGGTCCAGTTGACAAGAACCGTGCATACGAGCTGTTGGATGAGTTTGCGGCGGGATGGGTTCCAGGTCGCTACGAGAAGTTCGAAGAGGTTCCGGTTCAGATTGCTGAGGCTAAGTCCGCGATTGCGGCACTATGAGCCTCTTTAAGGACCTCATCGGGTTTCTGAACGATAAGCGGTCTGAGCTAGGGAACGTGCTTGACGGTACTGCACGAGACGTAGACATCCTGGCTAAGCTTGACCTGCTTGACGAGATAGACGCTTTCCTGGAGGAGTGTTACTTATGATTTCTGAGTGTGACGCTATGCAGTACGGCGGTGCACCTTCGATGTTTGACGGGCAGTGTCGTTGCCTGGTGTGTGCTCGTTGTGGGCATCACACGGGGAACAGCCATCAGGGGCACTTCTGGTCGATGTGCAAGGCTACGCGCTCCCTACGGGACTTTCACTTCTGCTGCCCGGATACGGAGCACGGTTGCGAACTAGAAAGCAAGTAAGCACTTACTCATCACCGTTCCTGGTTAACCCGATGTGCATGGATTCCGGTACGCTAGCCTGGTTTTACGCACGTGAGGCGTTCGTGAGCACCGGAGACCCGGAAGCTTACGATAAGCTGCTGGGGTACGTGACGCTGGACAACCCGCTTCCTGCTTAGGAGTAGCTTGTGTTTATTCACTGCATGGACGGCTGGCGCATGGTTTTTTGCTGGCTTGACAACCTTGTCCCGCACAAGGACACCGAAGATGGTGCTATGGTAGGGCGGCTAGGTTTCGGGTGGGTGTGCCGCTTGCACGATGCCGTAGGGTACTACGGGGAATAGCCTGCGGCTGCGCTGTGTTGTGAGGGGTGAGGCGACCCTAGACGATAACAGCAAGAAAAAGAGGTACCCATGCCGCAGCAGTACGGGAAGAACCGGTTGCTCTACTGGGCAACAGACATCGAAGGTGACACGCTTGAGCAGGCTGCTCGCGCGTCCCGCTTGCCATTCGTGGAGAGTCACGTTGCCCTGATGCCTGACGCTCACGTCGGCATGGGCGCTACCGTTGGCTCGGTCATCCCCACCAAGGGCGCAATCATTCCTGCTGCGGTAGGCGTGGACATCGGGTGCGGGATGATTGCCACCGAGACAGGTTACACGGCGCATGACCTGCCGGATGACCTTAGCCCGCTGATGTCGCTGATTGAGCAGCGAATCCCGGCAGGTGTAGGCGCGGGACACGGCACTAACGACAACGTTGACCTGAACCTGTTTCCTGGATGGGGTCCGCTGGGCCTCACGTCGGCTCAGGAGCACACGCTTTGCTCTCAGTTCGGGTCGCTAGGCTCGGGAAACCACTTCGTTGAGGTGGGACTTGACCCTAACGGGTTCGTGTGGACGGTACTTCACTCCGGAAGTCGTGGCATTGGCAACCAGCTAGCCAGTGGCCACATCAAGAAGGCAAAGGGGCTGATGAAGCAACTTTCAGTTAGCCTCGAAGACCCTGACCTGGCGTACTTCCTTGAAGGTACACCTGAGTTCCAGGAATATATGCGAGACCTTCTATGGGCACAGAATTACGCTTACGGTAACCGTCAGGCGATGAACCAAGCCCTGCTGAAGTCCTTGTTCGAAGTTGTAGGCATGCCTGCGGTGTGGGAAACCATTGACGACGGCATCGTTGAAGTCATCAACTGCCATCACAACTACACTGCGCGGGAAACTCACAACGGCAAGGAACTGTGGATTACCCGCAAGGGCGCAATTCGGGCTGACGTAAATGACCTGGGCGTCGTTCCTGGCTCCATGGGCACGAGCACGTTCATCACCCGTGGCCTGGGCAACCCGGAGTCTTTCAATAGCAGCTCTCACGGAGCGGGCCGCAAGATGAGCCGTTCCAGGGCTAAGCGTGAGCTTGACCGCGCTGCGTTCACCGAGCACATGTCTCGCGCGGGAATAACCTGGAATGCTGAACGCGTTGATGCGCTCATAGATGAGGCTCCTCTGGCGTACAAGGATATTCATAATGTGATGGCCGACCAGGCTGACTTGTGCGAGGTAGTCACAGAGATTAGCCAGGTTTTCAATTACAAGGGGTAGTAGTGTTCGAGTACACGTCGTACTTTTCCGGGGATTGCACGTGTGGGCATGAACCGGAAGAGCACGGCTGGGGTAGTTGCGGTGCCGATAACGAAGACGGTCCTTGTGACTGTGAATCAGGGTGGGAAGAATGACTGACGTTTACGTAGTGCTAATTCAAGACCGGCATGCTGACCCGGATGTTGAAGTATTCGCGGACCCGGTAGACGCTATCGAGTATGCCGAAAAGGAAGTGCGAGACGGAGCTCGCGGTAACATTGACGACATCGAATACTACGAAATTACCGACAGCATGCGACGAGACGGCTGCCTGATGTTTGCTACTTACAGCTGTGAAGGTGACAGCGTTCGCGTTACGAAGCACCAGGTGTCCGAATGAGTTATGTGCTCTGCAATGAAAAGTCCGATGTTTACTTGCTGGAAGTCATGCATAACACTTCTAAGGTGCTACAGTGCGTTGAGTGCAAGTTCGTTCCTGAAGATGAAAACGGGAACAGGCTAGAGCCGGACCCTGTCTTTCATTATTGCAAGTTCATCGACCAGCACCTTAAGCTGCACTGCTTTGCGGGCCACAAGGTACCGGCGAGCATGTTCACCAGTATCCGGCGCAGTAGCAACACGTGGCTTAAGGACTAGCAGATGGCTGACGCGACTTCCCTGATTCAGTTCCTTGAGGGCATTGACCTGGAGGGTGCGCCTCCATGCGAGATATACGACGAAGAAGGGGTTACCAAGTGCGGTAACCCCTCTATCGCCCGTGTAGTAGTGGACTGTGCTAATTGCAGTAAAACTACCAGACCGCGTTTTGTTTGTCACGAGTGCCTGCCGTACTTCCAGGACAAGGCAGTAAACCACATTCCTTGCGGGACGCTTATAACAAATTGGAAGCGCATTTAAGGATTCAGGGTGTACTTCTGGTAGAGGAACGTCAGCGTATGACCTTGCGTGCCGTGTACTTCAGACCCGAATTGCACACCGTAGAGCCGTGCGCTAGGTGGAACCGTTTCAGACGTGCGATGGTCCTTCTGAAGTGCGTGGAGCAAGTCAGCTACGTGAATAGTTCCCGAAGTACTGTTTTTTGGCAGTACAAGGTCCACGCGGCGGCAGCCAAGGCAGCCAAACAGGTTCCACTTCTGGCCGTCAACGGTGATGGTTCCCTCGGCAGCGCTACCGGTACTTTGCCCGTGCGTGTACACCCAGAACATGACTTCATTAGAGCCATTAGCGACTTCACCGTTGATGCCGATGTCGTAGGCTACATTCCACTGCCCGTAATTGCTGGGAACGCTGACGTTGTAAGTGCTGATAAGGGTTTTGACAGAGCTAACTGCTTCTCCGTTATAGTCCTTTTCCTCGTTAGCGTAAGGCCAGCCACCGTAAGGGTCAGAATTAGCACAAAAGCCCCACTCACCTTTAGTGGTAGTAGTGAACATGGTGAACTTATCGGAACTGTCAGTGCCCCACTGATTGGCGTTGAGGGCGTACGTGCTTCCGTCAGTTCCAGTGAACGACCGGGAAGTCCACGAGCCGGTGGACGACCAGTTAGTCCCGTTAGGCGGGCACTTCTGGTTAGGCGCAGTAGAGGCCATTGCCGCAGAAGCGGGAAGCATGAACAGTCCGGCCGCGAGGACGGCCATTATCGCGAATATCTTGTACAGAATCATGTATAAGAGGCTAGCCGGAATAAGCGAACTGCACTGGGTGTTAGAGGGGTAATGACGACGTGGAAATTCTGGAAGCGGCCTGACTGGCCTGAGTACTTTCTCGACATGGCTGAGACTGTCAGCGAGAGAGCAGACTGCACGCGCCGCAACGTCGGCGCTGTCATCGCCAAGGACAACCGCATTGTCGCGACGGGCTACAACGGAGCGCCCTCCGGTGAAGGTTCTTGCCTTGAGGGAGACTGCCCGCGCGGAAAGCATTACAAGGTCTCCTACACAAATCACCATGACTTTGATTCAGTAGGGTGCGGTACATGCGGAAACCTAGGCTGGCCATGCAATGCTTCGGTGGAACCGGGTTCTAGCTATGACACAGGCGCAGGGTCGTGCATTGCCGTTCATGCTGAACTTAACGCGCTCTTGTATGCCGACCGTGATAAGTGCGAAGGTGCATCGATTTACGTTACGGCTGTCGCCGCTGACATTCGTGATGGCAAGAGGTACAACAACCGCCGTGTCAGTGGCGAGCCGTGTGGTGGCTGCATGAGGGCCATCAAGGGAGCGGGAATAGCTCACGCGGTGTGGACGTTGGACTATGACAAGACCGGCACGTGGGATAGGTAGGGGACATGGTCGAAATCGCTCGCAAGTCCACGGTAAGCTTCACTATGTCTGACCAGGACGCTCGCGACCTGTGGATGACGCTAGACGAAGCGCTATGGGCCACAGCTCAGCCGCTGGCTCAGGACGGTATGCCCTTCAACTGGCGAGGTAACCCCGGACTCCTGGCAGCGCTGCGCGACCAGCTAGGTACGCTGTACGCTCCGCCTGCGACCATGATGCCTACTGCACCACTCAACCCCGCCATCATGGCCCCGGCTCCTGTCCCGCAGTACTAATTTAGAAGTTTTTGCTCAAGATGGTTTGAGCACTCCGAAAGCGTGGTAAGGTAGAAGCATGATGACGAAGACCTCCGCACTGAGCGGCACCGGACGAGCCTACTGGCACTGCCAGCGGGTCATCCGCTGTGCCTTCAGCGCACCGAAGCTGGGCAACCCTGGTTAGGGGCATAATCTCGGAAAATCGAGAGACCGCCCCGGAATAAACCGGAGGCGGTCTTCGTTGTTAGAGGGTACAAGCGCAAAACAACTAAATAAGAAAAACGTATAGGTCACTGGTGTACCGGAAGCACACGAGGCTCCAACCCTCTTAGACAGAGTTCGACTCTCTGGTGGCCTGCACGGACTTCGCTACGGCGAGTGTCCTGTTATTTGACAACTCAACAGTGATAAGCAAGATGACCTGAGCAGGGACGTGTGCCTAGAATCCCGGCTTCCGGGAATAGCTAGACATATTTCTTTGTTCAGGTCACCATGGGCCATTAGCTCCAATTTGGTAGAGCAACACCTTTGCACGGTGAAGGTTGTCGGTTCGAATCCGACATGGTCCACTTGCCAGGAGGCGCAAGTTCGAATCTTGCCTGGGTGACGGTGAAGCGTATGAGAGTGCGTGGAGTTGCCCGGTGTTGTATGGAGGGAGCATACCTGGCCATAGGTCACGGAGGTCGCCGTTTGAATCGGCACTCGCCCCAACAGGGGCAGGATGGTGTAGAACGACTAGCACACCGTGCTTTATCAGGTTGTAGCTCAGCTTGGACAGAGTGCTCCCCCCGGACGGGAGAAGTCGAAGGTTCGAATCCTTCCAGCCTGACTAGCTCAGTGATGAGCGAATTGTCGTGATTTCCGAGGCAATCAAAATAAATCGGGCTCCACAGGGTGTAGCGCAGCTTGGTTAGCGTGCCTGCTCGGGATGCAGGAGGTCGTGGGTTCGAATCCCACCACTCTGACGCAAACAAGAAACCTCGGTTCAATTCCGGGCTTGTAGTTCAGTGGAAGAACGCTTGTGACGTGTTGTTGTGATTTCCGAGACAACCAAAATAAATCGGACTCCACGGGATATAGCTCAGCTTGGTCAGAGCGCCTGGTTTGGGGCCAGGAAGTCGAGTGTTCGAATCACTCTATCCCGACGCGGAGAACTGCGTGGTGTACGTTACTAGGACATGGGGGCCTAGGGCGTCAGTAGCTGGCTTTGGCCTGATAAGCACCACACATTATGGCTCTCTAGCTCATACGGTAGAGCACTCGGTTGAAGCCCGAGATAAAGAGGTTCAAGTCCTCTGGGAGCCACGCGGCCGAAGTACAAGGCTGAAAACGCGGGACAACGGTTCTCTAGTCTTTCGCCCGCTCGGTAGACCTCATGCCCTACTGATTAGATGACAATGCGAGTGTTGGTTAATGGTTAAACTCCCACTCTTCCAAAGTGGCACTGCGGGTTCGAATCCCGTCACTCGCTCTTTGCCCCGTTAGCATAACGGTAGTGCAGCTGGCTCTTACCCAGCGTTGTCAGGGTTCGAATCCCTGGCGGGGTACTGCTAAACTGTAGTCATGAAGAAACTCTTTGTAGCCATATTCACGATTGCAGCGATAGCGTTGGGCAGCAGTTCAGCCCTAGCCTCACAGTCTCACCCGGCTCCGAACACTTCCTGTTCGCGACTCGGTACAAGGGCTGTGTATCACAGTTACTGGTTCTTGCGTTGCGAGCGTTACCACAGTCAGACTATCTGGAGGATTGTGGGACACTTTTAAAAGGTTTGCCCGACTAGGCCAATTGGGTAGAGTCGCCGGTCTCAAAAATCGGATGTTCGGGGTTCGAGTCCCCGGTCGGGCACTGCGGGTTGGAGAAGCTAGGTATCTCGCCAGGCCCATAATCTGGAGAACCCCGGTTCAAATCCGGGACCCGCCCCCACTTGCCTGGGTAGTTCAATGGGAGAACACTGGTCTCATAAGCCAGACACGAGGGTTCGATTCCCTCCCTAGGTACTGGTACACTTAGGTGTACCCGCGCGAAAGCGCTAATCCTCAATAACTCAACGGCAGAGTGTCCGCCTGTTAAGCGGAGAGTTGCTGGTTCGAATCCAGCTTGAGGAGCTTCCTCGCAAGAGGATATGGCTCTATAGCTCAACTTGGTCAGAGCACCGTCCTGTCACGACGGAGGTTACGGGTTCAAATCCCGTTAGGGTCGCGCACCAGTAGCACAACGGAATAATGCACTTGACTACGAATCAAGAGACTGGGGGTTCGAATCCCTCCTGGTGTACTGCGCAGAAATGCGCTAAGCCCACTTAGCTCAGCGGAAGAGCGGCTGGCCTACACCCAGCGGGTCGGGAGTTCAAATCTCTCAGTGGGTACGGTGACCGTGGTGTAATGGTTAACACGCTAGTTTGTGAAACTAGCCATCTGGGTTCAATTCCCAGCGGTCACACCATGCCGGATACCACGTGGAGTGGAAGCAGTCTGTAAAACTGTTGCCTTTGGCACCGGGGGTTCGATTCCCTCATCCGGCACTGCGCGAAAGCGCTATTCCGGGGTCGTCTAACGGCAGGACGATAGGCTCTGAACCTGTTAATTGGAGTTCGAATCTCTGCCCCGGAGCTTTGCCTCATGTACTGGGTACACAGCCCCTTCGTACGGGGATGTCGCGGAGTTCAATCCTCCGATGAGGCTCTGTTCCGAAAGGAACTATGCGCGGATGGTGAAATGGCAGACACGCTGGAATGAGAGTCCAGTGACTCGGAAGAGTCGTGAGGGTTCAAGTCCCTCTTCGCGCACGAATGCCGGGTAGGGTACGTTCCGACTTAAGCGGTAAGCGTCCGGTGAAGAAAACCCAGAAATGCCTCGTTAGCTCAGTGGAAGAGCAGTGCCCTTGTAAGGCGAAGGTCGCGGGTTCAAATCCTGCACGAGGCTCGTAGTACATTAATGCGGTATCGTCTAACGGCAGGACGACGGGTTTTGGTCCCGTCTATCGAGGTTCGAATCCTTGTACCGCAGCGATGGTGGTTTCCCGATAGGGAACGTAAGATGGGGAGTGCCTTATTAGGTGCCACTGAGAAAAGCTCCCCGTTATGCCTATATAGCTCCAATGGCAGAGCAGTTCCATGGTAAGGAACAGGTTTCCGGTTCGAGTCCGGATATAGGCTCTGAGATGAAAGTCTCTGTGTGGATGTGGCGCAACGGTAGCGTATCACCTTGCCAAGGTGATGGTTGCGGGTTCGAATCCCGTCATCCACTCTCGGAGTCCAGGAGAAGGTGCCTAGGTCTGACACTTCAGTCAGGCGGGGCTGGATTAAGCGAAAGCCTGATAACCCTTCTTATGCCGCTCTAGTCCAATTAGGTAGAGGCGCTGGCCTCAGAAGCCAGATGTTCGGGGTTCGAATCCCCGGAGCGGCACGGTCTGTGGAAGTCCCGGTTTAGGCGTCCGGGTGGCGATTGCCGTCATAGGATAAAGCTTTTAAGTCCGTCACAGAAACCCCCTTGGAAGATTAACCAGATAGGTTCTGGGCCTCGCTGCTAACGAGTGCGGTGTCGAGAGGCACTGGGATTCGAGTTCTCAATCTTCCGCTTTGGCCGCCTAGCCCAATTTGGCAGAGGCGCAGGCTTTAGGTGCCTGAGGTTGTGGGTTCGAGTCCCATGGCGGCTACGCAGTAACATGGAGAGTGAACCTAGCAGGGCTGGGCACTCGCTGGAAACGAGCTGGGCGTCGTAGACGCTGGGATTCGAGTTCTCCGCTCTCCGCTTGGGTGCACGGCTCTCAGCTCCTCTCTGACCCTACCGTGAAGCTCTGTCAGTCCAATAAACGAGAGCGCCTGGAAGATGAACCCGTAAGGCTACGGGCGCTGCCTCGAAAACAGATGGGCCTGAAAGGGCTGGGTTTCGAATACTCCGTCTTCCGCGCTGCGATGGTCACTATCGCGTTCAGGGCACCCTGCCGTGCCGTCAGCTTGGCTGAACAAAAGCGACACCGTGGGAGGTTAGCCAGCGGCCTGGCAATCCGGTTTGAACCCGGATGCACCGAAAGGTGCGGGGGTCGGCACCTCAACCTTCCGCTTTGGCTCACAGTCCACCTGGTGGGTGGAACTACCCTGATAAGGTAGACGGGCTGGGTTCAATTCCCAGGTGAGCTACGGGACCGTGGCCAAGTTGGTGAAGGCTCCTGTCTTATAAACAGGTAATGCGTGGGTTCAAACCCCACCGGTCCTACCATGCCTCTCTATGTCTCAAAAGAGTAGAGCAACCGACTTTTAATCGGAGGGTTCAGGGTTCGAGTCCCTGGGGAGGCACTGTGCGGCAGCTGACGTACTCAGACGGGAATCTTCTAAATTCCTAGGCAGGGTTAGACTCCCTGGTGCCGCGCCAAATGTAATAGCTAGCCCGTATGGACAAATAGGTTAAAGTCGCTGGCCTCTCAAGCCAGAGTTTCGGGGTTCGATTCCCCGTACGGGCACGCACCAGAGCTTGCGGGAGAGTACTCCGGGAAACCGGAAGCGCAGAAGATGCTCAGTAGACAAGCACCCATGGCCCCATGGACAAATTGGTTAAAGTCACCTGCCTTTCAAGCAGGAGTTTTCAGGGTTCAAGTCCCTGTGGGGTCACTGTGCTTCCGGTAGTGGACCTACCGCATTCCCTCCGAAGGAAAGCTGCTCGGTTCGATTCCGAGCGGAAGTGCCATGGCAGAATGGGCAAATGGTTAAGTCACGCGGCTGCAACCCGCGAGTTTCGGGTTCGATTCCCGGTTCTGCCTCTGGAGAAGCGTGGAGGCTATAGTCAGGTACTAGGGCAAGTCTCCTAAACGTGCTGGCAGGCGGAAAGCTGGGTGATGCCGAGAAGTAAGGCAGGTAAAACTGAACCACTTCTGGCGGAGAACCGCATTCTAGCTATAGCTTAAGAACGAGGCGACGCTACGCGCCTACTCCACCTTCTCTTTAAAATGCCCTCGCTGGCGGATTCAGCGCCGAGCCTCCTAAGCTTGGCTACCCGGTTCGACTCCGGGCGAGGGCACTTATTGCTTATCACTGTTGAGTTCACTTATGCGTGTGTGATAATATTTGCGGTGAATGCTCGTTTAAGCCTTCGCAAATCCTCACGCATAGTAAGAGAGAACGTAATGGGTACGCGTCTGAAGACGTACTGGTGGAACGAGCACCCTAATTTTGGTGATGCGCTTGCCCCGCTTTTGCTTAAGAGATTCGCGGGTACCGACAGCAAGTGGGACACCATCTGCCGAGCTGACGTTATCGTGACTGGCTCCATACTGGAGCACGTGCCGCCGCTTTGGAGTGGTCACGTAATAGGGGTAGGCCAGCTTTATGAAGACTCTCGCCTGCACCTGCACACGAAGACGGCAAAGGTATGGGCCATCCGAGGTCCCCTGTCGGCTCGTAGTGTTCCCGGAGACTATGCCCTGGGAGACCCCGGCTTGCTGGCTGACGAGCTCGTCTACGTTCATCACAGGGACGTAGCGCTAGGTGTGGTGCCACACTGGACAGATACCTCCCTCGCGAAGAATCCACTCTGGTACAGCCCGAACTGGCAGACGCTGGTAATTGACCCCGCTGGCGACCCGCTAGACGTTGTACGTTCGATTGGGCGCTGCCAGAAGATTGTGACAAGCTCCCTTCACGGCATGATTGTCGCAGATGCTTTTGGCATTCCGCGCCGCTATGAGCTTAATCCGGGTGCCAGTAAGTACGAAGGTGGCTTGTTCAAGTTTCGTGACTACAGTCAGTCAATAGGCGCTTCCTTTGAGCCGGGGAAGGTAATTGAAGCTTCACGATTCAAGGTGGAAGACCGTAAGCACGAATTGTACGACGCTTTCAAGGCGCTAGGGAGCACACTGTGAAGCTAATCCAGCAATTTTTCCGGTGGTTGCTAAGGCAGGTGCCTTTTTTCAGGCGAAAAGGTTATGGGATTAGCCTGCTGATGCCATTCAGGTCAGACGGTGCAGAACGTGAAGCCGCTTATCAGTGGCTAGTTAAGTACTGGAAAGCGCATTTGCCGTTCGCGCAGTTCATTACAGGTACTGATGACCAGGTTCCCTTTAGTAAGACTAGCGCTTTTAATGACGCGTTTAGCCGGTCAAAGGGTGACATTCTTGTCCTTATTGACGCTGACTGCTATATCGACGCTCAGATTGTGGTTAACTGCGCGGAGGAAATTCGCACGGCGCGCAAGGCAGGCCATAAGCTCTGGCATATTCCGTATCGTCAGTTCTACCGGCTTACTGACCTAGCCACTAGCCATGTTCTGGCGTCCAACCCCGCACACCCACTCCGGTTTTCAGCTTCTCCCAACCCTCGCGATACAGAAGACACGGGAAGTTCCAGTTTTGGTCACTGGTGGGGCGCGCTCATCCAGGTGATGCCTCGCGAAGCTTATGAACTTGTTGGTGGCTGTGACCCTCGTTTTCGCGGCTGGGGTGGTGAGGATGTCGCTTTCATGAGGGCTATTGACACGCTGTACGGTAAGCATAAGACTACTGATAATCAGGTTATTCATCTCTGGCATCCCACAATCAAGACCGTTCACAAGCTTAAGTTGTGGGATGGCCAGATTAGCCCACAGGATAATGTGACGCTCACCGGCCGGTACTACGCAGCTTTCGGAGACCCCCGTCGCATGCGACGGCTAGTTAACGAATACCAAGACGGTGAGCGTCCCAAGTAGGGCTGCTAGTACAGGACGCCGCCGACTAGCTTGTGCAGTTGGGTGATGGTGATGTCGAAGCCGTCAAGAGTGTCATACGGTGCCTTGCTGTCACCCAGTGCCATGAGCTGCATGGGGAACGAGCCGGGCGCGGAGAATCCTAGCGTCCACTCACCGATGTAGTCGCCATTCTCATTAGGCGTAGTAGCGATGGTCAGGGGGTCGCAGTCGCCCCAGGCATATCCAGCCGGGTCCTGAACCGGCTCAATGCCCGTACCGGGAGCGATGCGCACGTTGATGGTGCCGTGATATGAAGTGAACTGATAAGCAGCGCGAACCAGGTACGTACCCGGAACTACGTGAAGGGTGTAGCCATTCGGGTCCAGGGTTATGTCAGAACCGACATTGCCGCCCCAGTTCATGTAAGCGCCAGTGTCCTTGCCAACGGTTAGCCAGGTGCCATTCGGCATGGGAGTGCCGCTGGTGGGCATGAGCCAGCGTGCGCGGGACTTAGCAACGGGGCCTGTGGGTGTAGTCATTGCTCAATTTCCTTACTGCGAGTGTTTGAGATATCACTGTAAGGATACCGTTAATGGCGTTGTCCGATGCACGGTAAAATACGACTTTCCGCAATTAGTCGCTATACTCGGGAGGGTGAACCCTTAGCGAGAGGCGGCAGAATGACGAACAATATAACTGTCATCTGTGACCTTCACAACGGCGATGGAAGCTATAACAGCTCAGGTGGTTACCTCTACTTCACGCCTAATGAAGTACTTACGGATTCGTCTAGTCACGCACTACTATCGGCAGTCCCTATTGGCGCGCACTTCACTGGCGGCTCTGACCCTAGCGTATCTCTTGCGGCTACAGACAACACTAATATTCTTCCATCAGGCTGGACTTGGGTAGCAACTTCTAGTGCTAACCTGCAAGGTGCCCCCAGCTCTTTTTCGTTTTACCTGCCCGCAGGACCCGCCTCATTTACGGCACCTATGTCCACGCCAGCACAATTCGCCTGGACGCCTACTACCGAGCTGACAACATTGCCTAACGGTACAGGTATTCAGCTAACTGGAGGGTCACTACCGGGTGGATTCAGCGTCGCTACTACTTACTACGTAGTGCAGGCGTGGGGTACAGCATTCGGCCTTTCCACCATCCAGGGTGGTCCGGCTATAATCGCCACAAGTTCTGGTTCAGGCACACTGACTGTGGTAAGCATGCACATGTCGGCGCTGGCCAAGCTGGCACCTCCTTCCCCCTCCCTGGCTTACTTGCCTACGCTTACAGCTAACAGCACCGTGACGTCATCGGGTGCCCTTGTTGCTAACGTGCTTACCGAAGCGGACGCCACCAGTGGCGCGCTGACGATGACTTTTCCCGTTACCACGATTAACGGAACGCTAGTTAATGTCGAGAAGTATGACAGCAGTGCAAACTCTGTTACTCTTTCAGGCAGTATTCGCGGTCAGGCATCTTCCAGCTACTCGCTAACTAATCAGTATCAGGCTGTTACGCTGATTTACTTTAACGGTTCCTGGTGGCCGGTTGCCTCAGGCGGCAGTACTAGCGGGTCTAGCGCAGTTTTCGCGCCTACAGGACTGACTGGCGCTACTACGGCAAGCAGGTACGTAGGCGCAACCGCTAGCGGTGCGCCCGGTTCAGGCACGTTCGTAAAGGGCGACTTCATTGTTGACCAGACGGGCGCTTTCTGGGTATGCACTACAGCAGGCTCACCTGGTACCTGGACAGAAGTAGTGACTCCGGGAGCCGCAGCAGATTATGCTCCTACGGGATTGACTGGTGCTACATCGGCCAGCAGGTACGTAGGAGCTACTGCGAGTGGAGCACCCGGCTCGGGTACGTTCGTAACCGGAGACTTCGTTATAGACCAGACTGGCGCGTTTTGGATATGCACCACAGGAGGTTCGCCGGGAACGTGGACAGAAGTAGTTACTGGTAAAATTCCTGACATTCAATGGTTCACCACGCCAGGCACCGCTACCTGGAATAAGCCTACGGGTGCTCAGGTTGTTCAAGTAGTTGTGTGCGGCGGGGGCGGTGCCGGAGGTAGTGGCGCTATAAATACCGCAAGTACTCCTAGTGGTGGTAATGGAGGCGCAGGTGGTGGTGTAACTCAGCGCGTATTTACAGCCGCAGACCTCACCTCTATGGTTACAGTAACCGTAGGTGCAGGCGGGACTGGCGCAGCGGCTATAACCGGAACTAGTTCTACCGTAGGTAATCCGACTGGTTCTTCTTATCCGGCAGGTGTAGGCGGTTCTTCCTCATTTGGGGCCTATACTATCGCTACGGGTGGCGGTCAAGGACACGGCGGCGGCATATCAAGTGCTAACGGTCTTGCTACGGTAATAGGCGTAGGTACCGTGCCTGGCGGTGCCGGAGCATTTAGCACTACTTCTGGTGCCGGACTTGATTCTGTTATAGCCGGAGGTCCTACTGGCGGTGGAGGAGGTGGTTACTGTAACGTAGGTACCACTACCGCGTTTAACGGTGGTAACGGTCAATACACCGCTATGGGTTCTTCTTCAAATATCGGTACTGCGGGTACTGTAGCGGGTCCTGTATTGCCGGGTACGGGTTCGTCAACTCCTGCGAAGGGCACGCCAGGCTGCGGTGGAGGTGGCGGCGCAGGTGCTTATGGCGCAGGTGTTACTGCTCAAACCGGAGCCACACCTTATTTCGGTGGAGGTGGCGGAGGCGGTGGTGCGGCTGGCGGTTCGGGTACACTTACATCAGGGGCCGGTGGCAGTGGTGGTTCTGGTTTCGTGCTCGTGATAAGTTACTTCCAGTAAACGAACGATAGGAATAGTCATGACTACTCTTCAGGTTAGCCTCGGCCTTAGTGTCGCCGATGTCAGTCCTACAGCTGATGAAACAGTTACCGTTATTTCATTCGACCCGCAGACCAGCACTCCCGGTGATTCTTCGTCAGTTCCTTGCGTTAGCTTTAACGTTGCCGGAGATTATGCAGCAGCCGGGTCAGGAACTGCTACTACAGGCACGCTAACAGTGCTGGGTGAAGCTATTGACGTATCTCAGTCCGCTTCAGGACTAGCGTATACTTTCGTCGGTTCAGGTCACGCATACCTGCACACGGATGGTTACTGGCGAGGTTCCGTAGTATTCACTATCACCTACTCAAGTGGCGTAATCTACACCAAGGTATACCCGATAGTAACTAACGCCGCACCGCCGCTGACAGTGACGCTGTATTCCACTAGCTCTTCACCGGTGGTTTCTGGCGCTAACATCACGCGCCTTACGTAAGTGGAGCCGTGGGGAATCGAACCCCAGTCCTGCCTCCGGCCGCGTGCGGATTTAAGAGACAGTCGAACCCTTCCGGCCCCGCACCTTAGTTTATCACAACCGGTGCACTGTAAACGAAGTGGGCGAGTCCTTGACGATGGACGTTCCAGCGAACGGAAACTTATAAAGCTGCTGGAACGTCCCGGATGCGTGGGAGAAGGATGCCGCCGTGAATCCTGGCAGCGGTTGCCCAAAAGCCTCTGCAATTGCTTCTCCGCTATTCTCATGAGAACCGTACTCCGCATGTACGGTGTCGGTCCAGTGACGCGTAAGGTCGAATACCTGGAGAACGTAGTCGTCACCTGTGTGCGCTACGTAGAACTTCATGTGGTCACCGGCTTTTACGGTACCTGGAAGAGCATGAGCCTCAGCAGGCCACATCTCATACCAAGGACTGCACCCGCCGAAACCATTCAGTTCGCCACACTCAAGGCCGTCTTGCTGGATGCCGGGGTTGCCCTTGCCGAAGCCAGCCCAGAACGCTACAGCGCCGTTTGGGGGCCGTACAGTAGGCACTGTGAACTCAGCGAAAACCTTGGACGTGCTGACAGGCCAGGAGTAGCCCTCCCAGCCTGTCGGATTGAACATGCTTGCTGTTAGTGCTAGTCCGGGAATAATCATGTAACCAGTATATGACCTAGCGTAATCAGCTCGGGAAGAACGTAATCGCTAAGGCATGAAGTATTCCAGTACTTCATGAAGTCCCCGAACGCCCAAACGGGCAGTCCCAGCGCCTGGTGGCAGGCTATCTCAGATTTAGTGCCCATTGAGCGGGGCCAGTCAGGGCCTACAACGCACCCATCGCTGTTAGCGGCAATCCAAGCCCAGTCCAGTCCTAGAGTTCGCCTGCGGTCGAATCCGCGCGCTATAGCCTCATCCTCGTTACCCGCAAGGCCCTTGGCATCGAAGCCATACTTACGGTCCTCTTCAGCGGGGTTAAACACGTCCGTAACTAGCGGGATGCTGCGCAACGAAGCTGCGGCGGCGTCAAACCACGGGAAGTTAAACTCCGGAAGCCCTGCCATTTTATTGGCTAGATACATGCGCATCGTTACTTAACCTCAATAAGGCCGTTGGGGTGAATGACGAACACGGGGTGCTTCGCTGCCTTCCCGTACCGGATAGTTGTCCAAGTACCAGAACGCATTTGTTCTTGCGGTTGTTCCGGCGTGGCCACCAGCAGCCACGTAGCCCTGACGATGGCCATGTTCCGCTTCAGGTAAGGCTCAGGCGGACGCACGACACCAGATAGCCGGATGGCTTCCGCAGATATTAGCTTGTCATCGTCAGGTGGGTACGCTATTACACCTTCAGGCGGAAGGAAGTAGCGTATGGCGATAACGGCTTGCTCGTCAGCGCCAATACAGGCACCATGATGAAACCTAGCTGGCGCTATAGCCTGAACTATGCGTTGAAAGGTTTGCATCTGGTCTAGAGTCATGCCGTTACGACTGCCGGTGAATCCTAGGTTCACTTAACCTTCTTAGCCACGTTGAGGATTCTCTGGGCTTCGTGCCGTAGTGTCACGCTAGACGATGTGCGAACTACGAAATCAAGGTGCTCCCTGGCAGCTTCTCGCTCTACATGAGACCCTGTACGCATTAGTTCTGCTGCGTAACGCAGCTTCTCAAACTCTTCTTTCATTGCCATGACTACTCCTTGCAGTTACATGCACCTGGCTTGTAGTTGTTCTTGGACGCACAGAAAGCGTCATGACGGGTACGCTCCCAGTGCTCTGTGGCGGGATTGAACCACCAATTGTGCAGTGAAGGAGCCAGAAGTCCTGTAGCTATGTCTGATTGAGCTGCATAGGCATCCATCATCTTGTTATAGGCTTCCTCTACCGTTTCAGTTTCTGGCAAGGGAAACTCCTGAGGCGCTTCTTTTTGCTTAGCCTTGATGTTACGCCGCGTCAGGTCAATGGCTATCGCATTCCACATCACGGCAGCGCCATGGTCTTCACCATCCTCCACTACCATGAGAAACTTGAAGACGTGACGCAAGAACGCATCCTCATGATGCGCTAGGGATTCCTCGGTAGAAGACTTCTCGTGATTCCTGGCTCCGTACTTCTCAGCTCCGCGTGCATACAGCGCTGCCAAGCGTGTAATCATTTGTTCCTCATAGGGAACCCCTTTAGGGAACATAAGCGAGAACATCGGCTTGCCTGTGGTGTCGTCTCGACGCATGCCATCTTCATACTCGCTCATGGAGCCAGAATCGTGAGTTACGTAATCAGGCATCCTTCACCAGCTTAAGTTCCGCACCTTCATCAAGGTAGCCCCACGAATATTTCATGATTGCGTCTGGCGCATAAGGCGTAATGCGCCCTTTATGCAAAAGAAGTAGCGTGTATTTCCCTGATAGGTTCATTTGCTTAGCAGCACAATCAGCTACTGTTTGTGCTCGGTCACTGCCTGCGATTTGAACTGACGCTAGCTTCTCGGTGAAAATGTCTCCGCCTCCGGGCTTGTACTGAACATACACTGCGCGAACACCAACATCTTTGAAGCCTGTAGGAAGTTCTTGCTCTTTCTTGCGGTTATCTATCTCACGCTTAAGGTACCACGCGGCCTTTTCCAGGTCTTGCAGGACTGCGTCAGGGTCTTTCTTTCCAGCCCTGGAGATGTACTTGACGGTGTTACCAAGGCAGAAGCTCAGCTCCCACGCTTCAATTACCTTAATGGCTTCGTACGGATTGTCTTCGCCGCCGTAGTGGGCAGGGTGGTGCACAGATTCTGGCATGACTACTCCAACAACTAGAGCCTGCGGGGTATTCCGAGGGTACCATGAGCTTGTGAGTTCCTGGCGCGTGGCACACCCCTACCTCTCATGTGAGAGTTGTGGTGGTAGCATCCATGAGGGTGCATACCTCACAACGTCACCGAGCGGTGATGGCGTGCTGTGCTCTGACTGTGGAAGTGGAGAAAACTGCGTTGGTAAGTAACGGAAACCCGTTCACCATCACCGTGAGCGAGCCTGAGCCGATTTACCCCCCTGTCAAGGTCATCCTGCGGCACCCGCAGAATCACCCCTGGCACCTGACGGAGGCCGATGCCTTCGAGTTGTACGACCTGCTCGGGAAGATTCTCGCGGAACGCACACGTCCCGCTCACCTGTAAACTCGTAGGGACAGTGTCCGCACTTCCCTAGGAGTAGTATGACAGTCCCTCAGGAATGGCTTTCACGAGGCGTTAGCTACAACGTTAACCGTCCTGCTCAGACTATCTGGGATGACGGAATGGCTATAGGCGTGGTTCCCAGTTTCGTAGAGTGCTACCTGGAGAACGTGCCTTTCAGTGATTTCGAGAAGACGGTGTTCGAGCAAACAGGGTCAGGCAGGGTGCATGAATTCTTGCCGGACGGCTGTTACGGTGAATACCGGCTTTACACGCACTGGGGTACCGTGAACCTCGAATGGACGCGGTTGTACTTGACTGGGCACTGGATTGAAGAGTTCCTTACTGAGATAGGTAACCGGCGTGCCCGTCAAGAAGCTTTCTGACCTGGATGTGGAGCATATTCGCCTGCTTAAAAGGATTGGCTACAGTCAGGCGTCCATAGCTCGTGCCTTTAACGTGTCTGAATCCGCTATCAGCCTTATCATTAACGAGAAGGTTCACAAGAAGCGGGTGAAGTAAATGGGTTCCTGGTTTGAGGCTAAGAGAGACGGAAATTGCGGTAAGTGCGGTGCGCCTGTAGTTACCGGCGAGCCTATGTACGCTGTGCGCAAAGGCATGTACGTGTGCCAGCAGTGCGGTCAGATAGCTGAAGAACTGCCGCCTGACAGTGGTCCGATGGTTACCTCAGTGCTGTCGAACCTGGACGAGTTTCCTCCTGAAGTGCGCGAGGGTTCTCTAGCGCAGTCGATGCTGTACATGGCTCGGCAGCTAGACATGGGTGAAGTCGCCGCGCGAGACGTTGCTCCCTTCATCAAGGAAATAAGGCAGAGCTACATGCAGTTGAGGGCTTTGTACCCGCCTGCGGGCGACGAAGACGAGACCGACGTGATGGCGAAGCGCCGAGAGGAACGGTTCAGGTATGACGAAGACCGTGACCGATAGTAAGCTAGAACCTGAGCCCCTCAAGACGTATTACATACTGAGCATGATTAAAGCCACTTCAATGCTGGAAGCCAGGAACCTGGCTAGCGTTATGCTGCGTGCAGGGTACGCAGACAAGATTCAGGCAATCCGGGAGGCAAAGTGAACACGCCAAGCAACATGATGCAGAAGTACAACGTTAGTGAGGAGTCCTGGAAGCTGGGCTTGTGGGGTCGTCGCGTCCCTGGCTTCGGTTACTACGGCGCGCTCACTCCCCCGTTCACGGGACTGCACGTAGAGGTCAACTCTGAACTCGCATACCGGATGGCGGACAACCATCCTCGACCACAGCGCGCACGAGAGCTGATGGCGGACATCGAACGCACCAACATCGGCAAGTTCCCGTGGCAAGAGGTGCGCATCGCCATGGCAGCTGCCTAGGAATACCCGGCTCTGAAGGAGTGTTAACCTCTTCATGGACGATGCTCGTAGCCTAGAGCTAACCGCGCTACGCGACAAGCGGCTAGAAGTGTGGCGCACGCTCAAGGATACGCTGGACAGCTTTCAGACGCGCGTCGGTACCATAGATTCTTACGAGGTAAGTACTTATCAGAACATGCATGAGTACCTAGGCTATCTGGACAAGCAGATTCTAATGCTGCACAGCATTCCGTCTCACACCATGGGACCTGCTTACACGAATACATACGCTAGTGACCTGGTAGACACAGACCCCGTGCCTAGCGGAATCAACCCTCCGTTGTGTGCTGACCCTGCCTGGAATGCTATGTATTTCGGAGGCGGTGGTACACGGATAAGCGGACCTAACAGGACTGTATGGCAGCCTAAAGCACCGCCTTTTGTGTACACGGGACCTGTTCCTAGTGGTGGCCCTGTAGAAGATGGTCCTCATGTACGCTATCGCAAGCTTGTAGCAGAACGCGAGCGCATGATTTTTGCGTTTTGCTCAGACATTAAACACGGTCGGCCTGAGCAACCAGGGCTTAGTGACGCCATTACGCAGGCTGATAAAGAAATTGAACAGCTATGCGAACAACTAGGCTACGAGTACTTGCAATGGACGTGTCAATGGAGTGAGTACGCTGACCCTGAGATTAGGTATCAGCCCCCACCACCTAAGCCACGCGAGATTGTCGATAAGCTTTTCACGGAAATAACGGGCCTCAATCCAGAAGACACCTATGATGGCTGGAGAGAGGCATTTATGAAAACGGGGCTAGTGTCAGCCCTAGAGCACATGAAGGAGCACGTGCGATGAAAATCCCTGGAAAAGCGGGCTGGCGGGGCTGGATAGCAGTGGGGTTGGTAGTGGCGGCAGCAGAAGCTCTTGACCACACTACTATGAGCGAAGTATTTACTGACTGGTCTCGCACGCCTGTAGGTTGCGTAATAAGTGTGGTCTCCTGGACCACGCTTACCGCTCACTTGTTCGGGCTTATCCCTGAGCAGTATGACCCTATAGTTTTGTTCGCGGAATATAGCAAGATTCCTCACCGCACTCGCATTACGATTAAGGCGATTAATTAATGCCCGTAGGTAGACCCTGGACAGACGAAGAAGTCCAGATAATTAAAGACAACCCTAGCGTTGAAACATCTGTCCTGGCAGATAAACTCGGACGAACTAAAAGTGCTATTGAGGCTAGACGCTGGAAAATTGCCCCGTCTACTAGACGCGGCAAGGGAATGGCCTGGATGCCTGACGATATTGCTTTCGTCAGGGAATACAGGGGGGAAAGCACAAAGCTGCTAGCAGAGATGCTAAGTCGTTCACCGCACGCTATTGCGCAGCTAAAGACTAAATTCAACAAGGAAGAGAACACCACGCCCGAACTAGCGGATTTGGACTTGCGTCCGACAGGCTGGTACGAAGATACTATTGGCATCTTGCTTCTCAGCTTTCCTGATGTCATGGCAACATGGAGGCACTTCCACAAGTATGTTAAAGTCGAGTACGTAGAGACCCAGAAGACAGGCTGGGTTACAGTTAAGTGCTACCGTGAATCCGATTGTGCTATGACTGAGGAGGAATTCCTTGAGCTACCGTATTCCTGAGGGTAGCCGTAACGGGGAATGGCGAATTAACCATCAGTACAAGGCTATCTGGTGGCAGCTTGAAGCCTCTGATGTGGACCCTGAACTCTGGTACTGGAAACTGCTCAAGGGTGACGAGCCAGTTAATGGCGGGATGGCACCCTCAGTAGACCGGTGCAAGGGAGAAGCTAACTGGGCATTCAATCGCATCATTGAAGGTACTTTCTGCGCCATAGAGCATTTTGACACGGAACTAGGACGTACTGTGACGAGGCTTAAGAGGCCCGATGTTCAGTAAGCCTGACAAGTATGCTCTTAGCGACGAGCAGTGGGAGCTTGTACTGTACTACGCCAAGCTCGGCATAGAAGGTTGTTCGTATTGTGACCCAGACGCGCATCCTATAGCGCGCGGAGCTGTCAGGAAGTTCGAAGAATGGCTATTGCGTCAACGGTATCGCAAGTAGTGGTAAGATTCAGGCTATGGAATTCCCAAAGGCCCTTACCACCGAAGCTTACCGTGTGCCTGCGGCAGGCTTGCTTCCTCATCGCCAGCTAATCCGGTACGTCCGTGACGGCAAGATTCACGTTGTCCGCGTAATGGCTCGTCCCGAGCAAGTACAGAGCATGGCAAAGGCAGGAACGTACACCCGAATCATGACCGATGCAGGCTGGACCGACTTTGAATCTGGCGAAATGGTTGGTCAGCTAATAACTGACGAAGGTATCGAAACTCCCTTTAGTACAGACATTCCGCGCAACCTTAAGTAAAATGGGGGCGTGGCCAGCCCCTATTACGACGAAGAGCTTATCGACCTGCCTGATGGCACAACCATAGGTGTCGATGAGCTTATTGGTGCGCAACGGCCCAGACTGTGGACAGTACCTCCGCGTCATCGCGTAAAGCAAGACGGTTGCCGTGCATGTGCTAATCCTAACTACCCTACGCTGGGCTGCGGTGATTATGTTTCCCGCGATATGCTCGACTGGAGCCGGGGCATTGGATACGAACTTGACGACTGGCAAGAATGGTGCATAACTGAGGCTAACGGTGTTAAGCCTAACGGTAAGTGGGCTGCCATGGAAGCGTGCGTTATCTGCACGCGACAGAATGGCAAGGGCACCATTCTTGAAGTACGGGAGCTAGCAGGGCTCTTCGTACTTAAAGAAGAGATGATTATCCACACGGCTCACGAATTCAAGACTTCCCGTGTGCATTTCGAGCGCGTGCGGCGCACGATTGAAGGTAATGCCAGCCTTTCCCGCCGTGTTAGAGAGGTTCGTACTTCACACGGCGAAGAGGGCATCAAGCTAATACGTCGTCGTACTCTCATCATGGGGTCTGACAAGAAATACGTTTACCGTGACGTTGCTCCTGAACTGAAGTTCCTGGCGCGTTCTCGTTCAGCCGGTCGTGGTTTTACCTGCAACTGCCTTGTGTACGACGAGGCAATGATTCTCACTGAAGAGCAAGTAGAAGCCTCTGTGCCTACTATGTCTTCGGTTCCTAACTCGCAGATGTTCTACATGGGGTCTTCCGGCATGAAGGACTCCTACCAGCTAGCTAAGATTCACCGTCGTATTGAGCACGACGAGAAGTCATTGTTCGGTGCAGACTGGAGTATTGACCCTCACCTTGCAACGTGCCCGCGAGATGAGCAGCGAGGTCGCAAGGCTAACCACTACATCGTGTGTAACCGTCATGATGACCGCGACGACCCGCGTAACTGGGCTAAGGCTAATCCGGCTTTCGGCAAGCGGCTTAGTTATGACTTCACGAACAACGTTGAGTTCAAGGGCATGGCTCCTGTCGGTTTTGACCGAGAACGCCTAGGCGTTGGAGAATGGCCTGTAGCTGAGTCTCCCTGGCTCGTGATAAGTGAAGACTCCTGGCGTGAGCGTACTTGCACCGAGCCTGGCGGTGCCACCAAGCCTATCGTGTTCGGCCTGGACGTAGAGCCGGACGGTAACGCCGCCACGATTACTGCTGCTTGGCTCATGAAGGACGGACGCAAGGAAGTCACGGTCATCGAAATGCCCGCTGACTGCTACCGGCAGGGAACTGCGTGGGCTATTCCGCGTCTTAAGGAGCTAATTAAGGCTCACCGTCCAGCGGCAATCGTAATTCCGTCAACCGGTGCCGCTGCGGACCTCAAGGACGAGGCTATTGCTAACGGCATAGACGTAATGGTGGCAGGACCTACGCATGAAGCCGCTGCATTTGCTCACTTCCGTAACTCTGTGAAGGAAAAGCAGCTAGCTCACCTAGGAGAAAACAGCCCAAACGGTTCCGCTATCTGGAAAGCCATGGGCAGTGCTGACACGCGCACGACTGGCGACGGTGGTAAAGCCTGGTCGCGCACTAATAGCAATTGTGATATTTCTCCGGTAACTTCCGCAACTTTGGCTGCGTGGGGCTTGCACCAGAAGCGCCGTAGTTATGATGTGATGAAGTCTATTGCGTAAATCTCTGGTTGATGTGCGAGTAACGAGTAGCAGCACTCGGTTTCACCCGGCATATGTCAAGTATGCAGTCGGGAAGCAGAAGGCACATGGACCGGCTACTGACCAGAGCATTTAGAATAGCGATAATAGGGAAAGGGCACAAAAAGCATGTCGCAACTATGGATGGACGCCACTCACGATGACAAAGGACCGGCTGAAGGAAATGAGCACTGGTACCTTCAGCAGCGTACTCACGAAGCAGCATTGTGCTGCGAGCGCGTTGCACAGTCTGAAACGTTGCTAGGTTATGCAGACTCAGCGCAAACTTACATGGACCTGGCCGCTGAAATCCGGGAAGCCGGAGCCTGGTGGCTAAGCTTGCGCAGTGATGTAGAAAGGTACCACGGAATGTTCGTGCCCGCACCGTTGAGAGGAGCAGTGGCTTAATGACGACTACAGTAGCCGAAATCCAGGAGAAGGTGGTTCAGGCTAACCCTAAGCGGGTTGCCGCCACAACAGCGCTAGGCGCGCTATCAGTAATCGGCTGGATAATCGGGGTAATTTCCGTAAGTGCCCTCAAGGCTGTAACAACTGTCGGCTGGTGCGTCGGCATTGTAGCCCGGATTGCCATTAACTGCTGGACTGCGCTAGCGTACGGATTCTGCAAGGGCGCAGGAATAAAGAGCATCAGGAAAGCAGATTTGCAGGCTCCGGCAGGCCCTCCGCACATGATTCCCCCTAATAGTTCACCCGGAACCTTCCCCGGAACCTTTATTCAGTAGTAAAATGCCTGTACTCTGATATGCATGGGCTATCTAGAAAACCTCCGGAGCTTCCGGGACGAAGAGCAGCGCGTCATTGGTGGCGTGCCGTGGCGTCCTTGGGATAATCCGTACTGGCGTTTTGACGCTGGTGGCCCAGTTCACCCTACCCGGCAGTTTTACGGTGTAGACGATGCAATGGGCCTCCCGGCTCTTTACTCTGCTGTTAAGCTGCTGTCTGACAATGCCGCCAGCCTTCCCATTCGGGTGTACCAGAATTACCGTGACAATAACGGTGACTGGCGGCATTCCCGCTGGATGGGACCGACCCTGTTTGACCATCCCTCTCAAGTAGGCACGCCGTTTGACTGGATTGCGACTTGCATGGTGTCGTTGCTGCTCCAGGGTAATGCGTGGGGCTTCATCACGAACAGGGACGATTACGAATACCCCACAGGTATTGAGTGGATACCGCCTGACGACATTTACGTTGAAGACGATGAGCAACAGCCCTGGAATCCTCTTCGCGCTCGCGTTTTCCTGTACGGACGGCAAGTTGACGACTGGCAGCATGAGCTATTCCACCTTAAGGCTGTCCCTCTTCCCGGTCGTATTGAAGGCATTTCACCTCTGCGTGCATTCGCGGACACTATCTTGACCGGAAAGATGACGCAGAAGTACGGCACTGACTGGTTCATGGGTGGCGGTTTTCCTCCTGGCGTGTTCAAGAACTCTGAAATTGAGATTGACAAGGCCCAGGCAGACGAAGTTCGTGACCAGCTCGTACGTACGCAGCGTCGTCGTGAGCCTCTTGTGGTTGGCCGGGACTGGGATTACAAGCCCATTACCGTTCCGCCTAACGAAGCTCAGTTCATTGAGGCCATGCAACTTTCGGCTACGCAAATAGCTGCCGTGTACGGCGTTCCTGCGGCACGTGTAGGAGGACTTCCGGCTGGTGGACTGCACTACAGTAGCCAGGCACAGGATGCGTTGCAGATTATTGAGTCGCTGCGACCGTGGCTAAAGCGCATGGAATTCTCGTTCTTTGACTGCTTGCCCAAGAAGCGCTTCACGAAATTCTACACTGACGCATTGCTGGACACTGACCCGAAGACGCGCATGGAAATGTACGTTCAGGAACGTCAGGTTGGCGTGCGTACTGCTGACGAGATTCGTGAGCTAATGGACTTGCCGCCACTGCCGAAGAAGATTGGTGAAGAGGCATTGCCGCTTGCCTTGATGCAGGAGATGGCAGCTCGTGCGGGCGTCATTCCGAAGTCAATCTTGAGTTCCGTGGAATTCGAAATGGACATTGCGGCAGCGCGCCTTGAGCAATATGCCAAGGAGCACCCGAACCTCATGCAGCCAAAACCACCTCAAGTACAAGATGCGGGCTCGTACTATGCGAGCCTTGTAAGCGCCACCAACCGGGGTAGTGCAGAGGCTGAAGCACAGCTAAGTCGTATATCAGAACGTGCTGTAATACTGGATAAGCACCCTGAATACGTAGGCCCGTGGATTCCGGAGGACCCACTAATAGCGTCACGTAAGCAGAGCAAGGTTAAGGACCTTGTACTAGACCGTATCGGATAGCACGTAAAATGAGTATTGTCCAGTTGTCTTGTATAACCTACTATTATGATGAAGAGGGTCAGCAGAACCCTGTCTGGCAGCCTAAGGAAAGGGTCAGTTAAATGGCTGTTCTTGGTACCCAGGAAGAGAACAACCTTCCTGACTCCGCTTTTGCTTTCATTGAGCCAGGCGGTCGCAAGGATTCAAGTGGTAAGACCACTCCTCGCAGCCTCCGTCATTTCCCTGTACACGATGAAGCACACGCACGTAACGCTCTTTCCCGGGCTCCTCAGTCCCCGTACGGCAAGAAGGCCATGCCGAAGATTCTTGCGGCATGCCGTAAGTACGGGGTTACGGTTGACGGACACTCACGGGCGATGTTCGGTGACGACATCAGCGACTACTCAGGTGCGCCTGAGCGCCGGTTCGTTCAGTTCCCGCCTGAGATTCGTTCTTCGGCTGCATTCGGTGACCCGAACGCGAAGCACATTTACGGTTATGCGAGTGTCTTCAACAAGATGTCCCGCAAGCTGGGCGGCTTCCACGAGCAGGTTCGCTCTACTGCTTTCGATGAGTCCAAGGCTAGCGGCTGGCCGAACGTGGTCTGCCGTTACAACCACAAGGACGACCAGCTTCTGGGCACCACGCATGCGAGGACCCTTGAGCTGCACATTGACGGACAGGGCCTGCTGTACGACGTTATCCCGCCGAACTCTCGCGCGGATGTCCTTGAGTATGTTCAGCGTGGAGACGTTCGCCACAGCTCCTTCGCATTCCGGGTTTACCCCGGTGGTGACGAATGGGGCCTAAGCGAGTACAACTACCCGCTGCGTACCCTGCACTCCGTTGAGCTGGTGGACGTTGCACCGGTTCTTGACCCGGCTTACCCCGACGCAACAGCTGGTTCTCGCTCCATGATGCAGGAGCGCGCAATGTCTGGTGCTCTTGAGTCCCTGGCTCAGTGGGTACAGGCTGATGCCGAGGAAGTTCGCTACTACCTGGATGAGGGACGTGCAATTGAGTTCTTCAAGCGCACTGACCGCATCATGGGACCGAAGATTAGCAAGACGGACGCTGCTAGCGCATCTCGCGCTTCCAAGCCTCGTCTATCTGGTGCTCAGGCAATGCTTGCAGCCATGGAGAACATGCGCGACCCGTTCGCGGATGAGGACTTCTCCTAATAACTACTAACCTCTGATAGGCTAGGTTACGGTAAAACGTAACCTAGCCTATGGAGTTTAAGATGCCTAATGTCGGTCTCGGTATTCAAACAGTAACGCAGACGGCTACTATTACGTCTACGTCAATAATCGACCTAGATATTCCGTCTGGCACGGCAGTTATATCATCCGGAATTCAGGTTGCAGGATTTGGGAATGCTCTCATGACAGCAGACGGTCCTCACCCTACCGATGACACTAAGTGGCGGTTCCAGGCTTCTGTGGCGGAGCAGAGCGGAGGCAACGGATACAGCGTTAGCGTGACATGCTGGATGATTGTCGCTAACGACACAGGGTACTAAGTGATTTGCTCATGAGGCCGCTAGTATCAGTCATAACTCCAACCTGGCAGCGTCACGATGTGCTGCTGCATAAGTGCGTGCCTACAGTTCAGGCGCAACAAGTGCCTCATGAGCACATCATTATTTCAGACGGTCCTGATACTGCACTAAGTCAGTACGGATGGCCTGCTAGTGTCCGCTACGCAGAATTGCCACGGCATGACTACGAAAAGCACTGGGGGCACCATGCGCGTCCTTATGGCCTAAGTATGGCACGCGGAGATTTCATTGCTTACCTGGATGACGATGACCTGTGGGAGCCTGACCATCTTCAGGTGCTGCTATCTGCTCTTCTAGAAGATGAGGAAGCGCAATTTGCTTACACACGTGCAGAAGTGCACATGACTAAAGGTACCGTACGGATAGGCGACGGTTCTCCCGCGCATGGTCGCGTGCAGACATCTATGCTCATGCATCGCCGTGACCTGCTTAACGTAGCCTCTTGGGGGCCAGCTCACCCTGCGGAAGACTGGGAACTAGTTCTATCGTGGCTTAAGGCTGACGTTAAGTACCTATCTATCGACGCTCTTACAGTTCACTATTACCCGTCAGTGCCTATTGACCCGGAAAAGCGCATACCGGTAACACTCCCTCCGCCAGAACTTTAGAAAAATCTGTGTAGTTTTTCATTTAGGGGTTGTCAATACCCAGTAGCTAGGTACTATGGATAGTGAAATGCCGTGGCCGTAAAAGCCGGAGCCGGTGCCAGCAATTAAACCTAGAAAGGTTAAGCTAGTGGCATCTGAAGTCGCAAAGAGGCTTCGTGACCGGCGCTTGAACGTCTGGAACGAGGCCAAGGGCATTGCAGAGAGCGCTGCTGATGAGAACCGCTCCTTTACCCCGGATGAGCAGGGTAAGTGGGAGGCTCTTCAGGAAGAGCTTGGCAACATTGACACTCGCCTCAAGGCCGTTCTCGACACCGAGAAGCGCGCCAAGGAAGCTGACGACGCTTACGACGAGCTGAGTGGCCGTAAGGCTGAGCGCAGCGTGCAGCAGGCGGGTGGTCCTCAGTACGTTGAGGAGCTGCGCCGTTGGGCACGCGGCGAAGAGGGCAGCAAGTCTGTCTTCGAAGTTCGCCGTCAGGCACCGGGACCGGTTAACTACCGTGTTCTGACCACGGCAGGCGCTGGTTCCGGAACTAACGCTTCCGGTATCATCCCGACTGACTTCTACGACCAGCTCATCGCGTACCTGATTGAAGTTTCCGGCATCATGCAGTGTGGGCCCACGGTCCTTAACACTGGCGGTGGCGAGACTCTCCAGATTCCGAAGGCCCTGACTCACACCACGGCAACGTCCGCTGGCCAGAACGCAAGCCTTCCGACCGCTGACCCGACCTTCACGCTCACCACCCTTGGTGCGCAGAAGTTCGGTGTCCTGATTCAGGTCGCTCGCGAACTGATTGACGACACTGCGGTTGACCTGCTCGGCTACCTCGCAATGAGTGCTGGCCGTGCGCTGGGTAACTCCTTCGGTACCTCCCTGGTTAACGGCACCAACGGCATCTCCGGTGGCCTTACGTCCCTCGCGGGCGCAACCCCGGCTGTCACTGGTGGCCTGACCTCTGCTATCTCCGGTAACGGCGTGGCAACCGGTGGCGCAACATACGCCAACCTGGTTGACATGGAGTACTCGGTTATCGCTCCCTACCGTCAGTCCCGTAGCTGCTACTGGCTCGCTGCTGACAAGACTGTTGGTTCCTTCCGCAAGCTGACCGACAACAACGGTCGCCCTGTCTGGGAGCCTTCCGCAGTCCTCGGTGCGCCGGACCTGCTTCTGGGCAAGCCGCTAGTTGCAGACCCGTACATGCCTGCAATCGGCACAAGCGCGCTGTCCATCGCGTTCGGTGACTTCGCTCAGTACTTCATCCGCCTTGTCGGTGGAGTTCGATTCGAGCGTAGCGACGACTTCGCATTCGGGTCTGACCTGGTGACCTTCCGTGCACTACTCCGTGGTGACGGTACACTGGTAGACACCAACGCAATCAAGATGTTCAAGGGCGGCGCAAGCTAACCTGCTGGACCTTGAGAAAAAGGCCGGTAGCCGGTATCGGCTGCCGGTCTTTTTCATTCGTCACGAACTAGGAGATAAAATGAGCGACGAACGCTCGGTCTGGATTAAGCTCATCGGCCAGCGTACTGGCTCTCGTTATGATGGCCGCGACTGGCCTGCGCCGGGAGTTCCGTTTGAGGTCCCGGAATGGGAGGGTACTGCTCTCACTAAAATCAAGGATGCTATCTACACTTCTGACGAAGAAGTGGCGGACATTTCTCAGCCGAAGGTTGATTCCGACGTAGTGCCGCTGGAAGAGCCAGTTGAGCGTGAGTATCACGGTGGCGAGCCTGTTTCTTCTCCGAAGGTAGATGAAGAGGTAGCTCCCGTTGAGGAAAACCTTGAAGTAGCTGAGGAGCCTACTGAGGAAGTTGCGGTTGAGGAAGACACAGCAGAAGAGGCTCCCAAGCCTCCGGCCCCTTACGCTTCCAAGGCCGACTGGGTGAATTACGCAGTAAATCAGGGACATAACGCAGACGACGCGTCATCTTTGACGAAGTCAGACCTACAGAGCCGCTATGGTGGACGCCTTTAATGGCTTACACTGAATAAGACGGCACCGTAACGAAAGGTGTAATAAAAATGGCTGTTAACCCTAAGGAAGGTCAGGCCCTGGCTTCGACCACGGTGCCTGCCCGTGAGCAGATGGTTGGCCGTGCTGGTCGCGCTGGCGGCGAGGACGTAACCAACGAGCCGGGTCAGTACCCGGCTGACCTATTCGGCGTGGCCCTGCCTCAGGGTACCGGTGCTCCCGGTACTGCTGGGTCTAGCCCGACCGATGTAGCAGCAGATGCCACCAACATGCCCGGTCAGCTTGACGAAGACTTCTCAGGTCTTGGTCCGAATGACACGGCTGAAACTGGCTCGCCTGGCACGCAGGGCGTAGTTAACGCTTCTGGTGGCGACACTGTTACCTACACTCCTCCCGGTTACCTTGATGGCGGACCTTTCCGTGAGGCAACTGCACAGGGTCACGTGGATGGCATGGGCGACTGGTCCCAGGCCAATACTGACGGCTATGCGGGTGGACCCACCCTTCCCGGTCTTGAGGGCAACCGCCCGACGAGCACCGGTGCAGGCTCTGGCCGTACCCTGCGTGGCGGACGTGCGGTAAAGCCGTAAGGCTTAGCCGATGAAGGATTTGTCAAGCGTGCCCTGGGCATCGATGCCGGTTTACGGTAGCCCGCGTGCCCAGAGCAGCTTGATGAAAGACGACATTCTCGGAGCAGGCACGCCGCCAGAAGACCCGAGCGAGGATGTTGTCCCTGACGGTACCGATGATGATGCCGTTCCTGATGACACACCAGGAACTTCTGAACCGGAAAGTGACGAGCAGCCTTAAAGGAGGCGAACGCAAGTGGAAGACCTTAGCCACATGCCCCTGGCCAAGCACGCGCTTGTCGCTGGAAGCTCAATGGCAGCGGGTAACACCGTTAACACAACTGCGGAGAAGTACGCTATGACTTCACCCGGCAGTGCGCCTGTAGACCCTTTGCCTGCCAAGGAAGAGCTAGACGACCCGAATATCGAAGACAGTCCTATGGACAAGGACCCGCGCGCAACAGTGATGGAGCGTGCTGGACGAGGCAGTGACTACTCCGCGCCTACACTGGAATGGAAGGAATGCGCCAATGGCTAGCAACTGGGGTCCTACCGAGCACCCGGTAGAGCATGACCACGTAGAAGACGGCCCGGATGTTTACATGGGCACGCCGGACGACGAGCTTAACAAGTACAAGTACGACGAGACTGACGGTCGTGAGACTGGCGGTGCAGGCGTATGGAAGAAGGTTGACCACTGCTCAGGTGAGGCTGGCGCTAATGGGACTGCAACTAGCGGATTCCCTGACGGCCCCGGTCCTTGGAAGCAGACCTAGGTCTAAAGAGCCTGATGCCCCGTGAGTATAGAAGCTACAGCGAGGGCACTAGCGCGCATAGAGGGCACGAGCTTTGCGCATCGTTGCCGTAATGGCAGTATGCGCAATGAAATAGTGACCTTCGCATCCAGTAACGTCGGGTGGGTTCTCCTGCCTCGCACCCAGTATTCAGTGCCGTCAATCGAATGCCCAGGCTGTCACAACGTGGCGGTCTGGGTAGACGAAACTAGCGCATGGCGCGTACTGGCGGAGGGATTCCTCCAGTAATGAGCCGCTTCCAGGACCACTTTCGGCCAACCATATTTGGCTTGGCTGACGGAATGATGTCCCTCCTGGGAGTAATACTTTACCTGCTAGGACATCAAGACCTCATATTCCTGACTGCTGTATCCGGAGCTATAACTTCAGCTCTGTCGATGGGCGGCAGTGAATTCTTGTCGGATAGTGATAATGGCCTTAGAGCCTCTGCAATCATGGGCGGTGCCACCGGCATCGGGGCAATACTGCCCGCTCTCCCGTTCGCTTTCATGCACGGAACACCCGCGTTTGTGCTAATGATTGCCATTTCATTCGTAATTGCCGTAGGCGTAGGGTGCATACGAGCTAAGGCTAGGGGCAAGAAGATAACGGTATTTACTGTCGGCAGTACTGTATTGCTGTTTGCCATTATCATAGCTGTAGGAAGCTTGGTCACCGTGTTCCTTCCTGGAGGCGCTGGTTAAAATGTCCCCTTGGCGTGCAGGCTACGGGTCCGCATCTAAAGTTCATATCCGGATACGCAAGGAAAGCGCCTACTGGGTGTGGAGAGTGGTGGTTAACGCAAACGACCACTGCGGGGACATCGGAGCATCGGGTGAACGCCTTACGTGGGCTGAGGCTTTTTCAGCAGCAAGGGAAGAGTGCATGTGGTGGGTGCGGTAGACTGTCCGCATGCGAATACTGGCCATTCATGACAGCTCAGGCTGTGCTTGGTATCGAATCATCCAGCCTCTGCTAGAATTTCGTAAGCACGGATATGACGTTACCTTCGTTACTGCTCACAACGAGTGCACGCCTTACGACGAGAAACAGGGTTTTGAGCTGACCCGGAACTTCTCAGGCTTTGACCTGGTAGTAGGGCAGCGAGTCAACAAGTACGACGGTCTTAGCGTGTGGCGCAGGGGACGCACCCCGTTCAGCCGCCTGGTTTACGAGAATGACGACGACCTGTTCAACGTGACGCAGGAAAACTGGCAGGCGTTCCAGCACTACCAGCGCACAGACGTGCGTGAAGCTGTTATCGCGGCATGTGAGGTTTCAGACCTCGTCACAGTGTCTACCGACCGCCTTAAGGCGATTCACGATGAGTTCAACCCGAACACCATCGTGCTGCAAAATCTTATCCCGGCATATGTCCTCAATCAGGTGCGTACTGAACGCAAGCGTCCCAGGGTTGGCTGGGTAGGTGGTGCCTCGCACGGGCGCGACGTGCATCTTGCGACGCCTTCTGTGAGGCGATTCCTGAAGCGCTTTCCGGAGTGGGACCTTTACCTCGGTGGCGTGGACTTCCGGCCTAGCTTTAAGGTTGCACGGGACCGCGCGTTCCATGAGCCGTGGATTAAGGTAACCGACAAGCCCGGCGCGTATTACGAGAGCATCGACTTTGACATCGGCATCTGCCCGCTGATTGACACAGAATTCGCCAAGTCCAAGAGCTACATCAAGGCACTGGAGTACATGGCACGCGGCATTCCCGTGGTAGCCAGTGACTGCGCCCCCTATAACGAGATAGTGGTACATGGCGAGAATGGCTTCCTGGTAAGGCGTGACCATGAATGGCTGGAAACCCTTTCCACCTTGGCGGGCGATAGTGACTTGCGGCACAAGATGGGCGAGGCGGGCAAGGCTACTGCTGCTGAGCACACTATCGATGAGCACTGGACTCGGTGGGAACAGGCATACAGTAAGCTGTATCCAGCCAACTGGACTTTCGGAAGAAATGTGTAAACCTGTGAGTGAGAGTACGTCACCCCTGTTCTCGTGCTTCCTGCTGTCCCACAATAAGGGACCATATGCCGTTCAAGCTATTCAGAGCGTGCTCAACCAGACGTTTCAGGACTGGGAGTGCTGGATTATCGAGAACAGCACGGACACTACGACGCGTCCTCTGCTCAAGCAGCGCATGCCTGAAATCCTTACGGACCCTCGTTTTCACTATGAGGAGCTGACAGTTCCCCAGAACATCCGGGAAACCAAGTACGTGCCTTCATGGCTCCTGAACGTCTACCACCCTGAGGCTAACGGCAAGTGGATTTTCTACCTCAGTGATGATGACCTGTTCATGGAAGACTGCTTTGAGGTTTGTGCAGAGCACATCCGTGCCGAAAGCAATCAGCACTGGGAAGTGGCCTGGTTTGGCCTCAAGGGAATTCGTGCCGTTGACCACCGAGTGGTAAAAGGCATGCCTATCTTCATGATTCCTGCTAATGGCCCGCGAGGTAAAGGCTGTGGTAACTGGAATATCGACGGTTACATTGATGGTGGTCAGGTCATTTACCGTAAGGGATGCCTTGAGCAGCTTGAGAAGCCGAGGTTCCCGGAGACTTACGCAGGAGACCTCGCACGCCATTCTGACGGGCTGTTCCTTAATAAGCTTGCTGAGCACTACACGTTCCAGCCCATTTACCGCACACTGGCCATTCATCGCTTCACGCCTGTGTCCACTTGGAGTAAAGCGTAATGGAAGTACAGCTAGAGAAGTTGCATTACGCGTTGCTTGAAGCTGTTCGCGTGTGGCGCAATAGTAACGCTGAGTTCTTCGGAGATACGCAGCCTATCTCTCGTAACATGCAGCAAGAGTGGTTTGACGATTACATCGTTAATCCCTCGGACCACATGTACGCTGTTGTCGTAGATGACATCCTTCCTGTGGGAACTATAGGCATTCGTTCAGACACGCGTGAAATACAGCGTGTGATGCTAGGGGATAAAGACTACGCTCGTACAGGCGTGATGTCGCAAGCACTTAGCTTGCTCATGAAAGCTTACGGGCCTGGTGACTTCTTCTTGTACGTTAAGCAGGACAATGATAAGGCCATTGATTTCTACCGGAAGAATGGCTTTAACCGCACGGTATCCGTAAGGCCGCGCCCAGGGATGATTTCCATGCACCGTTACGTGCCCTACACAGAAATGATTGCATCATGATACCTTTGTTCCGGCCGTCAGTAACTGACCGGGAAATTGAAGCGGTAACTCGCGTTCTCAAGTCCGGATGGTGGGCCCTGGGTCCGGAGGTAGAAGCATTCGAGAATGACTTCGCGGAGTACTTGCGAGTTCAGGCGCACGCTGCTGGAACTAAGCATCAGTTTGCCGCCGCTCCTTACGCTGTCGGAGTTAACTCATGCACTTCCGCACTAGAACTGGCTGCCCGGTCTCTAGGTGTTGAGAAGGGAACGGTAGTAGTTCCTGCACTGACGTTCGTGTCCACCGGCCAGGCGATGCTGCATGCAGGCAACAACGTGGTTTTCGCTGACATTGACGAGACTACGATGTGCCTTGACTGGAACGACGCTCTTAACACGCTAGAACGCGCCACAGCACGGCGCAAGGACGCCCCCAAGGCGATTGTCCCCGTATGGTACGCAGGACGTGTATCGCTGCCTCCGGCCCTCCCAGGGGGCATTACGGTCATCGAGGACTGTGCGCATGCCGCAGGCTCTCGCCTGGCAGGCACTGTGGGTAATGCCGCTGCCTGGTCGTTCCAAGCTGTCAAGAACCTCGCAGTGGGAGATGGCGGCATGGTCACCACCACAGACCCGCTGGCTTACGCTAAGCTCAAGCCACTTCGTTGGTGCGGGATTGACCGCTCTACGTGGGAGCGAGACAACAAGAAGGGCTATAACTGGGATTACGACATCCCAGCTGACGGTGAGAAAGCCCATCTTAATGACATCGCAGCAGCACTGGGGCGCGTCCAGCTATCCCGGCTGAATGAGATGAATGACCAGCGCTTCCAGATTCTCAAGCAGTACAAGTCTGGCTTTGACGGCCTGAGCTGGCTTAAGATGCGAGAAGACTTCAGCCCGTATGAGTCCAATCACCTGATGACTGTTCGCATCAATGCCGCTAACCGTGACAGGTTCATTGACCACATGCTGGCGCATGGTATTTCTGCTGGCGTTCACTACAAGCCCATTACTTACTACAAGGGCGTTTTCCCGAACGCACGTAACTTGCCTGTTACGGAAAAGGTATGGCGTGAGCTAGTCACCTTGCCGCTTTATCCTGACCTCGTGTGGGATGACGTAGATAAGGTTATCGGTGTAGTGCGAGCATTCAGCCCGGTACGCGAGGGGGTCTAATGTATACCGATAAGGACACGCTAAATTACGCTCCTTTGTACAAGGAGCTGTTCACGAAACTGCCTGAGTCACCTCGTATTCTTGAGGTAGGCGTGTACTGCGGTGACTCCCTTCGCATGTGGAAAGAATGGTTTCCGGAATCGGTTATCTGCGGAGTCGAGAAATACACAGAATTCAAGCAGCTCTGGCCACATGACATTCCGGTGGTAGTTACTGACCAGTGCGACCAGGCTCTGGCTGCTAGGGTGCTCTTTTACTCTAATGACGGCTACGACATGGTGATTGATGACGCTTCTCACTTCGGGATGCTATCGGCTGAGACTTTCCGCCTTTTGTGGCCTGTTGTACGTCCCGGTGGATGGTACGTACTGGAAGACTGGACTGTAGGCTTGCCTGTTAGCCCTCATTACCCTAACTTCGGTGGAATCAGCATGCTGCAACTAGCTCAGGAGTTCATTACTAATCTACGGCCTTCTACTTCAATTCACGACATGGGTAAGCACGTTGAAGAGGCAGGAGATGTAGACAGCGTTGTAGAATTGCGTTACATCTACGGAATGGCGTGTATTAAGAAGCAGGGAATCCATGAATCGTAATCATGAAGTATGGCACGATACTGTTATCAACGCTGAAGTAATAAGCCATCTTGAAGGTAATATCTATGAGGCCATTCATCGTCAGCATTTGCGTAATTGGTGCCTGGAAGAGTTTGCCCCTTACAGTTCTGTGCTAGAAGTAGGTTGCGGTCCTGGCTTGGTGGCCGAAGAATTGATGCCTCATTTCCTGTACACAGGCGTGGATAATTCCAGGTTGATGCTAGATTATGCGCAAGAAAAGAATCCTGACTTCAATTTGGCTTTTGGTGACGCCTATGATTTGGTGTTTGCCGATAACTTTTTTGACCACGTAATATCTTTTGCGGTACTAGGTCATCTTCCCGCTGATAGCATAAATCAGCCCCTGGCGGAAATGTGCCGGGTAGCTCGCAATAGTGTGTTGTTCACAGCCTGGGACAGACCGCTGAATGACGGGCACCAAGACGTGGGAAATGCCATTCATAACGCGTACTCCGAAGATTACCTCCGCGCACAGTGCCCTTCAGGCACGATACTTTCATTCGTAAAAGACTTCGGGGTCGATACTTTCGGCTACCGGATAGGAGTAAACTCTTAGCCATGAGGTACCTAGTTACGGGTGCAGGCGGTTTTGCTGGTCACCATCTCCTGGAGCATGTGCTAGCTAGCACAGATGCCTACGTGATAGCTACGGACAGTTTCCGGCACAAGGGCAAGATGAGTCGCATCACGCAAGTCCTTGACGCACGCCCGGAGTTCACTTCGCGTACTGAAATCATCACGCATGACTTGAATAAGCCATTCAGTCGCAAGCACGAACTGTGCATGAAGGACAGCGTTGACTACATCATCGCGTACGCCTCAGAGAGCCACGTAGACAGGTCTATCGATGACCCTGTGCCGTTCGTCCAGAACAACGTCAACGTAGCTCTACAGACCATGGAGCTAGCTCGTGCGATTAATCCTAAGGCTGTCGTTTGGGTTAGCACTGATGAAGTATACGGTCCCGTAACACGGCGTAGCGTGAAGGGGGTAGCCGAATGGGCACCCGCCATTCCGTCTAACCCCTACTCGGCCAGTAAGGCAGCGCAAGAAGCAATTTGCATCTCTTACTGGCGTACATACGGCGTTCCGCTAATTATTCTTAACTGCATGAACATGATTGGCGAACGCCAGGACGCCGAAAAGTTCGTGCCCTTCGTTGTGAAGAGCCTGATGGCAGGCGAGGAAGTGCCTATTCACACTACGAACGAGCCTGTAGCAGACCCTACAGGGTCCAGGCATTACCTGCACGCCCGTAACCTGGCTCATGCCATTACGTTCCTGCTAGCGCGTGACAAGATAGGCATGTACCCTCACTGGGCGCAAGGTAGCCTCGGCCATGTTCGCACAGGAAGGCCAGACCGCTATAACGTAGCGACAGAAACGCGGCTTTCTAATTTCAAGATGGCTTCACTGATAGCAGATTATGCTGGGTATGAACTTAAGTACAGGCTTGTGGATGCCCACACGATTAGGCCAGGACATGACGCGCACTACGGACTGGACGCTTCAAAGCTCCAGAAGCTCGGCTGGGAACCGCCTGTGCCTTTTGAGGAGAGCCTGAAGCGCACTATTTCATGGACCGTAAATAATCCTGAATGGCTATTGCCTGATTAGGACTGTCCCGGTAGGCTCGCAAACATGTGTGAGAACCCAGATAACAAGAAGAACCCCTTGCGGGGAAAGCCTGAAGTGCGCGGTGGAGAGTCTGAAGAAGACTTCACCGGAGTTGAAGAGGCCCTACAGGCTACGCTGCCTTACAGCGATTGCCCCGACGACGTGAATCCGGATGCCTAATGCGACTCGTTAATGGTGACCTAGAACAGTCACGCCCGTGGCGCATCAGGCGTCTCATGCAGCAAGTAGAAGAGATGGAGCCTGAATGGCTGACTCACGGTAATCGTCACGATGACAAGTACCTGCCGTGGATGCCCTTCCAGCCGTCTAACTTCATCGCGATGGTAGCAGAATGCATCACCTATACCGAGGGTTTTACATTCCTTGACGTAGGTTGCGGCATTGGCACTAAGGTAGCCCTGGCTAGTGAAGTGTTTGGCCTGGAGGCGGACGGCATTGAAGTTGACGCAGAGATGGCAGTAGAAGCACGCAAGTGGAAAACAGGTGAAATACTTGTGCAAGACGCACTAGAATTGCCTGGCTTGTACGAGAACTATGACATCATCTGGTTGTACCGGCCATTCCGCGACATTCCTTCAGAGCGTGCGCTTGAGGAAATGATTCACAAGAACATGAAGTCCGGTGCCATCCTGGCAGGCGGAGCTTGGGAGCTGCACCCGCCAGGAAACTGGCCTATCGTAATTGATGACTGGGAAATCCGTCGCGGAGCGTGGATTAAGCCGTAACTCCTGTGCTACACTTACGATATGAGCAGACACCCCGAAGCCGTACCTGAGTTTATAGGTGAAATACAAATTCTAGCTGTAGAGCTAGTGTCGGGGCGGCGGCGTGCTGCGCAGCGTATGCTCACTTTGTGTACAGGATGCACTGCTGAACGGTGGACCACTAAACGGCAACTACTTAAAAGCCTTACTTGTCGTGTTTGCGCTAACGAAAGTAGAGCTCTCCATACCGCACGTCTATCTCCGGGTCAGCAAGTAGGATTTTACACCGTACTTTCCATAAAACGACGTGCATATGCTGGGTTTATGTATGAGGTACAAGATAACAGGTGTGGACACGTGAATGAGGTGAACGACGCTGTACGTCATGAGTTCAAGGGTAAGAAATCTCTATGTGAGTGTCCCCTTCGTTATACGGAGAAATCCGGTTACATTAGATGGCAGTGGCGCATGCCTGACGGACGGCGCGTAATCCTACTTGAACATCGTATGGTCATGGCAGGAATGCTTAAACGAGAACTATATGCGCATGAAAACCCTCATCACAAAAATGGCGTTAAGGATGATAACTGTCCTGAAAACCTAGAACTGTGGAGCACTTTTCAACCTGCTGGACAACGTATAGAAGATAAAACCGCCTGGGCAATAAAATGGCTTGAGCAATATCTGTCTCCGGAAGAGAAAAACAGTATTGCTCAAGCCTGGATTAAGTCTTAGGTAAGGCGTGTGATATTAGCGGCCGAGATTGCTGGCCACGAGCTGCTAGTGGAATATAGCTTAGCTGTTAGCGGCGGTGATACTTCCGAATCGATGAGCACGACCTTGGTAGTACTCGTGCCGCCGCTATCAGTAGTGGTGAATACCACTGAACCCCACCAATAGCCATCCGTGTGAAGGTAAGCATTTCCTACAGCGTGGAAGTTAAACGCGAGTCCGGAAGATGCCTGTGATATGTCGATAGAAGCACCTAGAACAGTCAGTGTCGCTGTAGTGGCTGTACCCCCACCTGCGTATGCGTAGTCACCAAAGATGCTAATGCTTACGTAGGGTACTGAAGACAGGTCTCCGGGTGTACTTGCCTGGGGTCGAATGAAATAAAGGTTACGGTTTCATCGGCTGTCGGGCTTGTAACGCCTATGCTCAGGCCGCCATACATTTGTCCTGTAGTCATACTTAAAGGCTAGCACAGCCCTTACTTAATTTAAGTACTCTAGGGGTATGTGCGATAACTATAACTGCGCAGTAGAGCTTGCCCGACTTGCCGAGAAGATAGCTGCTGCTGACAGATTTAATGCTCAAGCCCGTGCTGACATGATGCGATTGCTTGATGAACGTCAGGCGTCTAATCAAGAGGCTATGAGTACTGCCTTTGAGGCTGCCGAAAAAGCCGTCAGTGCTGCTCTTGAGGCGTCAAAACAAGCCACTACTAAGGCAGAAACAGCAGCGGAAAAGCGATTTGAGTCTGTTAACGAGTTCCGTGGCCAGCTTAGTGACCAAGCCCGAACTTTCTTGCCTCGTGGTGAGTACGATGAAGCACAAAAATATCTTGTGCAGAAGGTAGAAGAGACCTCTAAGCACGTAGCTGACCTCGAACTCCGGCTTAGCAGTCGCCTGGACGTAACTCAAGGTGGTAATGTCGCAAACGCTGTAACAGGCCGTACTAGGCGCGAGAATCTTCTGCTTATAGCGACAATTATTTCCTTCCTGGTGGCTATAGCCAGTATTATCACAGGCGTGATTATCCACTAGCTGATTAAGCGCTTACAATGAGTGCATGACAGCAGTATTCCCGTCTCCAGGACTTATCGGGCTTACCTCCATATCAGGAGAGGTCGGCGCGGGTATCAGGCTGGGCCAGTTTCTTAACGGAGATGGCTTCAGCACGTTCGAGCATGCTTTTGTCTGCCTTGGCGGTGGCCAGATTCTTGAGGCTGAACCGGGTGGTGCAAGGATAGTTCCCTTGCATTACGCGCCTAAGTCCATCTACTGGTGCAGCAATATATACAAGATGCTCGGAGATGACCCCTGGCACGCAGGCTGGATTACGCGCATTAATAGCCTGGGGAAGAGCTACAAAGGCGTTCCGTATTCTTTCCTGGATTACGATGCGCTGATAGCTCACCGCCTGCACCTGCCGATTCCTGGGCTAGAGCACTTCATTGCAGACACAGGTCACATGATTTGCTCGCAAATTGCTGACGATTTCTACCTGAAGCTAGGCGTTGAGATATTCACGGACAAGCGCTGGACGGGCTACGTTACTCCGGGGTCGCTGTGGAAGCGTGACCTTGAGCTGGCGAAGGTAGTGTAACCGTGAGTCCTTCAGAGCGAGTGCCCCTATCTCAGGAAGAGTTGCGCTCTTGGATGGACATCATTGAGCACGAAACTTTTCCTGACTTCAGGCGTCAGGTCTCAGATGCGCTAGGACGCACCGCCCATCCGCTAGGACTCTACGTTACAGACGCAATTTTGCGCCGATGTGCCATGATGTGGCGAGTACACTGATAAGCTGAAATCAATGAAGGCTCCTAGGCGAGGAGGTGGTAGCTGTGAAAAGTAATCACTGCGCCCTAGGAGGTGGTCTTTAAATCTCGCCACAAGCCCTCCACTCAGGAGATTCCCTCTTGGGTCGAGGGCTTTTGGTGTATTCTGAGTAGGGAAAAGCTACTAGGAGGCATCGTGACAAGTGCAGTTTATTATGACCTGTCCGGGTCAGTGGTGCCTGTCACCATTACGTTTACTGACCCTAGTAACCACCCTGTAGACCCCGGTACCATCCAGTTTGTGACTACAGACCCTCAGGGCCTGCAAACAAACTACACGTACACAGGCGGCTCAGGGCGCAATGTAATCACCAAGCTCGCCATCGGCGAATACCAGTTCAATTTGCAGGCATCTGTACTGTACTCACCTAACCCGGTACCTACGGGCCTGTGGTCAGCCATGTGGATTGGCGTCGGAAATACAGGTGGACCTGGCGGCACGACGGTACAGGCAAATACTTTCCGCATCCTGCCTTACAGCAGTGAGCCAGGGACTTCTCAAGTTCAGTGGTACTGCGGCTTGGACGAGCTGAAGTCACGACTTAGCATCACAGACACTGCAAGTGACTATGAGATGACTACGGCAATTCAAGCAGCGACGAACTGGATTACTGAGTACTGCGCTCAGCATTTTTTCCAGATTACAGAAAGCCGCACGTTTGCGCCTAGTGATATCTGGCTGCTCGATATAGACCCTATAGTCAGCGTGAGTTCTCTTCTCCTGGACTATGACGGCGATGGTACATTTGAAACTTCCTGGACGCAGAACGTCAACTACCAGCTACGCCGTGGATTTGAGTTGTACAACTCTAACTATCTCGGCGTTCCGCGTCCGTACCGGCAGGTGCAAGTACTCCTGGGTAGCGAAGGTGCTCCCTCTGGCGGCCAGTTCTTCCCGTTCATCTGGCCCTTCACGCACCTGGACCGGATTAAGATAACCGGTGTGTGGGGCTGGCCTGTCATCCCTCCAGCAGTATCTCAGGCTTGCCTTATGCTGTCAGCTGAATACTTCAAGCTGAAGGACGCTACCTTTGGCGTGCTAGGCGTTTCTGACCTGGGAATAGCCAAGGTTGGGTCTAACTCGTGGATTGTAGAACTTTTGCGGCCTTATATCCGGAGTAATCGCAAGGTTGGGATGTAGGATTAGGCCATGCATATCGTTCTTGAGATGTTTGGGCGGCGTTTTGAGATGGCTTCCGCATACCGAAAGGTAGAAGAAGCTGAGTTTGAGGAAGGTGGCGCAGAAGAGCATCTAGCTCACGACCCGCACTCAGTTCCTCACGCTAGCGCTGAACGAGCCTACCCTCCATTTGAGCACGCAGGAGTAAATGAGCTGCCAGCACGCCTGCCGTTTGGCTTCGCTAGTCAGGTCATGGAGACCGTGGACCCAGAGGAGTAACCTTGGCAGCTAAAGCCGGTGTTTCCAAGACCCCTTTCGTTGTACCCAAGAAAACTGCTGCACAGGCAGCGCCTAATGCACTACCGGCTTACACCACTGCGCAAATGAACGCTTACAACCGGGTGGTCAACCGCAAGTTCATTCAGCAGCTAGGCCAGCAAGTGGGTAAGACAGCTCCATTCCCTCCGGGTTCAGCTCCTCAGCCAGCTTCTATACAAGGCAATGCCGGTACTCAGGTGGTAGGCGGTAAGCTGAGTGCTGTTCAGTTCGCGAGTGCGGCAAGGGCGGCAGCCCGTAAGGCCGCAGTCCGTTCCATGGCGATTAACGCCAGTGCAGCTCAGGCAAAGCGCGGGGGACTCTCAAAGAGCATGCAGAGTCAAACAGGCAGCGCGGCATTTTATGCCCGGACACAGGCCAGCGCAGCAGCGCAGGTAGCAGCCGGAGCTAATGCCGCCGCAACTATCCCCTCAAGTCCCAAGACTGCGGTAGGCGTAAAGAAGTCAGAAGGTCCGTGGATTACCGCAGGCAATGACGAAAAGTATGATTGCTGCATAGCTGTGGCTATAGCTAATCATCTTTGGATTAGCACAGGATTGCGCCTGACAGACGAGCAAGTATGGATGCTTCACGCGGTGGGTGGTGGCGAAGATGTTGAGCAAACCCTGGAAGCCGCTTCGTCTGGGGAATTGTGGGACAATGTGCATCTTGAGGACTACGCAAAGCTAGAAACAGGCGAACCACTTGAAGGAGCATTGCTTATCTCGTTCCCTACGGATAATGGGGACCATGTAGCGCTACTGCTACCTGATGGTAAGATGGCTTCCTGGGGTGAGTCTTATCCCGTACCTGACCACGTAGAGGAAGCTTGGGCATTGAAATGGCAGATGACGACAACGAGCTAAGCCCTGAAGAAGTTAACCAGATTGCTGAGAACCTGATGGCCGGAATCATGGGCGAGATGGACCCTCAAGAGTCCACGTGCTTTGCCTTGGCGACGTTCTACAACAAGCTGCAAGATGCGGGCTTCCCGGAATACCGGGCTTATGACATGGTCAAGTCGTGGTTCCTGGCCATCATGGTGACGGGTAACGACGAGGCAGAGTATGAATAACAATGGCGGCAAGGGCATTCACACCGGACGGGGGCTGTGGAGAATGCACCCTCATGTGCGCACTGACAATCAGCTAACCTTCGGTGAGCGCGCTGCTGACATCATGCGTAACGCCTTCGGCTCCTGGATGTTCGTCGGCAGTTTCCTGGCGTTCATGGCAGTGTGGATGCTACTGAACACGGTAGTGCTTCACGGTGGATTTGACCGCTACCCCTACATCTTGCTGAACTTGTCACTATCCATGATGGCGGGCCTCCAGGGAGCACTAATTCTTATCGCCGCCAAGCGAGCTGACCGTGTAGCAGCAGAGCAGTCAATAGCGCACTATACGGAAACTTCCAAGATGGATAAGCTGCTTACCGAAAATAACGACATGACGGCGCAGATTAAAGAAGCCACAGCGCTTCTTGAAGACTTGCAAAGTGACGTTCACGCTATCTTGCGCGCACTTAACCTTGAATCGGCAATACGAACTACCCCACCTGCACCTATGACAGCAATACTGGGAAAGGAAATAGAGCGTGGCAACGCTGACCCAAATCCGCCAAGCGCTAGCTAGCCAGATACAGACTTACTGCGTTAATCCGCAATTGCGAGCGCAAGCTGAACCGCTGGACCAAGGTGTAGGACCTGTAGCCCTAATCGTGCCCGGAAGCCCTTACATCAAGTACGGCGACACTTTCGCTGACTCCTTTAACGACCTTGGGCAGATGCAATTTGGCGTTTGCGTAAACCTTTGCGTGCTAATCCTGGTGTCAGACAGCTCAACAGCTGACCGCGAGCAGCAGCAACTGGACGCGTTCCTTGACCTTGGCACTGCGGCTGACCAGATTTCCGTTCCCATGGCTATCCAGATGGACCCCACGCTAGGCGGCATCGTAATGAGCACGATACCAATTCAGGTCGGTCACTATGGTAGGGTTCCCTATGGTGGACTAGAGTACTTCGGTGCTCGCCTTGAAGTTCAGGTATTGGCGTAAAGAAAGGTAGCGGATAGTGGCACCGCGTATTCTGCTGGTTCATCCTGGACCAGATTTTTCAGTAGCGGACGTGTTCAATGGCTGGAAGTACGGCCTGGAACGTCAAGGAGCAGTTGTAGCGACCTACAACACTAACGACCGCCTGTCGTTCTACTCTCAGGCTCAGCTACGTGACTGGGACCACAAGATTAAGTGCCAGGCTTGCGACCAGTACCGGTACAAGACAGCGCTAGACGGCGAGCAGGCAATGCTGCTCACAATGCAGGGCCTTTCCCACGCAGTATGGACTTTCATGCCTGACGTGATGGTGTTCATATCAGCTTTCTACACAACCGCAGGAATGTTTGAGCTGATGCGCTTGCGAGGGCGCAAGGTAGTTCTCATCCACACAGAATCGCCTTACCAGGATGGTGAGCAGTACCTTCGGGGCCAGTTCGCTGACCTTAACCTCATCAACGACCCCATGAACCTGGACGAATGGGGGACGCTGGAAGCCCCGGCTCACTACATCCCTCACGCATACCACCCTCTTATGCACTACCCGCAGCCCGCAGGCGAGGTACATGAAGACCCATCCGATTTCGCTTTCGTGGGAACGGCGTTCCCGTCAAGGATTAAGTTCCTGGAGCGAATGGACTTCACAGACGTGGAAGTCGCGCTAGGCGGAAGCGCCTGGGACACACTGGAGCCTGAGTCACCCTTGAGGAAATACCTGAGCCACGACCCTTCGCACTGCGTTGAGAATGCGGAAACAGCTCGTGTCTACCGGGGTTCCCGGGCAGGAATTAACCTTTACCGCCGTGAAGGTGAGCAGCACAACGATTATGAGGGCTGGGCAATGGGTCCCAGGGAAGTCGAGATGGCTGCCTGCGGACTTCCGTTCTTGCGTGACCCTCGGGCTGAGAGCGACAAGCTCTTCCCGTTCCTGCCTACCTTCACGACCCCTGAAGACGCCACGGAAAAGCTTCGCTGGCTGCTGGCTGACGAAGACAGGCGAGTAGGACTCGGTAACCAGGCCCGTGAAGCTATCGCTGACCGCAATTTTGACGTCCACGGGCAGTGGCTCATGCAGGAGATGGATGACTTGGGTTTCTTTTAATGCACAAAGAATGGCTTGAGTGCGTGCATTGCGGCAGCTACTGGCGAGGAATCCCCGACGAAGTGAACCTTTGCTCAAAGGCGTGCGCTGAAGCCTGCCTAGAAGACACGCTGAAGATTGCTCAAGATAAAGAAAGTCAAGCTAAGCCGGGTCGCTTGTAGAATTAGGGTAGCGCTACGAGAGTTTTTCCCTTACCCTTAAATCTGAGGGAGCCGTGTCCGCCGGATGCTCACGAGGCCCATCTGAACGTACCTAGTTACGAGAGGGTGACCCCGTGTCGCGTATTCACGGCCGAAATGGGATTGTGTACCTCGGTGTAAACCCCGCCGACAGTGCATCCCCCATGGCATTTGTGTCCGACTGGACAATTAACTTCACTGTTGCCAAGGTCGATGTGACGGCACTTGGCGACTCCAACCTCATTTGGGTGTCTGGTCTTCCGGACGCTTCCGGTGACTTCAGCGGCTTCTACGACACCGCAACCGCGCAGACTTACATTGCTGCGAAGGACGGCCAGCCGCGTAACTTCTACCTGTACCCGAGCACCATCGGTGTTCAGGCCGCTAACCCCGGTCAGTACTTCTTCGGCACCATCCTGCCTGACTTCGCCGTAACTGGCGGCGTGGCAGCAGCTGTGACCATGAAGTCCACCTGGAATGCTGCATCTATCGTGCAGCGTTACCCTGTATCTGGAATATCGGGAACCTAATCCTGAGGCAAACAGCCCCAGAGTCGCGCCACACGACTCTGGGGCTGTATTTAGTCACCCCTGAATGACTTGCAGAATTATTCTCCGATTGTGACACGAACAGCTTACTACCGACTAAGCTGTGACACGTCCAGTACTTCATGATTCGGAGAAATTAAAGTGGCTTCTACGGAAGAGAACGAGCTCACTCAGATTCAGCTTGCAACAGCCGAAAAGGCAGCGCGAGCTAAGGGCAAGCCTGCGGCATTTGCCCGTGACGGTTCCAAGTTCGTTGAGTTTGACGGAGTTGAGTACCGGCTTGCCGACGAGATTGGCATCATCCCCCTTATGCGCTGGGCAGCCGCTGCTGACCTTAGCACGGACGACTCCGGTGCGATGGGTGCCATGTGGGCCATCCTCCAGGACATGATTGACGCCCCTGAATTCCCGGCCTGGGTAAAGCACGCAACCCGCCTTAAGTCGGATGCAGAAGAAGTCCTGGACTTCGTGAATGTCTGCATGGAGGCTATCACCGGAAACCCTACCGAGCGGCCAAGTTCTTCCTCGGATACCTCGCCGTCAACCTCAGGCGAATCGAAGGAGAACTCCTCCGCAAACACGGTAAAGGCATCTCCTCGTTCACGCCGCGCGAAGTCTGCAACATAGTATTCAGCATTATCCAGGACAACTTCCGTAACGAGTGCGGTCACCTTGTTGAAGGTGACGAGTACATGCTTATGCTTGAAAAGATAGGCATGGAGACCGACAAGGAAGAAGAAGCCAAGCTGGCACTGGAGCACTGGCAGAAGATTCAGGGTATTGACACGGAAAACGTGGAAATCAGCCCGCAAATGCAGGCTATGATGAACAACGCGTGGATGTACTCTGATAGAGACGAAGAAATCCCCGGAAACTTCATGGGGTCTGGACGCGAGTAAGGAGAATGTCAATGGCAGATTTCATGACGCTAAAGCTGGATGATGTCGCCATTGACATTCTCCTTTCTGAAGCAGACGGGCCTGTAGGGCGTTACATGTACGACCTGAGCCAGAGGATGACAATCATCGCCAAGGCTGCCGCGCCTGTGATGAAGGGCCGCAATTACTGGACATCCAGGTCCAATGCGATTCGGCCACCCGGCACCACACGTGCGTCAGTTCACTCAATCTGGGGATATGACGATGCAGGGCAGCCTTTCGCGGGAGTTAATGCCCTGGCTAATCCTTCCATATTCCTGGAAAGGCCAGCGGTTCAAATGCACAGGAGATACCCATTCCTGACCCTGGCATTGGACCCTGTGATACTGTAAATAGACGTTAAATTCCTGCCCGGAGGTGAATAGTGACCCGGATACTCGGTGAAGCCGGTGTTGCTGTTGTCCCGATTACAGACGCTTTCCGGTCTCAGCTTGACGCGAAGGTTCGCGCGCAGATGGCAGGATTGCGTCCTGAACTTAACATCGGTGCTAACACTAAGCAAGTAGACGCAGCCGTAGCCAAGATTATGGCTACCGTAAAGGCCGCGAATCCGGCAATGCGCCTCCAGTTTGTTACAACTGAAGCTGTGGCAGAACTGGCACGCTTTGAAGCTGCTGTAAGGGCGCTAGGCCGTCCTACGGTTAAGTTCAACATGGACATGTCACAGGCTGACCGTCAGGTCGCCGTGATGCAGGGTTACCTGGACAAGCTCAAGGAAGCCATCATGCGTGGCGCTGAGCTTAACATTGACGATGTCAATGCCCTCAAGAAGCTCGGGACTGTGGGCGCATTCGTTGCCCGTCTTGACAAGCAGCTCAAGAGCCTTAAGGCTGACGCTGACGTGGCTCCGCTGATGGCTGAACTAGCCAAGGCTCGCGGCATGTTTGAGGACCTTTCCAAGGATTTGCGTAACCTGCACATAGGTGCAGATGCCACGCAACTTCAGGCTCAGATTGCCAAGGGTATCGCTGAAGCTAACATCCTTAAGGATGACCTTAAGGACATGGCGATGGACGTGGACGACTCATCGATGATGCGTAAATTCGCGGCCTCCATGACTGAAGTCGGCACGTTGCAAAGGCAGCTTAAGAACATGCCGATGGACGGGGATGTCACTCCGTTCTTGCTTAAGCTAGCGGCAGCGCGCAAGGAAGCTGACGCTGTCATGGAAACCATGACTCGTCCTGTGGTCATGAAGCTTGACATGAACCCGCTGTTGCAGGGACTAACTCGCGAGGAAGCGCTTGTTAATGCCCTTCAGCAAAAGCTCAGGCTGCGTACAGACATTAACGACCAGGACGTGGAAGACTTCCTGGTTAAGACAGTTTCCCAAACTGAGGCTATGCGTCAGCTATTGCTGAACCTGCGAGCTAATGTCAGCGACTCTGAAGCCAAGGTCGCCCTGGATGACCTGATGGCGCGTGTTCTCGCTATTCAGGAGCGCATGTCCAACCTGTCTCCGCACGCCAGCCTTAGTAATTTGCTGAATGACTTCGCTACTCTTGAGAATGTCGTAGGCAAGGCATCCCATGAATTTGGCACCATGGATGAGGGCACTAAGAGCGTCTTCAGGGACATGACTGGCCTGTCAGGTGCAGTAGGCCGTTTTGGAGACCGCGTAGTAGGCGCTGGCCGAGACGGTACTAACAGCATTAACATGATGACGGGTGCCGTAGGTGGCTTCCTTAAGGGCATGGGCCACGTCACCTTGTTCGGCGGGATGTTCAATAACCTGAATAAGTACCTGCTTAGCTTTGTAAGTGGCTGGCATCTGCTAGCTGACGCTATTTTTGAAGTGATAGCTGTATGGGTGCCAGCAACTATTGCATTCGCAGCATGGGGTGCGGCAGCCGCTCCTGACGTTAAGAACGTAGTTACTCAGTTCCAGAACATGGGAACGGCTGTCGCCGCAACAGGCCAGAAGCTAAATAACTTCCAAGGGGCAACCAAGCTGTTTGGTGACTCTATGCAGATGGCTGTCCGCCCTGCTGTGTGGAACCTTGTCGGTGACGCTATTCAAGTAGTGAATGCTCGTTCTGGTGCATTCGTTGGCTTCCTGAAGCAGATGAACCCGCTAGTAGAGAGCCTTGGCGCTCGCGCTACTGTTGCACTTAAGAACGGGTTCGGAAACTTCTTGTCCAATGGCGCGAAGATGTTCTACCAGCTGGGAACAGCCATCGGGAACTTCTTGGGAATCCTGGGTAACCTAGGCAAGGTAGTTCCTCACTACGCTGAAATTCTTCTCGGCTTGGGAACAGCGTTCCTTAAGGTTGTTGAAGACATTACGGCATCTCCGTTGTTCCAGTCAATTATTGGCTTCGGCCTGAAGATGCACGGTGCTGCGGTTTACATTGGCGTCTTCATCACACTGCTAGCTACCCTGGGCCGAAGCCTGCTGGGTGGTTTCTTGCAAGGATTTGCCTCAGCTCGCAATAAGATGCAGGACTTCGCGGATTCTGAACGTGCGGCAGCGGAAGCTACTAATAACCTGGCAGAGGCTACTAACACGGCGGGCGCAAAGCTAAAGAATGGCGCAGAGGACGCTACCAACTTGTCCGCAAGCATGAGTAACCTAGGACAACACACTCAGGAAGGTGAAGCTGCCCTTAAGGATGCAGGAGCTGCATCGGAGGATACTCGTGGCAAGTTCCAGAAGCTAGGTTCAGGGCTAGGCGGCCTCGTTGGCAACATAAGCAACCTGGGAACCAAGAGCGTAGGCACCTGGAATTCCATGGACAAGGGCGCGTCTACCTTGTCCAGGATGGGCGGCTTCGCCAAGAAAGCAGGAGTCGGCGCGCTCGGCATGATTTCGTCCTTTACAGGACTAGGCCCGGTTGGCTTGGCGATAGGTGGCGTGGCAGCGGCAATCGGCATCGGACTGTACTTCGCCTTGAAGAAGTCTACTGACGCTACTCAAAGTTTCGTTAACGCTCAACTTAGCATGGCGGATAACGCCACCATCGGAACTTTCACGCAAGACATGACGCGTGGAATCAGCCTAATGCAGTTGAAGCTTGTTGCCACCAGTAACCAGATGGTTACCATGGCGCGGTCTTCCAACGTAATGGGTACCGTAGGCAAGCAGGACGTGGATGTCTGGTCCGGAGCTTGGGGCAACGCTAAGTGGAAGCTAATAGCAGCTCAGGCCATTCTTACTGAATTCGTCCAGAAGACGAAGGATAACCCCAATCCCTTTGCGGCATGGAAGACCAGTGCTCCTCAGGCTCAAGCTCAGGCGCTTCTCAGTTCTTACGGTGAGCTGTCAAACGGAATCGCTGCTGCAAAAGAGCAGATGAATCAGTTTAACACTCACGTGGGTCAAGCACAGATGGCCATTAAGGGCATGACCGGGGAAAACCTGAATAGTGCTCAGGTAATGGGTGTTGCCACTAACGCAGGTATCAGCCTGAACTCCATGATTCATGACCAGGGCGGTGCATGGCAGCAGGACCTAGTACAGATTCTCGGTACCGTTCAGGGCTTCCAGGCAATGGGACCGGCAATTGGCGGAGCCAACACTGCCCTTAATGCTCTTAACATCACGACTTCCTCAACGTACCAGGAAATCCAGAAGGTAACCCAGGCTTACCAGCAGTTCATCCAGATTGTAACCGGTTCAGAATCCGCGTATGCCACCTTTGCACAAGGCATGAACTCCCTGGCTACGGCAGTCGGCGCACCTAGTGCGGCTGCGGGTGGCGGCGCGGGCGGTGCAGGCGGCGGGGCTGCTGGAGGCGGAACTCTTACCTTCGCTAACGGCAAGATTAACTCCAGCGCTCCCGTAACTGGCAGCAGTGGTGTTATCGGTGGTGTGTCCTCTGGAGGCGTAGCTGCGCTGTCTGCGTACATTCAGCAGATTCAGCAGGCAGAAACCCTTCTTAACTCGCTCCAGACCCAGGCAGCCGTTTCGGGCAACAGCCCGCTAGCTAACACGGCGACAACCAAGGCAGGAAAGGACCTGGTAGCCCTCCTAGGCTCCGTTCCGGGCGTAGCCAATAATCCGGCTGCTGTACCGTCTCTGTCCGCTCTCGCGCAGACTGCGGGCTTTACAGGCAACACTGCGAGCTACCAGGACATCGTCAAGTGGGCGGGCAGCGCAAGCAATGCGCAAAGTGACCTGACTAAGCAGACTAACGCTCTCACGGCAGCTACTTCAGACCTGAACCGTGACGCTGCCGCGCTGAACAGCACAATGACTACGCAGATGCAGCAGTCTATGGCTTCTGCAATCCTAGGTGCCGAGGGCGCAACCCAGAAGTTCCAGCAGGCTGCACGGGCCGTAATAGCGTGGCAGAATGCAGGGTCTAACCTTAGCGGTTCTAACTATACTAAGCTGCTGAACAGCCTGCGACCGATGGCAGAGACGCTGCTGCGCACTACGCACAGTAGTAGCCTGGCTAAGCAGCAGCTTGAAGGCTTCCTGGAGCAGATGGGCATTGCACCGGGAGTAGCCGCCAAGATGGCTAATGCATTGCTGCGCAGCAATGCTGCTGCTAGTGCTAACGCCGCTGCTAACCGCAGTGTTTCCCTGTCCCTGGCTCAGGTGGCTAAGGCAACGCAAGCTACTATAACTAACGTCACGACTTCTCGTGCTGCCTGGGTTCACTTCGGTGAGTCCCTGGGAATGAGCGCTCAACAAGCTAACAAGCTGTGGGGCAAGCTAAAGGAGAATGGCCTTCAGAACCTGCTTCACCAGACCGCTGGCACGGAAACGGCATTTCAGAAGCTGGCACGTCAGTTCGGTATTAGCAAGACTCAGGCTGACGCATTGTGGAACAAGTTCCACGATGGTTCCATGGACATGCTGAAGAACAAGGCTAACAGCACCTTCAGTGCGTTCATGAAGCTGGCGCATCAGTTCGGTGTTACGGCTGAAAGTGCCTCCATGCTGTGGCAGCGCGCTCACCAGCAGCAGTTCGACATGCTGTCTGGCAAGTCCCGCATAACTGTACAACAGCTTCAGGGACTGGCACACGAGTTTGGCCTTAGCGGAACTCAGGCACAGACGCTGTGGGCCGTAATGCACAAGCAGTACCTTGATGCACTGGCAGGCAAGGCAGGCATTACTCACAACCAGTTCTCACGCCTGGCAACTATGCTGGACCTGAACAAGACTGAGGCTAACGCCCTGTGGGCAATGATGCGCCGTCAGTACCTTGACACTCTGACCAGCAAGGCGAATGTCAGCTACAGTGCATTCCTGCGCCTGGCTAAGGGCTTCGGCATCACTAATACCGCCGCTGCGCAAATGTGGGCGCAGGCACGCCAGCAGCAGTTCGACATGCTGTCTAACAAGTCGCGGATAACTAATAGCCAGCTTCAGAAACTGGCGCACCAGTTTGGCGTTAGCACTACCTCCGCTAGCCAGCTGTGGTCGATGATGCGCCAGCAGTACCTGGACGCGCTGACGAGCAAGACAGGCGTAAGCAAGAGCGCATTCGATGCCTGGGCACGTTCCGCGCACATCAGCACTGGTGAAGCTAACACCCTGTGGAACATGCTGCACCAGCAGTACTTTGATGAGCTTACTGCAAAGGCTTCACGTAACAGGAGCCAGTTTGACGCTCTTAGCGAAGCATGGCACGTTAGCGCGGTAAAGGCTGACGCCCTGTGGCGCGTTCTTCAGCAGCAGTACCTTGACCAGATTACGCACAAGGCTACGATGTCTCACCAGGCATTCGACACCTTGGCCAAGAAGCTGGGTTACAGCAGCACCGAAGCTGACGCCATGTGGAACTCCCTTAAGAGGATGTCCGGAAACTACGGCGTGCACGTTCACACCAACGTAGATGGTGGCGGTAAGGTTGGCGCTGAGGTTACCGTTAGCGCGGCTATCGCTAACACCATGAAGGCTGCGGGTAACCTGGGCAGCACTGTGCTTAAGTCCCTTGGACTGGCGCAAGGTGGCTTGGTACCTTCTCACTTTGCAGGCGGCGGCAGTGTCCCCGGCTGGGGAAACCACGACTCCGTGCCTGCAATGCTCATGCCTGGTGAGCTTGTCATCCCGAAGAACCACGCAGCCGAATTCGCCTCCCAGGCTAAGCGCAAGGGAATCCCCGGTTTTGCCGGGGGTGGTATCGTCGGCGCTACTACTAGCCCGCTGGCAGGCGTCGGTGGCCTGGTTAACACGCAGACTAGCGGTAACGTGGCAGAAATGCCCGCCGAAGGTAACCAGCTGGCTACTATTCCCGCTAAGCTCATAGGTGAAGTGGGCAAGCTGGGACCGATGGTTACCCAGGAGCTTGTTGCCAGCATTCAGGCAGTACAGTCTGCCATCATGAATTCAGGCAGCAACGCTGCTGTCCCTGGTGGAGTCGTAGCTGGCAATGCCATGGGCAACCTGATGGAAATCGGCAAGTACCTTATGTCACAGGGAGCTTCGGCTGCTGCGGCTGCTGGTATCGCATCTGTTGTTTACGGTGAGTCTGCGGGTAACCCGGAATCTGTAGGCTCTGGTGGTTACGGCCTTATCGGATGGACTGGAAACAGCATCGGCCTTCCCGCTGGCTATCACGGCCCGACAGGCAATGCGTCTAAGGACCTTGCAATCCAGATGGCCGGACTTGTGGGTTACGGTAAGGCAAATGGCCCATGGGGCTCGCTTATCAAGATGACAGACCCGGTTGCCGCTGGCGACATGTGGTCTAGCGTGTTCGAGCGCCCCGCTGTTCACCTTTCTGACACACGGCCTAGCCTGGCTACCCAGCTTTACGCTTCCCTCAGGGGATTCAAGGGAATGGGGCCAGTTGCGCCTGGAGCTGCGGGCGTAGGAAGTACCCCGTCTTCTAGCGCTGGCCGCATCCTGTCCGATGCAGAACGCTACGTCGGCCACCCTTACCGCTTTGGCGGTTCTTCTAACCCGTCCACCGGATGGGACTGCTCCTCATTCGCCTCATGGGTACTTGGTCACGACCTGGGCCTGGCACTCCCTGGCGGCTCGTGGGCATCTACCACCAACAGCGGTCAGTCACACGGTGATGTTGCCAGCATGTTCGCGAACCTGCCCGGCGCACATCCTGTAGGCAGCAACCCTGCCCAGATTATGCCGGGCGACGTTCTAGTGTGGCCTGACCACGTTGGATTTGGCGTTGGCCCTAATAAGATGTTCTCTGCCTACGGCACGAACTTCGGCACTATTTTCTCTAACGCGCAGGCTTCAGGCGGCCTTACCATCATGCGTTACGGTGCAGGAGCTCAGTTCGGTGGCGGCTCGGCAATGCCCGGACCCCAGCAGGACACGGGAGCTTTCACCTTTAACTTCGCTGAAGGCGGTACTGTCGGTAACCTTGGTGCCGGTGGCCTTAAGGGCGCTAAGGCCGCGCTGTCCAGGGGTGCAAAGCCCCTGACGCGTACCGGTCACCCAACGCACAAGCCCAAGCCTAAGCTTCCTACAGAGGCTCAGGATATCGCTGCCTACAACTCCCTGCTCAAGCAGGTAGTGCACTACTACGACCAGGCAATGGTGCTGGCAGATGCTTCTGAGAAGCAAGCTGTCACTAAGGCTCCTACGGCTGCGCAGAAGGCTGCGGACATTGCAGCGGCCAGTCACCTTACTTCTGAGGCTGACCAGCGGAGTGCTAAGACTGCAAAAGACCGTAGCCTGCTCAACAAGGCTAACAAGCTAAGCGCGCAGGCTCACGCATACTCTCACACTGAATCAGAGCGCAGGAACCTGCTGGCCCTGGCTAATAACGACGCGTTTGCCGCTAATCACGCAAGCATCAAGCCTGCCGCTAAGAAGGCCCTCATGCGTGAGGCAGCACTGCTCACCACTGAGGCTAACCGGCCTAAGTACGGTAAGGGACAGAAGGACAGGCTACTGCACGAGGCTGCTGTTGACCGCAGCAAGGTGTCCTACTCCCACACGGGAGCACAAAGGAAGACCCTGCTTGCAGAAGCTGCACGTGACCGGGCTGCGACGCACACCAAGAACGGAAGCCTAGCGCAGGCAGAGCACTACCTGGCACTGGCAGCGGCTGCTGACAAGAAAATGGCTGCGCTTGACCACAAGGACAATGGCCGTCTAAGCAAGCTAATTGCCCCGTCTAAGCTCAAGACCCTTGTGGCAGACGCACAGGAACTAGCGGACCTCGGACTACTAGGCGACGACCCGTTGCTGCGCACCATGCGTTCTTACACAGGCGTGATTAGCAGTCCTAAGCTGAAGAACGCAATGAAGACTGCTAGTGGCTCTGTGCACTCAGACGTGGTTGCACGGGCGGCGGCAGCTAGCTCAGCCGCTTCTCCTATCAAGGGAGTTAACACGGGGCTAGGCCAGAACGTTACCCGCTGGGCACCGGACGTAAGCAAGGTACTCGCAATGGAGGGCCTGCCTCAGAGCCTGCTGAACCAGGTCCTGTACCAGATTAGCACTGAAAGCTCTGGTAATCCGACTGCCATTAACCTCTGGGACAGCAATGCAAAGGCAGGACATCCTTCTCAGGGTCTTCTCCAGACAATCCCGTCTACATTCAAGGCGTTCCACTGGCCCGGAACTAGCAATAACATTGACGACCCGATGGCTAACATCGCGGCTGCGGTCAATTACGCTAAGCACACTTACGGCGACCGCTTGATGACTAACGGAACAGGTCTTGGGTCAGGTCGTGGATACGCTCTGGGCGGTATTATTCCTGAGCCGGTATTCGGTGTAGGTGCTTCTGGTCGTCGTTATTCTTTCGGAGAGCGCGGGCCTGAGCGCATCCTGCCAGGCACTACGCCTAATGGCGGCGGCGCGGGCGGACCCGGAATGACAACGTACCAGGCGAACACAATGCTTCAGTTGCTAGGACAGCTAGTCACCATTAATCGTCAGCAGCCTCAACAACTGGCGCAAGCACAATCACGTGGTTCTGGACATTCTGCCATGTCAGGGTTTACGCAGCTCGGTCGTTAGACTAGACTGTGCCATAGGAATTGAGAAGGGACTTTCATGCCTGTATACACCGGTAGCACCAAGTACCCCTATGCGATGACCGTTAATGCGCAAGCGGGTGCCGCTACCGTCGTATCCGAGAACGTTCAGCCTATTTATGTTGACAGTTTCACCACGTACCAGTTCACGGTAATCTGCAAGACAAGTGCTACCTGGTCTTCCGGTGTCACCATTACCGTGAACTACTTCAATTCCTCGAATGTGTCTGTAGGAACTGTTACTGCCACGCAGACTTCCATGGTAGCCAACAACCTGTACACCATTTCCACGACAGCCGGGACTGCTCCTGCCGCTACGTCTTATGCCACGCTTACCATTCAGTTCAACGGTTCCCCGGCCCTGACTAACACCCTGTCCATCGTGCAAGCAGGGCTTTACAATACTAACAACCCCAATCTTGACTATGAGATTAACCAGAATGCCGCGTTTGCAAACGGCACGCAACCTTGGAGCCAGTCTAACAACAGCGCCCTTATAGGGTGGGACTGGACCCCGCTAGCCGTGGGTGACGGTAACTACGACAGCTTGCTCATCAGCGGTGTTGTTGAGCTTATCGGAGGACCCGCAGGAGTTCCTTCTGACATTCCTGAACTTATAGACAGCAACGGCGTAGGGGCTACTTTCCGGCTTCTTGCGCCTCCCTCTACTAACTCAGTAGCTTTTGGCTTTCAGAACTCTTACGACCTAGGTGCTCCCCAGCCTACTTCAGATGTAGTTGAGTCACTGCTGCTGGACGGTGAGCGTCCCTTTGGCTACAGGGCTTCTAACCGGACTATCACGCTACCTATCCTTATTGAGGGCACTTCACAGGCAATCGTGCAAGCCGCACGAGAGTACATGATGTACCTAATTGACCAGCAGTTGTGGAAGCTTACCTGGACTCCCGCAAGCAATGGCCTGCCCCTTGTATTTGACTGCTTCAGGGCGCAGCCAACAGTTCTTTCTTACGGTTTTGACTACAACCGTGACCCCACGGCTGGAAGCGGCGGTACCGCCTACACCTCCATGACATTGACTTTCCAGGCGATGCCTTACGGTCATAGTGGAATAGATGGCACCAAGGACCTGGCGTTTTCCAGCTTCCTCATTAACGGTCAGGCATCAGCCGGTGCGGTCACCATGGATGGCTACATTGGTGCGGGCGGTAACGCTAACTGGCAATGGGACACTCGCTGGTCAACCCTTAACTACCAGTTTCACGACTTTGAGACCAGCACTAGCGGCACCACGATTTCCACAGGAAACCTGGCACCTACCAGCACAGACCCGTACGTCACTGCAAACGCAAGTCCCCACACAGCAGGCACCGGAACGGCAGTTTACTCAAATGCGCATGCTGCGCATGGCTCCTTGTCTTCTCTTTATAATTCAGGTGCCTCTGCTGGAACTGCCTACGTCGAAATAACTACGACACTTTCAGCGCAAACAGCTTATGCGCGAGCTTCTTATTACCTCCCGGCACTCCCGGCTGCGGCAACGCAAGTTAGCCTGATGCAGGTCAATAATGCCGCTAACACGCAAGCTGTTGGAAAAGTATTTCTTAATCCTAGCGGTACGCTTAACTTTGTTACAGGCGCAGGTAACCAATACGCTATGGCGGTTGCCCTTCCCACAAGTCAGTGGGTGCGCATTGAGCTTAGCGTCAGTCCTAACATCGTTAATAGCGCAGCAAACGCTAGTGCGACTGTAACGTGGTACCTAGGGGATAGCACTACACCCCAGGAATCAAAGACTTTTACCGGAATGTCGATAGGAACCGGTCCCGCTTCAGCCCCCGCTAACTTCTACTTCGGACTACTGTCAGCAACAGGCAATAACAACTACCAGGCTTACGTTGACGATATTGCCTGCGGGCCTACTCAGATAGGTCCTTACCGTACGCCTTCGGCAACAAATGTCAGCTTGCCTGGCGGTGTAGGTAGTGCTGTTCACTACATGCCTCCGCGCCCTGTAAAGCAGCCGTACCCTGCCGCTGTATTCGCGCGCTCTAGCTTGGGCTTCAATCTTGTAGGACTTAACTCCTTGCAGTGGTGGTTCGGGCAAGCCTACGATTACGATTACGCTTACGACCCCACCTTCAGGTCAACTATCGTGTTCCGCTGGACGCTGACGGACAACGCTAATAATACGCTTAAGTTCAGTAAGACCTTCAATGAAGTTAAGTGGAGCAAGAATGCGTCCGCCCCAACCTGGAGCAGGCTTACCGTTCCTATTCCGCAGGGCAATAACGTATTCAATTACGCCAACGTAGCCAGCTATTCCCTGGCCTTCACCAATCACAGTAGTGGCGGCACTTCTGGTTTCGTGAAAATGCATGCGTGGCTAAGCGGCTTGCAAGCTCTTCCGACCACCATCAACAATAACCCTGGAACGCCTCGCGCGAACCTCTTCAACATATTTGGCGCTCCGGGTTCCGCACGTTCACCTATTTCCGTGCAGGCCCAGCTGCCTTCTCAGACAGGCAACGTAGTTCAGGAGTTTACGCAAGTCGGTTCCTGGACTGTGCCTCAAGGCGTTTACAGTGTTCAGGCTGAATGCTGGGGTGCTGGCGGGGCAGGCTCATCGTACAACACAGGCACTAACTACGCAGGCGGTGGCGGCGGCGGTGGCGAGTATGCCATGGAACCCGCGCTTACCGTAGTTCCCGGTACTAAGATTCCGTATTTCGTAGGAGCAGGCGGAGTCAGTGGTGAGCTGACTAATACCGTTCAATCGTGGAACTCATCAGGAATTGGCCACTGGCTGTGCCCGGCAAATGTAAGTTCCATACAGATTGAAGTGTGGGGCGGCGGTGCTGCTGGTTCCGCAGGCGGTGGCGGCGGCGGTGGCGGTGAATACGCCAAGGAAGCAACGCTAGCGGTAACTCCCGGAAAGACTTACCAGTTTCAGGTAGGCCGGGCAGGTGTCCCTAACACGGGAACTAACACTGCCGCAACAGTAGCCCGAGACGGAATCGCCTCATGGTTTATCGGTGACGCTGTAACGGTGCGTGCTAGTGGCGGAAGCTCTCCCGCTACAGGAGGTGCTAGTGGCGGCAGGGGCGGTCACGGCTCTGCTAACTCCACGCACTACAGTGGCGGCACGGGAGGCGCTTCTCCGGGGTCTGCGGGCGGCGGCGGTGCGGCTGGCGCTGGAAGCTCTAACAACGGTGCTAATGGCGCTGCGGGCGTGCGAGGAACTAACACCGGTCAAGGTGCTCACCTTACAGGCGGTGTTGGGGCTACAGGCACCAACGGTGGCGGTAATGGCGGGGCAGGTTCGAGTGTCCCTGGCTTCCCCGGAACAGGCATAACTCCAGGTGGTGGCGGGGGCGGTGGCTACAGCTCCAACGGAAAGAATTACAAGGGCGGCACCGGAAGCACCGGTGAAGTAAAGATTACCTACCAGGTAAACCTGGGTTCACCTATTAATGGTGGCAGCACCGCTTTCGGTGCTTCGGGCCTTACCAGCGCTACAGTAACCGCTCACGGTGGCACATCAGTAGCCAATAACACCGCATCAGGCTCGGCTGGAGGAACTGGTTCTTCTAACTCTACACACTACAACGGCGGGCAGGGATATCCGTACTCTAACGGCACCGGCAACAACGGATTCGCTAGTCAGGGTAACTCTTCTTCTGCACAACTCGCTGCAACCTTTAACTACAGCACGGGTACGGGAACCACTACGGCTACTGCAAGCTCAACAAACGGTGTTGGCGTAGTCATAGTCCTGGCGGCAGCGGCAGTAAGTGACCTTACCGTGTCAGACAACGCAGGAAATATATACCCGGCTGTGTCTAACGTAGCTATCGGCACAGGGCAGATGTACGCTTTCGCTACACCCCTGGCTGGCCAGGTAGTGAACGGAAGCACGGTCCTCACCATCTCATCAGCAACTGCACAGCAATATGCGGCTAGCTGGTGGTACATGAATAATGCCATTGAAGTGAATGCAGCAAATATCGTCACTAATACGGGGACTGGAACTGCCGCTAGCCTGACGTTGGGCAACACTGACGCCACTACTACAGAATACAACTGGGCATTCTGGGGCAACAGTTCTACTGTTGCCAGCACGGGTAATTCTGGTTCTGGGTCTGACGAAACTGAACTTTACACTAACCTAGGCTGGTCTATTTCGGGCGGTGCTCTTTATGGCGCTATCACGTCCACACTTACGCCGCCTAACACTAGCGGTCGCGGAAGCACAGGAATGTCCTGGGCATCTAGCACTACCTGGGGCGGTATTTCTCTGCCTCTCGTCCTTGCTAACCAGGGCGCTGCCACCGTATCACTGCCGACTAGCACAACTGCTAATACCTTTACTGGAACTTCCGGCACCATAACACCTAGGTTTACCTTCACCACCTTTAACACGGGCGTTATAGTATTGTTCGTAGTGCGCCCTGGTACTAGTACTGTAACGGCTGCTGATGTGGGAGGTAACACCTACACAGCTCAGGTAACCGCAAGTAATGGCGCTACAACTGCTTACATGACGGTACTGACGGCTCCTGTAACTCACAATCCAGGCACTATAACTGTCTCTGATACAGTAAGCCAGGCGCATATCTTGCGAGCTTTCTACATCCCTAACTGCACAGCTTGCGATACTTCAGGTACAGCCTCGACTAACGGAACTACTAGCGTGACGCTAGCGTCCGGCTCGCCCACGAAGGCCGGAGACTTCACCTTGTATACGGGCTTTACCGCAGGCGGTAATGCCGTAACCACGTCTGCTACTGGTGGCGCTAATGCATTCATCAACAATACCGGTGGCGCAGGCAACCTGAACATGCAGATACTAGGTCTTTACAACATCGGCACGGCAGCTGCTGCTACGCTAACCGCAAGCACGACAGCTAGTGCCGCAATCGGGGCGGCAGCTATTTCCTTGTCGATGCCCTGGTGGGGCGGTGGCGGCGGTGCATCAGCGAATGCATCAGGACACGGCTTCCCCGGTTTTGACACCGGAGGTGCAGGTTATGGTGGTGGCGGTCAAGGCGCTACAGGTGCGCAGGCAACATCTTCGGGTATTCAGGGAGGTGCGCCTGGCGGTGGCGGCGCTGGTGCAATAAGCAATGCAGGAGGCATCCAGCTTGGCGGCTCAGGCGGCAACGGTCGTATCAGGCTTACGTATACCCCGCCGTTGCAGGCATTTGACAATCTCATTTTGCACATGCCGGGTTACAATTCGCCGGATACCTATAACCCGGTTAGCCCTGTTCCTGTGACAGACCCGCCAGACGGCCGGGAATACACGATGTCCTCTGTGATTCCGTGGCGTAATGCTGAATTCAATGGCACGTACGCGGTGTTCCTGGCTAACTACAACTGGTCCACTTCTGTGGGAACTAATGTAACACGGCGAATTACGGTAACAGTAACGCAATACGAATTCCTTAACGGTCCTGGTTACAGCATGCAGGTTACCCGGCTGGTAACGCCTTCTACAGACATCGTGAATGGCATAATTTCACTAGGCAATCTTCCGCTGCCCATTAAGCAGTACGACCCTAGTAACCAGGAACCGTATTACACTTACGGTGTAATCAGCAGTGAAAGCGGTGACCGGTTCATGGACATCCTTTTCCTTGACACTACCGGCCAGACTGTGCTTATCAATGTCAACAATGCCAGCCCTGGCTACGGTAAATACGCTAATTACTACATTGATGAGCCTGATTTTGACACCGACATCAGTCCTGTGCTTGGCTCACCGCAAGGACCTGAGCGTTCCGTAAGCGTACTGGATTCAGCTGTGCTTTCAGGAGGACCATTCTTCCTGACACCGGGAGATAACTTCATCCTGGCGTACTCTACATACGGCGCACCTAATCTCGGTGTTCGATATAATCCAAGATGGTACACTGACCGGGTGAAGTACTAATGCCCCCCACACCTAAGGTAACTCCGACTAATGTATCGTCAGTAGCTCAGTCTGCGAATAACCGCATTAACGCGCTGCTGCCGAATATTGCGTCTACTGCGAGTCCTATCACCGTATGGACTACGAACGTCATTTACGAAATGATAGCGCTCGCAACGCCGCCTACTAATACGTACAGCCCGGCCTACTACCCGTCCAGCGGCACATGGACGTGCCCTTCAGGCGTGTCCAGCGTTCAGGTTGAATGCTGGGGCGGCGGTGGCGGTGGCGGTGGCGGTAACACTACTAGCGGCGGCGGAGGCGGCGGCGGCGGCGAGTATGCTGCTGAGCAAAACTACCCGGTAGTACCCGGCGAGCAGTACGCATATACCTGCGGTGATGGCGGAACTAATGGCCTTACTGGCGTCCCTGGCACTACGGGTCAGAACACCGTATTTGACTTGCAAGGTGTAGGAAAAACCGGAGGCATTATCGCCCATGGTGGTCAGGGTGGTGACATCACTAGTACAGGTAAAGGCGGTGCTGGAGGCACAGGCAGTGCTAACACCACTGTGTACGCTGGTGGACCTGGCGGAACTAACGCCAATGGCGTAGGAGATGACAGCCCGTATTCATCTCCCCTTGCTAACGGTACGCAGTTCTGGTACATAATGGACGACGACCCTGCTTACTACTCCACTATTCAAGACAACACCGAAATTACCTCCGCACAGCAAATTAACACGATAGGAACTGCTAACTCCACTATTCTCGGTAATAGCATTCCCAACGGCGGTACTGTTAACGCCCCTGCACAAGCGCCTACTAGTTCTATTATCGGGCAACTGTACCAGGCTAATGTGGGGTGGAGCTGGACAGCTCCCAGTAGCACGGAAATGCCTTATTACCGGATAAATAATTATGGCCTGTCCACGACATCCATGACATTCTCGTGCTGGATTTATGCTGATGCAGGCGGCAATTTCACCGGTTCTAACGTTTCAGCTGGCACTATCGTATCCACGTATGACTACGCTATAACTACTAAATCGCCAGGATACGCTCTATTTATTGATACCAATAATAGGGTGAACTTCAAGATTTCGCGCCATAACGGCAGTTCCTACACTACTCAGCTACTAACTCTCAGCACGCCTGTTGATACAACTGACTGGAATTACATCGTAGTTTCCTATAACGGAAGTACGATGTACATTTACGTATATAATTCCAGTAACCCAGGAGGATTGTCTACTTCTGGCGCTGGCCCGTCTGGTACTGGCAACCAAGTACAGGTTAATAACAACAGCACTTACTTCGGCATTAATCCTTCTATTAACGGTCCTGACAACGGCTTCAGCGGTTACATGTCCAACCTGTGGATGGCCACAGGTGCCCTCACTACTTCTACGTGGCCTAACGGCGTATACAACCCCTCCACAACTCCTAACACAGGTTGCGGCGGCGGTGCATCGGGCGGCGGCGGTGGCGTAGGAGGCACAGGAAGCCCAGGGAGTGTAGGAGGCGCAGGCGGCGCTGGTGGCACAGTCCCGGCTGTTCCGGCAGGCAGCAATCTTACGATTGGATACACAGGAACGACAGGAGGAGCATCTGGACTTAGCGGTATCAATCCTGCGTCTAACTCCTACGGTGGAGGCGGAGGAGGAGCTGGTAATTTCAGTCCGCTACCTACCCTGAAAACCATGAAACTTGTGGCGGCACAAAGCGCTTCTTATGCAGGCCCGGATGCTGTAAGCAACCCTTCAGGTCAGTACACTATCAGTCTTGCTCCTCTGGTAACTAACTCATCAGAAAAACTCAGCACTAGCGCGGCCAACCTGTCTCCTGATTGCTACCAGGGAGGCCAAGCCCAAGTAGACAGCAATTACCAGGGCACGATGTCATCTGCTGTACTGCTGCCAAATGCAGCGACAACTGCCGCTAACTTCACGGGTGCGATTGCTACTATTAGCAAGCTCACCATGAGCGCTGAAATCTTGAGTCCTAATGCGGCATCGTTGCTGCTGGGCTACACGAGTGACACGACACTGCCTTCGACCTTTACGGCGAGTTCTGTAACTACTGTAACAGAATTGCCTATCCCAGCAGGCTCGCAAAATACTGTCGTAAGCTGGGACCTCACTAATAACAGTAACCTCGTCAGTGCTATAGAGGGCGGAACAGCTTGCACCCTGATATTTGGCCCTGGTAATACTCCAGGAGCCGCCTCCTATAGTAATACTGCTACAGCATCACAGTTTAGCGCGGCCTTTATCGGTGCTGGCGGAGCTGCATCCGGGTACTTGCAAGACCTTACTATTACTGTGCAGTACAGTTCAAGTAACTGGGCAAATGGGGGTTATGGGTCTCCAGGCGCGGTAAGAATTGCTTACATAAACCCCAATGGTGTGCCTATAGCTTCTATCCAGCCGGTGGCTACAACTGACAGTCAAAACGACCAGTACGCCGCAGGATTCACAGGGCCAATTACGGCTTGGCAGCCGGGGAGCAGCCCTAAGGTCCCGGAAACTCCGCACGCTCTTAGTTCTTACCTTAACTCGTGGACAAGAAACTCCACTAGCCAGGACTTGCAGTACCAGATGATGGGTGACGGGACTGTCCTCATTACCGGACGCCTGAATGTGCCCGCTAGTCCTGCTGCGGTCAGTACCATAACTAGTTCAATACCATCGGCATACTGGCCTTTGAATCGTATTGAAACAGGCCCGGCTACAGCGGCTAATTCAGTAAGTCCCTTCGCTTGCACGGCTTGCTCAGTGCAAATAGACACTTCAGGTAACTTCTCGGCGGTAGGACTTACCTCTTCACAGTCCGGGTACACTTTGAACGTGAACTTCCGGTATCCACTTAATAACCTAGCCGTTTAAGGAAGGGAAGAATTAACGTGAGCGCAGGTATTCAGCCGAATCTGGCGACCATTAATCAGCAAGCCGGAAGCCTCATGGTGAACCTGCTCAACAGCATTGAGCAAGCACAGGTCTTCTACCAGTACCTTAACGGTCTTGGCAGTAGCGGGCTAATAGCGCTTGGCATGGCAAGTGCTGACGCAACAGCACTTCTGTCGGCGTACAGTAACGCTAACGCCCTTGCCAATGTTTTTTACGGACAGGCGTACACAGGACCGGCATTGCCGTATAACTTCTACAACCAGATTGTGCCGCTAACAGGCGGTCAATAATAACTAGGCAAGGAGCTTAACGGATGGCACTTGAGAAGAGGGACGGTTCACAGATAGTGACGTTCCTGCCTCCGCGTCCTGCTAAGTCCTTCAGCATTACTTCAAGCGGCTCAACATCAGATTCCGAGCAATTTGGCGGCAGTAACACAGATGGCAGGCGTTACGGCTGGATTAGGATTAACTCACTGCAATGGGAAACTAATAACGACACGCAAGCTGACCTGTACAACGGCACTTCCGCTAACACGCACTCTCCCCTGGAGAACGGTGAGCAATTCCAGCTGTGGACAACTAATATCGTCGGCCTTAGCTATCCTCCCAACGCCACACTTTACGACTCAACAGGTGCGGCAGACTTGTATGAAATCTTTAACTTGCAGAATGCCCTGCCGAATGTATCTGGGGCACAAGCTCCCGTTAAGCTAAAGGACCCGCAAGTCTGCATCGTGCAAGGCATAAAGCAGGTAGCTCACGGAAGCTGGGATATCTACTTTTCTCCCGACATCACCGATACTATCGACACCACCGCAGACGGAATCATAACAATTCCTGTTCCGCGCGATGCTCGGTGGCTGAATGCTTACGGGCACGTAGACCAGGTTAACTACACCTTCACTATCCCTGGCGGACCCAGTGCTTTTCAGTGCCTGTTCGTTGTGCCTCCGGACTTCAGGACTACTGCCATGGACCCCGGCCGAATCCTTCAGGTATTCCGAGGCGGTCAGTGCATCTGGGAAGGCTACACTACAGAACCCACGCCTAGTTCTACAGGGTGGCAGATAAACGCCACGGGCGCAGGTGCGTACGGCACGAACTTCACGTGCTTCTACGATGTGTGGAATATCGCTCGTCCTCTTCAACTCGCGCTGGACAGGGGACTTCGCTGGCTATTCCCGCCTGTCATCCCTGCCACAACCAAGAACAATCCGGAGCAAGCTTACATTGGGCCGTCCCAGACTTCGGGTTCCATGACAATCACAGACTTCCTTAACCTGGTTTGCACAACAGGACGCCTTTACTGGACATTGATTCCGCCTGTCAGCGCAGGCATTCCGGCGTGCCCTTGGCGACTAGAGTTCCTGGAATTCCCCACTGACCAAAGTGGCAACCCGCTGGCTACGGTAACATCCGACCACGCTAATTACCTTAGCCGTGAATGGCGAAGGGTTGACCAGCCGCTAGGCTCAGACCTTAACTCTACGCGTCGTCCGCCTGACTTGTACCTGGTAAGCACATCACCTGTAGCACGTAACATGAATGCTACATACAACACGCTAATCATAAACTACATGACGAAAGCTGACCAGCTGTCTAACTCCGAGAACTCAACCGGTACCGCTGCTACTTACAACACTGCCGTAGTTGACATTCCCGAATCTGTGGCTCGTTACGGGCGTCTCGAATACTTCCTCGACCTAACCAATGGTGGCGCGCTAAGCCACACTCAGGCAGTCAGTGTAGGGCGTAACATCCTGAACAAGTACATCCGAGTGAACTTCACGACACCATTCTCCGTACAGCCAGGACAGCTCCTGAACAGCGGAGGACAGCCTGTAGACCTCGCATGTGACTGGTCAGGCAGGACAGTGTCCGTAATGGCGCACGGAATTCCCATGGGTGGTGAAAGTCAGTTCGGTCCCTTGACGTTCTTCTCCGGGACATACCAGTATGACGACAACAGCCAGACGGCTACTATCACGCCTTATCAGAACGCAGGAACAGATATATCGACTGTCGTCGCCATGCTCTACCCTGGCCAGTACGCCTAGAGGAACGCCAGGTTGTTGATGATAGTTTGCAGGGCCTGAATTTCCTGCTGAGCCTGGGCCGCGCTGGCGTCCCCGCCCACCATGATTACCTGCCAGAACGTGCTGCCGCTGATGTACAGGTAAAGAACAGATGCGAACAGGTCAATTCCCGGCTTGTAGCCGTGGACATCAGAACCATACTGTACGCCCGCCCAGCCATGCTGCTGCATTGACTGTGCGATAGCACCGTAAACATCTCCGATGTCTTCAGCCGCAGGCGACAGTTCGTACTCGTGCGCAGCCCAGTAAAGTTCAGCCATGTGTCTCGCTCCTTGCTTAAGGTTTTTGAGCACTCTGCTATTTCAAGACTATCCGATACCATTAAGGGAGACATAAGGCAAAGGGCGGTATTAGAGATGGCGTTGTCAGAGATACTTCCCGTGCTCATAAGCGCCCTGAGCATGATGTTCACGGGACTTCTATGGTTGCACGGCAGAAGTGAACGGTCAGACAAGAACACCACGGCGCATATTGAGCACGTGTTCACAGAGCACACGCAACCTGTTATAGACCGCATAACTACCCTGGAAGCACGTACCTCGCCTGAATCCCGCGACCATGAGCGTGAAGCGATTAAGAACATAATCTCAGATAAGCTGGAACCCATACAGAAGACGCTAAGCCAGCTTGAAATAAAAATTGACGTATTCTGGACTAATTTTTCCCGGGACGCTGCAATGATTCTTCATCAGCCCGACCCTGACAGGCACCACATTGACGTGCTACTGGAATCCTACATTGATGGCACGATTACGGATGACGAGAAAAAAGAACTCAAGAAGTTCTTGTACATTATCCGTAACTGGGAGCCTGGACAGGATGTTGGATTCCCTGTGCATCCAGGCGAGCAAGTAGCGGCAGCGGTCCTGTTGCGCACCATGGATTACGTAATTGACGCTACCCGTAAGCTGCGGACTATTCCGGAAGTCAAGGAATAACAGTAAAGTTAGTTATGTAGACTTCCTTGCTGAATTGAGTTAACGATGCCTGAGAACCAGCCCCCACTTGAATCTCAGCCGAGCGTGCCTGAGAGTAACTTCATGCTTGCTGCCGAAAGGCAAGTTGACATACTTGTGGCAGCGGCTACTAGAGTGCCCAAACTACAGATTCGCGTCCTTGGTGCGGTGTGTGCTGCACTGCTAGTCATCTCTGGGGTACTCGGATACCTTGTAAGTCAGCAGTACAGCACAACGCAGGAACTGCGCAGGGATGCTGTGGTTAACTGCCAGTCAGGAAACGAGTTCAAAGCCGACCAGACTAGAATCTGGAATGAATTGATTAGTATCACCCCCGCGCCGAAGGATGCTAAGGGTCGAGCGTTCATAAGTAACTTCCGAGCTTTCGTTGAGCACGTAAATGCTCCTAAGAACTGTGCTCAGGCTTACAACGTGAAGGCAAGTGGGAAGTAATTACAGCTCATCGATAATCTGGTGTACGAGTTCCCCCATGCGCCTGACTTCTCGTACAGCCGTCCAGCCGGAATTAGTCTCCCAGAAACTGTCACCCAAGTCCCAGCGCAACGTAGCCAACTTGACCATCGCTTGCTGTAGCCACACTTTACCCATGGCAGCTACGTCTGAGTACCTGCCTGATGCATAGGCGTAGTTCTTGTCGTAGCCGAAGTACGTGCGCATCGTACTCATGGAGGAGAATACCTTGACTGAAGGATAAAGCTGCTCTAGGTTTCCCTCAATTTCAGCAACCGCACAATCAATTAGGTCTTCAGGGATTTTAGCCTCTTCTTCCAGGCTTCGTCCTGTAATCTGAGCATGCGTATTAGCCGCACCTTCAGTCCGGAAATTAGGCTTACGCCATGAGCCCGTTATCTTATCGCTGTAACGCTTCCCGAAGTAACCATAATTCCGCTTGCGCTCTGCCTCCATGATGTCACGGAGATGGTCCTTGTCTACCGCGAGGCCCTTAAGGCGCACTTTACCGCAGCGAAAGCCCTTCTCGCCAATCAGTACAGTGCCAAAACCTTCTACCACGCCTTGAATGGTAATGGCCGTACTGTCGGCAATTACGCTAGCGTCAGCGGGCTTCCAGAAAGCCCAGAAACCACAACCGCAAGTAGGCTCAGGAGCGCTATGCTCAGGTAGCTTCCCGTACAGTCGCGCCCTGCGGCACTCACCTTCGTAGACGTCCTGGCCTGCATCCCAGCGGGTCCCGTAAGCGCCTATGAGCGCATCTTGCTTCGTCGGGTACATCTTCCACCAGCGGTAGCCTGTAACGCTGCCTATGGCCAGCTCTGGCTCTCCCGTGAAGCCCTTCATGGCTGAGCTGTTGTCCAGGTCTGCTGCCTGCCACTTACCGTAATCAGCATCGCGCACTTCATCGATGCTAGCGTTAAGCAGAAAGGTAATCTCGTCCAGCTCGTTACTCATACTCAGCCTCATCTATGGCCATGCACAAGTGCTCTAGGGTATCCATGTCCTTGTTCGAGACGTAAGAGTAACCGCAAAGCGGGGACTCCAGAGTCTCCATCTCTTCCCACACAAAGCGGTAAAGGTTCTCCAGGGCTTGCGACCTACTCATCCTCATCCCACAGCTCCTCAAGGTCTGGCATGTTAAGCTTCCGGCGTTCTGCCAGCATCTTAATGGCTAGTTTAGCTGCTTTGTTCGTCAGCAAGTCTTCAGGCCCTACGCCTAGTGCTATGAACAATCGCCTGAAGTAGGCTCCGGAGGGCCTGCGAATGCCTCGTTCGTAAGAACTGATGCTCTCAACGGAAATGCCCGTGCGATGAGCCAGCTCAGTCTGAGTCATGCCTGCTACCTCGCGGCACACCTTAAGCTTCTCAGGGTCAATCCTGACGCCGCCCGTGAACGGCTTAGCTGGCATGTTCCTCGCCTTTCTTTACTCCTGGCAGCCTGGTGAAAGAAGCCCCACGGCGAATGCTGTTCTTGACGAATCCCGGTTGCAGCAACCCGCAACGTTCCATGCACTTAAGAAGTTTCTTGTAGTCGTTCCACTCCAACTGCTGATTGAGGTAGAGATGGTAATGGCCTGGCGTGGAAGACTCTACAAGAGCAGCCCTGTAGTCTATGTCCAGGACTGGCATGTGCTGGTTGTCTACGCCAAGTACCTTACTGGACACCAATGTGGCCTCAGCTTCAGTGCAAACCTGGCGGTCGCCTAGCGCATTGTCAGGGTCAAGCTTCTGCGAGTCCCCCTGCAACGGTTTAAGTGCCCGGAAGGGCGTACGGCCCTTCATGAAGTACGGCCAAGAACTCAAGATTCCCCCCACGTAAGGTCACCGCTGAAGCAAATTAGGCACTGTGCCCCACCCTGTTCCAAAATTTCCAGGCATTTCTGACACAAGAACAGGGCACCTGCTTCACCGCAAGAGCACTTAATGTGCAAGCGTACTACAGATGGCTCGCCACAAGGCTTGCCCTGAGCTACGGCATAAAATTCGCATGGAGGAGCGCTGTCCAGGTCTATTCCTGTAAGCTCTTCAATTTCTATAGTAGTGCTCACGCGTCGTCCACATCTGGTTGTGCCTTAGGATTAGCGAAGGTTACGTTATTGGCTATCATGTAATCGTACACGCAGTCCTCGCTGCAAAAATGCTGCGTCCCCTGCTCTTCCCATTCGATGCAAGGATGTTCGGTAACAGGGCATTGAATATCGCATTGATGGCAAGTGAATACTTCACCTACCTTGCGCATCCACTCACTGCCGCACTCAGGCGTGCACACGAACTGTATGCGTTCTCCCGCCATCTTTATCGGATGATAGCCATCTTCAAGAGACTTGGCGCAATTAGCGCACGACAGGTAACCCTCATACGCTTCCACTAGCCCTCCTCAGGTCGCTTGTCTCCCGGCCACACAGGCTTTACCGTGTCCGTGTCCAGCGTGTAGTCAGGACCGTACTCGTCCTCCACCAATGGTAGCTTAGGCCCCGTGCCTACCTGACCACCAAGGATAATGCCCTCAGGAAGCTCGTCAAGGCTCGTAGGCGCGTCTACAGGGTCGATGGATAGGTAGGAGTAGTCCTCATCGTCATCGTTCTCTGGGGGCCTTCCTGGCCCTCCCCAGCCGCTGTAGTCTTCTGGCTTCTCCCTGTACGCACCTTCGTTACGGAAGCCTACATCTACACCAGGGTCAGGGTCTACGGTGTAGGGATTAGCCCGGACAGGAGCCTTAGGCTCTTCGAACTCTTCGTCTTCTGCGGAGAACTGCAATTCCTGGCGCTTGAGCTGGCGCATGATGTCCGCAGGAGACAGGGTTCTCGCGCCATTACCAGATGGACGGCTTGCCTGAGTACTGGGTGCGAGTGCCGCAGGCGCATCAGCCCCCCAATTCGGAGTCAGCTTGCAGGCATTGGTGGCTTCTCCCAGGCTCACGGCATGCTGCCATGTATCGCCAGGCCCAGGCACGGCTGCACGCAGCAAGTGAATCTCAGCGAGGCTGGCAGCCTCAGCTTCCGACTCTGCCGTTATTCCCGTGCCGCAGGTGCACGCTGCTATCCACACTTTCCGTTCAACTCCTTATGCTCGATTCGTATTCCCGTCACCACGGGCATTCAGCTTGCCAGGAGACGGGAAGTTAAGGCCAATTATCGAATCTTCATGGTCACCTTCGTGACCACTTTCAAGGCAGCACCTTACGCGGCGCATCACGCCTTTAAGGTCATCCTTCCACGATTCAGTAGCGCACGAAGCATAAGGAGGTGGATACCGCTTGATAATAGTTACGCCAGTCCTGCACTTCAAGCACAGGATTTGGGCCTTTTTCTTGGAAGTTACGAAACCTTCCTTATTTGCCTGCACTCCGGGAAGAATTGCGAGGCACCCGCAGGATAGCCTGAAGGTGAAAGCTGAAGGGGTTGCCCTAGCGATTTTAGCTCACCCCGTTAAGACGTTCAGGGGCGTACAGGCGCAACAATTCTTCAGCCCACTGCAATTTATCTGCCACACGCTGACCTGGCGGTTGACGGATGCTCCACAATTCTAGGTTTTCAGGGCGATTGTCATCACGTACACCATTAATGTGATGGGGTGATTCGTGAGGCAACAGCTCACGCCCTAGAACGCGCATCAGTACTAGGCGATGTTCTCCTACCTTAACTAGGTCACCTTTAGGACCTCGCCATTGCCAGGTAATGTACCCATCCGATTCCTTAAGCCTAACAGGACAAGGACAGAGTGAAAGTAGTCCCTGGAACGGTCGTTTAGGGACACTAGTAATTTTCCGTTCACATCCACACCTAGTGTCCTGCACTAGGTATTCGTGCCCACCCTTAAAGTGCCTAAGGTATTTGATTACCCTGAAGTGGCCTACTAGCGTGCCCTCCTGCCACCGTGGCGGATTAGCAACACGCTTGCGGACGGGACTACATGCAATACAGCACTTGCTTTTTGCTAGTTTAACGGAAGATAGCAAGCGTGTATTTTCGTTCCCGCAATCAGGGCACTCTAGGATTACCTTCAAACCTCCGGGACCATCGGGCAACAGCGCTGCTATTACTCGTTGACCATTCAGATACTCAGGCACGGGACCTAGCGTCAAGTGCAGTCCCAGCTTAGTTGTCCGATGGTACACCGAATTCGTTGTACGTCCTAGTTTTTGCGCCACTTCGGGCACCGTAAGCCCCGCACTCACCAGCGAATGCAGATGAGCTTCTTCATCAGGGGTCCAGAGCTTGTACGTCATAGTGTCATTAGTCTACACCTTACGATGAGCCGGAATCCACTCGCCATTTTCCTCACGGGTAAAGTCTTGCATTAGCTTAGGGACTTCTGTCTTCATGGTTTTCGCGATGGCATCGAATACCAGGCGAATTTCCTCTTCAGCTCCTGCCGCTGTGCGAACCTCAATAACGTGCCTGAGCGTACGGATGTTGGCTGTCCAGAGAAGAGAAGTGGCTACACCATCAGGCGCAAAACGCCGCATGAACGAGGTCTTAGCCTTCTTCTCGTGGAATGGAACCCCATCATCGTCCAGCTTGAAGTGCTCGGCCATCCACTTCTGGTGCTTTTCCAGCATGTGCAGGACCTGAAGAGATTCCTCGTACAGCTCAGGGTCGTCCTTAGCCCATTGCGGCAGCCAGAACGGGATGTCTGTTAGGCGAACGAATCGCATTGACTCCTGGCTGATAGCGCAGCCAGCGCGATGCCGGACAAGCTCGTGAGTGAAAACACGGCTTACGTTGTGCAAGGCGAATGAGAAATTAGCGTGCTCAACCACGCTGCCGTGACCGCTCTTGAGGATGTTCTTGAAGTACTCAGCCTTGTCGGTGCGTACCTTGGTGACGTTAGGGTTAAGTCCTGGCTCGAAGGAACGGTAGCAAAGACGACCACCGAACTCCACCAAGTCCTCAGCATCTGAACCGAACTCATAAAGAGTATCCATCCAGTTTTCGCCACCTACAAGTTCTAGGTAGCGAGCAACCTCATCGTAGTCCACCTCAGGCTGGGCAATAAGGAAGACTTCAGGCTCTACGAAACGCGGCATTCTTACTCCTAGTAGAGTGGGTCCTTGCAACCGCCGTCGCGAACGGCGGTGAACAGCATGTGCCCGAGGGCGTCCCTGGCGTCCTTAAACTTAGGACCGAGCGGGAATTGCACAGCCTTAAGCCGGTTGGTAGTAAGCCAGGGCTTCATCATAGCGGCAGGTCGCGCATGCCATGTGCACCCTGGAGTGTGTGCGAAGTAAGCCTCAACCATGTTGAGCACGAACCTGGCTACTTCTGCATCCTTGCCTTTACCACCCGCGCCACGACCTGCTACGAACTTCTCGCCTTGAATGAACCATTCATCCTTAGGGAACAAGCGCATAAGACTGCGTACCTGAAACTCGACAGTAGAGGCGTGACATTGTACGATTCCGTCTATCGCGGGCTTGTCATTATCACCCTTGTGACCCCAGACTAGGCCAGTGGATGGCCCTACATCGATACCAAGATATCTAGTTGTCACAAAAATACTCCTTGTACAGGCAAAATACTACGTATAAATGGTAGTGCATTATCTCGAAAGTACTCATGACCGCGAATAGGTTGAAATCCGCAATTCCGCAAAAGTATTTTCATGGTGTCTTCTAGTTGGCGTGCACGCGAAAAGTTCTTGTGAATATATACAATTTCGGTAAAACCGTCACGCTTATGCGTATTTAGCCTATCGGAACCGTTCCCGCTAGTTATACCGAATTTGACTATCTGAGTGTACGGATTACGCACGACGTAAAAAACGTCTGAAGGGGTCCGTATACATTGACTACACAGTCCTTGTCGTCTTTGCAGTACAGAGGGCCGTGGAGAACAAAGGTGCTTATTTGCGCACATAACATCGTGTGGACTAAGTGCCCCCTTCCATTCCTGATATGCACACGTACCTTGCTGTTCTTTAACTGTTAGGCGAAAAGCCGCTTCAGCTGCAAGGGACGACAATTTCCTACCCGCAGGAGGAGTTCCTGCAAAAGCTACCCTAATAAGGTCAGGATTCTTAATCACACGCTCAGGTGTCACACAGGACCTCACACAGTACTAGTTCGGACCTAATTGACATGTAGCGGCTCCCCACCAAGCAATTCGCGCACAATGCGTGGGTCCTGAATTAGTTCGCTAAGGTTCTGTGCCTTTTCCTTCAAGGCCATTCGCACCTTGGACTCGATAGTATTTCGGGCCACCACGTCGATGATGTTCACAGGTTCTAGCTGGCCTCTTCTATGTAGTCGGTCCTCAGACTGTGCGGCCTGCCAGTAAGCCCATGGGCGCTCCAGGAACACCGCAGTATGTGATTTAGTTAGGGTAATACCCACGCCGCCAGCCTGAGTAGTCACGCACATCAGGTCAAACTGACCGTCTTGGAAGCCCTGACGAGCAGCCGTGCGCTGCTTCTGGGTCTGTCCACCTACGATGTATGCCACACGATAACCCTCGCGCTCAGCGCGCTTACCAGCTAGTTCCATGAGCTGACGATGAGGACTGAACGTGACAATGGGACTGCCCTGACTGTCGTCCAGGATTTCCATCAGCACGTCTACCTTCCAAGATGGTTCCTTCATGTCAACGTGGACCTTGGGAATCATCAAACCGAAGGTTTCGCTCTTAGGGCGGTCGTCTAGCTCTTCAGTAATCGTAACGTCGCATGCGGCACTTGCTAGCTGAGACAACCGCTGCATCTGCGCTAGCGTAGACATCACTGGCAACGGCTCATCAGAGTCCGGCAAATGCGCAATCATGTCCTTGGCCATCTCATCGTAAGCAGCACGCCATGCTGGCGGAATGTCCACTACTCGCGTTGAATACGCCTTGGGCGGAAGGTCTGTAAGAACATCAGTTTTGGACACGCGCCGCATCGTGCCCTGCATCAGCGTATAGAACTCTTCCTTAGTATGAGGACTAAGTCCGCTGACGATATCCTGGTAATCAGTTGCCACGAAATCCGCGTAGCGTTCCTTGTAACGGTCCTGGTTCGGGAACGAGCGAGTGTCGATGATTGTCAACCCACGCCAAAAACCCCTGATGTCCCGCGTAATAGGAGTTCCTGACATCAAGATAGCGTTGTCCACTACCTTAGCGATACGACCTGCCGCTACTGATTGCTTGGTAGTGGTGTTGCACAGCGAGTGTGCCTCATCGATGACTATGCTCTTAGGTGTCAAGTGCATCAGAAGAGGTGGAAGCTGCTTACTGTTCTTGTCTTCCTCTTCAGGAAGATACGCTTTACCGCAGTGCTTACACCTGTCAGGGAAACCCGCAACGAACTTAAGGTCACGGTTCTTAGTCCAGCGCACTGACTTAGGAGGGTCACACTCACACCACGCTAGGTGCGGGATGTTCATGTCAGCCCGGAACACGTCATAAGACATGACGTAGATGTTGTAGCGACTGCTAAGCTTTCGCCTGTTACCCCCGCGATACGCGGCCTTTGACCAGCTAGGGAAGCATTCTTCTAGCTCTTCCAGCCACGGGTCTACCACAGAAGCAGGGCACACCACGATAGCAGGAAACGGGTCAATACCTTGTTCGCGCATCTCCGCTAGCGTAAGGAGAGCAGTGCACGTTTTCCCAGTACCCATATCGTCAGCAAAAAAGAACCGACGATTCATAGCACCTACGAAAGCACCTGCCTCCTGGTGCGGCATAGGTATACGTTCACCTTCGAACGAAGCCTTAAGCGCACCTTCAGTAGTCCCGCGACGAACTACCTCATCAAATATCCACTGGGTAAGTGCCTGGTCAGGCTGCCACACGTGTCCACGTGCAGGCAGTGCGTTAGCTAGTTGGCTTACAACTGCCCATGTACAAGGAAGAGTAAGCTCTCCGCTGTCATCGCGCGTCTTTTGAGGGAGCGCAGTAAGCTGCTTGAACGCAGTTACTATCTCCCCCATCTGCCAGTCTAGGCCCTCAACGCTAAGCCTGATGTCATCCCCGTCAAGTCGTCCATGGACGACTCCGGGAGCATAACGCGCGTCCACTGCGTTCCTTAATCGTCCGCGAAGGTGATGGAAACGTCTTCTACGCAAGCGTTCACGGACAAGTCCCGGAGCCTGTGATTAATTTCGTCTTCGATTTCCAGTGCAGAAGCACCGTAAGAAGTAACGTCTACCGTAAGCGAGTAGATACCTGTTGAACCTTCAGGCATGTCCGTTCTCATTGGATGTTACGTCCCCACGTGTAAGCCCAGAAGCAGATGATTGCGTAAGGAATTCCTAGCAGTAGCCACCACCAGTCTTCAGTCCAGCCTGCGATGCCCGCCCCCAGAATCAGGAGGGCCACCGTGGACCAGACTATCAGGTGAGCTATAACGCCGTCAGATACTTTCATATTCCCCCTAAGGGGTGAGGGACACGGTATTAAGCCACTGTCTTTTACATCCGGTCCTGGCACGCCCGGAATCCCTCACCGTTACTTGTTACTGACCGCCGTTGAGCTTGGCCAGCATGAGCTGCTGGGCCTCAGTCAGGTTACTGTCCGGACCCGGCGCAAACGGAGCGCTAGCAACAGGTACAGGCGGGGCAGGTGCAAAAGTCTGCGGAGCCACCGGAGCAGAAGGAACAGGAGCCGGAGCAGCCGCCACAGGCGGAGCCGTAGGGAGCGGAGCAGCCTGCGGGGCTGCTACCGGAACCTCGACCTGAACCTGAGCGGGAGTGCCACCCTGCGGCGGGTACAGCGTCACCTGGTAAAGCTTAGTGGCACTGAATCCCGGACGGTTGCTGGCCTTTTCGCCAGCACTCATCATGATGATGCGCGTTCCGCCAGTGAGGTCCCGGATTCCGGCAGCCGCCATGGCACGAGCGAACTCGTCCTTAAGCGCTCCCTTAACCCAGATGGTGCCCGCACCATCGGTGAAGATGGAGCCGTGCGTGCCATCGGAAGAACCCGTAATGGTGACGGGAACGATGAGTACGAACTTCGGGCGACCGTCCTTGTACGCCTGCGGGATGCCGTTGATGTCCGTCTGCTGACGGGTGTCACTGTGGAGAAGGTCACGGGAAACGACCATGTCAAGCCATGAACCCTGAACCTTCCCGTTGAAGTACTTGGTGACACCGGCTCCGCCGCCGGTTACGCTAGGCTGGTCCCAGAAGTCTTCCAGGGTGCCGCGAGCGAGAACAGGCTCGGGAGCTGCTGCCTGCTGTACAGGCTGTGCGAACTGGGGCTGAGGCGCGTACTGAGGCTGAAACTGCGGCTGCTGGAATTGGGCCTGGGGAGCGGCAGGGGCCTGGGGTGCGTAGTACTGGGGCTGCTGGTACTGGGGCTGGTTCATTAGATGAACTAATCCTTGTCTTTAGAGTGAACTGCGTATGGCGGTCTTACTGCCTCATGCCTTACTGCGTCGGCTTAACTGCCTTACTGCGACCTGGCTGACTGGCTTTTGTACGCGCCTCTTAAGTTGTCCTCAAGGGGTCTCCCTCTTGGGTACTCCATAACTCTACCACGAGGTTCGGAGTGCTTGTCTCACGTTGTCGAGGTAAAGTACGTCACTCGTTGTCAGGATGACGCTTCCTCAGCAGGTAACCGTACTCCCACGAGTTGATGCAGTCCTGGCAGTCCACGCCGTCAACGACCTGAACCGCGTTCTCCAGGGTGACATCGCGCCCGCAGGCGCTGAAGTCGTTCTTTCGAGTGCGCGCTAGATGCATCATGGCTAGTAACCCTTGGCCGCTAGGTACTGCGAGAACTGCACCCAGTTCGAGGCAATCATCTGCTGGGCCGTGGCAAGCGGGACCGCGCCGTCACAGACAGCCCTATGTGCCCTGTTCTCTACCGCGTCCTTGTCGTTGTTGACACCGCCATGCTTGTCCGCAGCACCTTTAGGCTCTGGCCACAGGTTCTGCTCTACAGACGCGCCGCCTAGCTCAAGGGAAACCAGGTGGTCCAGCTCTGTGGTGCTGCCGCTGCCGTCGTAACCGTATGCAGGATAGGCAATGTCATACTTGAACTTATTAGTAAGCGATGCGGGCGGTCGTACTGATGCACTGTAACCGGGCACGCAAATGGTTTGCTGGATGTTAGCCTGCGTCACATCACTGGCCACTGCGCCAGGAGTGCACTGACTGTCCGGCAGCGGCTCACCTTGGAACATGCCAAAGTGACAACTACCAGGAGTTACCGGAGTCAGGACGAGAGAGTCCCCGTTACCTTGCACCGTAACTAGACCTGAAGTAGCTGGAGATGGTGTAGTGGCTGAAGGCACTGGGAGATAAGGCTTAGGGGAATAGTGTTGTGGTGTGTAACCGCAAGCGCTGAGTGCTATTACGCCTGACGTTAGCAGTATTCCGCCTGCTATCTTTACCTTCATCCCTTGACCGCCGTTCCGGGGCACCCTACTACTGTCGGGTCAGAAGCAGCCTGCGGGCGGAACAACGGGCAGTAGAAGCAGTCTTCGTACGAAGGAGTCATGGGCACGTCCCAAATAGACATGCGACCCTCGTTTACCTCTACGGCTACAGCTTCGCGAACTTCAGTCTTGGCCAGCACGTCCTTGATTAGCTCGAAATCCTCAGCGGTTATGATGTGCTCCCACACATAGCCTTCTTCAAGGGAAGACTTGGTGCGCGGCCATGACACGAGGACTACACGGTCAACTCGCTGGCCAAGGTACATGTAACCGATTGCGTACAAGAGCATCTGAATGTAATAATGCTGAGGAGGACCGTGTCGTCGCAGCTTGTCACGCGGACCTTCACCCTGGCACTTGTGGTCTACAAGCGAGAACGTGTCGCTGTCGTACAAGTCAGCGGTACCGGGATGCGATTGCAGCGCGCTAGGGTCAGGGCAGACCCTAGTCTCTGTCTTCCAGCGCTCCCTGTATGCACGCTCAACCAGGTGCTCCTTGTTGTCCCAGTCAAAAGCCTGCTCAAGGAACGCATGGATGGCAGTGCCGACCATGGAAGCCCACGGGTCAGAGACGTGATTGTCTGAGTGCACCTTGTGACCGGACATCTTGGCGACAAGAAGCCGGTCACACTCATGCCCTAGCTCACTAGGCCCCAAGTGACGCTGAACGTTTCGCGGAAGCCGGTTGGCGTAGTTAACAGCGACGCCCTTAAGCTCACGCCAGTATGCTTGCGCCCACATTGAGTTGCCGTTGAGAACGGCTGGCGTAGCGTCTGCGAAAAAAGACGACGGATTCGTGGTCGGCATGAATGTAAGTGTAACTTACGATTTCGGGTGCTTGCTGACAGGAGACAATGACCACTGACCGTTGCCGGTGCGCTTGTACTCTTCGTACAGGTCAGGGTGGTCTTCTGCGAAAGACTTCTGCTGGAAGCGGCGAGGATTACTGAAAGTAAGAGCGTAAGCTCCCCACGCACCGTTCGGGTGCGCCGGAATGTCGAACGCCTTGCCTGGCTGCTGCGGCCAGTTAGCCAGCTCTGCCGTGATGGCGTTCTTGGTTTCGTCTGCGGCAATGTCTGCCGCTGCGGCTTCAGCTTTCTGTGCGTGGTAGATGGTGAGCAGTGTCGCCAGTCGGCTGTTGCCATCAGGTTCTACTGACACGCGCTCAGGGCGCTCAGGCTGAGGTGTAGTCATTTACTGCCCGTCCATGATGTCTCGTTGTGCCCTGTACAACTTCGCGTCCAGCTCACTGTTCTCAGCCCCGAAGGATATAGGGCCGAAACCATCATAAGCCTGCACGTTAATGCGCTGACGCAACAGCAGTAGTTCCGCTGAAGTAAGAGGGACGTCGATAGTAGGTTCTGTCACCTTTCCTCCACGTAGATATCGAAGGTGTTTCCTGACCTAGGACGAATGCTGACGAATGAGCTAAGCGCCATTACGTTCAGGTACTTACTGCCATCACGATGCTCGTGAACACGCAGGTTAAGCGCATTCTCGTGCGTATCGTCACCGAGCTTGAACTTGATGATAGGACTCTTGCCTAGCGGACGCGTAGGGTACGTGCTGTAGTGCTCCACAAAAGTATCTGAGTCATCAGGTCCTTGCGACAACGTGTCTATATGAGCGTTGAGATTGCTGATGTACATCTGCTGAGTGCGGATGTAACGTTGCGCCCACTTAGGGAGCTTATCTATCTGCTCATCTGTAGGTTCCGTGTTCATGCGTTCCTCGGCTTAGAAGGGATGTGCAAAGGTGCCCAGTGAGTGACGCTAGGAAGTACCCTCTCGGTGTTCCAGTGAACCCAGTGCTCCCCGTCGTTCATCGCGAGCACCACACGGTCGTAGGTGTAATCCCACACCCAGCACAGCCTCCGCACCGGAGGCGTAACCCCGTCCTTGGCGTCTCGCCACTCAGTCGTCATCACGCGCTTGTCAACGTTGTCGTCAACGAGAGTATTCCCGGAACTAGACGTGGCCAAATCCCGGTTACAGCCAGCAGAGTGCTCGCCTTGAGGAGTACCCTGGAGTCTTCCCTACAGGACGGAGCAACGATGCAGTTTGCCCTCACGCCTCGTGAGACAGTGCAGGACCTAGCATGGGAGATGGCAGGCAAAGGCTGGCAGCCGGTGTTCTGCCTGGCCAGGCAGAGCGGTTCCTTCACCCCGCAGCACGGTTCCACTGGCGGCTCAGCGCTTTACGGGTGGAACGGCGAGCAGCCTGACGGCGCTCACCGGCTGGCATTCCGACCCCCGCGTAATGTCGTCGTCTTCGACGTAGACCATTACGACGGAAAGCGCGGTGCTGACACCATTGACGCGGCAGAAGCCCGTCTTGGCCCGCTGCCCCTCACCTGGAAGGTTTCATCTCGCGGAGATGAGAACCCGTCAGGGCGGTACCTGTTCCGCAAGCCTGTAGACCTTGACTTCACGGACAGCGCCCTGGCCGCATTCGGCACTGATGGCGTGACCAACGTGGAAATCGTGCGCACCGCGCACCGCTTCTCCTGGGCACCGGGTGACATCAACCACAAGAATGGCCAGGTGGTAATGTGCTTCGACCCTGACGGGGAGCCTGGCAAGCTGCCGAACGTAGATGACCTGCCTGAGCTTCCGGAAGCCTGGGTGGCCTACCTGCGTAATCCTCCTGTTCCGCAAACTGCCACGGCCTACAATGCTCCTTGCGACGGGCCAGAATGGTGGCTCGCGCAGGCTGACGATTCCCTGGGAACGCGCCAGGAACTGGCCGGTTTCGGCATGAAGATAATGAACAGCCGCCAGCCTGTGGAAACAGCCATGGAGCAGATGCTCCGGTGCTCACTAGACCTGGACCCCGCGCGTCCCTGGCGCGAGTCGGACCTGTGGCCGCTGCTGGACAGCAACACCCAGCGCAAGGTAGCGGAGAACCTGGCCCGCCAGGACTTCGAGTATGAGTTCGTCAAGGAGCAGTCACACGCTACTGACGAGCAACTGACCAAGGAAGCAGAGCGTACGCAAGAAGAGTATGAGCGCAAGAATGCATTCGATGCGGCTGCCAAGCAGCGTCTTAGCGCCGTGACTAACTTCGTGATAGAGCAGAGGCCCGGCATTCCCATCTGCTTTGACCCGGATGACCCGGATTACCAGCCTGAGCCTCAGGTAACCACCTCTAACTTCCACGAAATGATTCGCGGCCTTCCTGTGTACAAGCAGGAAGTAGGCCGGATGCTGGCGCGCAAGATTGCGGAGAAGGACGTGCGCGACCTTCTCAAGAAAGAGTTCAAGGGGTTTCAGGACATCACTCAGCAGCAGGAAATCCCTGAGCCGGAACTACTGCAAGTAGTAGGCAAGGACCAGAAGTCCTCAGCTGTTATTCCCCGCAAGACCGTGAGCGTGCTGTCGGGCCACCGTGCATCAGGCAAGACGTGGGTCGCGGCTGCTTTTGCCGCCCAGGAAATGCGGGCAGACCGGCACGTAATCTGGGTGGACTTCGAGCGCCAGCCTGCACTGCTACGGGAAAAGCTGAAGATTTGCGGCATCGTCTCAGATGAGGTTGTGCGCAATCAGCTTCACTACACCGATGAACTGCCCCCGGACCTTGCGTTCGAGGCTGCTCAGTACCCTGACTGCCTTATCGTCATCGACGCGTGGCGTGGCTTGCAGCAAGATGTTGCCCCTGCTACTTCAGCTAACGACGGCGACGCCGTAGAGCAGGTGTACGCGGACGTGCTCAATCCTGCTGTAGGAGTAGGCGCGACCATCGTCATCCTTGACCACCTTGCCAAGACAGGCATAGGAGGCACGTTCGGTTCTGAGCGTAAGGAATCTGCTGCCGACTACGTGTTCAAGGTAGAGCAGGCACAGGCATTCTCCCGTAAGTCCGAGGGCTACTCTGCCATGACGGTCACCAAGGACCGTTACGGGCACCACACCGTGGACACTCCTGTTGCTTACCTGTGGGTGCCTGCCGGTGAGAGCGGCCCTTCCATCAAGGACTACCCGAAGATGCCTGAGCTGCGTAACTGGTCTCCTGAGGCTGATGACCTGCCAACGCCTGAAGAGGTGCTGAGCGGCGAGGAGCGCCCCGCTAAGGCTGACAAGCCCAAGGCAGCTCGCCCCAAGCACGAAGAGGTTGAGCGCAAGCGCAGGCTCGTCCTGGGCATTGTCGGAAGGATGCCCTTGCAGTTCGGCGTGCGACCGCTGGCACACGAAGCCATGGGGCAGTTCCCAGAAATTTTCGACAACCTGGACAACACCATCGCTTTCGTCAGGCGCATGGAGCACCCCGACAATCTCATCATCAGGGACGGCGGCGGCAAGTTCGAGCTCCGTCAGCCACCGGCGACTAGTGGTGCCCCTGCTCCCGAGATGGACCTGTCGCTGCCAGAGGACTTCGATGAGGATGAGTAGGGGTGTGCTAAACGGTGTGCTGAAGGTGTGCTATGGCACACTTCAGGGTCAAGTGCTAGGTGTGCTGGAGTGTGTGCCATCCCACCCTTGTCTTTAGACAAGTGGTGGCACACCTTCAGCACAGCACACCTGGAACAGCACAAAAAGAAAAAAGCACACCTGACAACGAAAGTCGAAGCAGTGAAGACTGGAGGTAGGCTGAATCAGTGGCAAGCCGACTGAGTGAAGACGAGAAGCTGGAACGCGCCCGCATTAAGGCCGACAAGGCCGCCGCGAAGCTGGCGGAGCGTGAAGCCGCTGCGGCTGTCCGCAAGGCAGAGATGGAACTCCGCAAGCAGGAGCGTGACGCTGAGCGTGAACGCCTTAAGGCCGAAAAGGCTGAGGCCAAGGCTCGTGAGAAGCTAGAGCTGGCTATTGCCAAGCTGGAAGAGGCTGAAGGCCCGAAGTACCAGCTACCGGCCATAGTTAACCGCAAGGGCGTTGTGGTGTCTACTGACACCGCGACTGCCTGGAGGGTCCTTCAGGACTACATGAGCGCCTTGTGCCTGGATGTCGAGACTTCTGGTTACCCACCGGGTCACGAGCACTACGCGCTCCGCACGGTCCAGCTAGGCGGTGAGCACTACGCTGTAGTACTGGACGCCGATGATGAAGAGCAGATGGTCCTGGCTTCCCTGGCGCTCAAGATGGCCGACAAGCTTCACGCGCACAGTGCCGTGGCTGACCTGGTGCCTTGCGTTATCGCTGGCCTTATCGGCTGGGACGAGGCTTGGGCCAAGATGCACGATTCCGTGCTCTACGCCAAGCTGACTGACCCTAAGCAGTCTGGGTCTGATGCCGAGGGCCTTAAGGAGCTGGCCTCAGCCCTGCTGTCGCATTACGCGACAGCGCCGCTGGCTGAAAAAGCCAAGAACGCGCTGTTCAAGGTAATGGGCTGCCTGGTCAGCACTGAAATCACCACCCCAGTTGAGCGTAATGGCTGGTACATGGTGAACAAGAATTGCGAGACCATGATTGTCTACGCAGGTTCTGACGTACTGGACCTCGGTGCGGTACTGCGCATGCTGCCTTCGCTGCCGGTGGACAACAGCGTGCTCGACCGTGAACGAGAGTTCGAGGCTATCTGCTCGCGCGTCGCGTGGACGGGCTTCAAGCTGGACACCAGTCATGTCAAGGAAATGATTGCCAAGTACGAGAAGGAGCGCGAGGAACTTCTCGCCATCGTTCAGTACTTGTCAAGTGGTCTTATCGAGAATCCGTCCTCACCAGATACAGGCGAGAAGTTGTTGCAGCTTTTCCCTGAGCTTGACGGCAAGCTGGAACTAAGCGAGAAGACCGGCAAGCCATCCGCAGCTAAAGCATCTCTTGAGCGTCCAGCCAAGGAAGGCAACGTCCTGTGCAAGGCAATCCTTGCTTACAGGCACTCTGTGACCACCTTGGGCCTTCTTCTGAGGCCACTGGAGAACCTGTGTGATTATGGTGACGGTCGCATGCGGCCTACTGTGTACACCATCAACGCAGACACCGGTCGCACATCTTGCGTGCGTCCTAACGGCCAGCAGTTTTCTCGCCAGGGAGGCATCAGGCAATGCGTTCGCGCTGACGAGGGTTTCCTGGGCATCGCGGCTGACTTCCAGGGATGTGAAATCCGCGTTGCGGCAGCGCTGTCAGGTGACAAGGAAGTTCTTGAAGCCGAGATTTCGCCTAAATGCTATCTGTGCGACGGTAATCCTTGCACCTGCGGTAAGCACCACACCGGACTCCACTGGCTGGCAGCTCACATCGCGTGGGGCGAAGGAGCCACCAAAGAGAACCGGTACGTTGCCAAGCGTATCATCTTCTCCAAGCTGTTCGGCGGTTCTCCAGCAGCAGGTGCTCGCCAGACTGGCGTGACCATGGAAGAGTCTCAGGCAGTGCACGATGCGTTCTCCGAGATTGCTCCGGTGTACACAGAGTGGGACAAGTGGCTGCGTAAGTGCTTCTATGAGGGCAAGATGGTATGGCGGGACTATGAGACCGGGCAGAACTACGGCAGTGACCTGCCTGGTAGTCGTCGTGGTATCTACCGCACGTACTCAGGCCGCAACATCTACATCAACAGCGGTCACGCTTTCGGCAATTACGCTATCCAGGGCACTGCCCGTGAACTTCTGGTAGACGGAGTCCTGCGCTGGAATCAGACTCGCTGGGCGCAGTATCCTATCCTTCCGGTGCATGATGAAGTGCTTTCCTGGGTTCCTGCTGATGAGGCTCACGAGGCTGTTCAGGTACTTAAGCAGTGCATGGAGACTTCCGTGCTCAGCACGCCTGATTTCCCTGTCACAGTTGGTGCTGACCCTGACGAGCCGTTTGCTTACTGGCCGGACTCTAGCTGATGGCGGGAATTCCGAAAACTACCCGTAACAAGAAGCCGGAGCCGTGCAAGAATTGCGGTGAGGATGTGTGGAATCCCTATACAGGCTCTTGTGATGAGTGCCATGCGAAGGTTTATGCGGAGTTTGTGAAAGCGATGGGCTGGGAGGACGATTCCAGCTGACGATACCGGAATTTGAATGCCTTAAGGTACTGTGATATAGAGGGCGTTTTCCGGCTAATCGTGAGGAGTGGTCAGCATGTGGTTCAAGGGGTATAACGCTGACCGATTCGAATTCCTGTACTCCCAGTACCTTCCTGCTACCAGTGTTGCTGCCGCAACTTGGGGACTCTACGCTAGTGTTAGTGGCGGCGAGAATTACTGGTACCTTCAGGGTTACTCAACTGCTGCTGCCTTGGCTGCTGACGTTAATGCCTTTGTGGCCGCTGCTGGCGGAACCCCGTGGATGGTAATAGGCGACCTGACCACAATTTCTACCACGACAGTGCTCGTGGCCATTAACTTCGAAGTGGCTAAGGGATTCACCGACACTGGCACGGGCATTGCTGTTCGCGGTTCCTGGTGCACACTCGGGTACACGCCTTACGCGAACTACGCTGCCGCTCGCACCGCTATTCTCGGCATTACCTCAACGGCTAACGAGCCTGTTCACAACGTGAGGAACCACGGTGCCGTAGGTGACGGTGTAACCGACGACCATCTGGCTTTCCAGTCGGCCGTTAATGCGGCTAGCACCGCAGGCGGCGGTGTCGTTTACATCCCTGAAGGTTCTTATTACATCGGAAGCCGCGTTACCCCTCAGAGCACAACAATCATTCAGGGTGCGGGCATGAACACCACCACGCTTATCAGCGGAGTAGCGTTTGACTACGTGTTCTACACAAGCAATAGTGGTAGCGGCATTCAGGATTTCACGCTACGTGACCTGACGGTTAACGTGAATAACGTTTCGCATGGTGCTGGCATCCGTTTTGAATACGCCACCCGGATTCTCGTAGAGCGTGTTCACATCCAGAACGTGTCCAATGGCTGGGGTGCGGTAATTGGCGCTCCGGGAGCCACGAGTACTTACATCAATACAGACATTAAGTTCCGTGATTGCTTCTTCGATACGCAGAACAGCACGCTTGAGATGCTGCTTATCATGAACACTCAGCACGCAGAGGTAATTAACTGCAAGTTCTACAATCAGACAGCTTCCAGCGGTCCCGGCCTAGGCATTTATCAGGTTTGCGATGATATCCAGGTAAGCCACTGCATCTTTAGTGCTATTTCGGGTCCGGCTATTTACTATTCCCTGTCCTGCAATAATATCACCATCGATAACTGCGCTTTTTACGGAGTAAATGGTGGCACGGGCGTTCAGGGCACTAATCTTTCTGACAATGGGGCGTTCGGGTACGGTTACGTATACGGCCTTTCAGTGACTAATTGCTATTTTACGGGGCTTGCCGTAGGACTTCAGCTAGGAGCCACTAAGGGTGCCTTGGTTGACACCTGTAATTTTGACTCGAATTACAACATCGCTATTTTCCTGAATGCAGGAAACCAGGGCGTTTCGGCCCTGGCTAAGTACTGGACGATAGCGAATTGCCGGTTCCGGAATAACAACCAGCAGGGCACTAATGGCACTATCCACCCCGCTATCTTCTTTTCCACAATTGCCGGAAGCATGTACGGCAAGTTGACGAATTGCTCTTTCTGGGATGACGGTGCAGGCGGCGTTAATACCCAGTTCTGTCCTATATCCTTTTACGGGCCAGGAACATGGGATTACATAAAGGTAACTGACTGCTATATTGAGCAGCATTCTACTACTAACGTGAACCAGCAGCTGTTCCTGGTGAACAGTGCACTCCTCGGCTCAAACGTGGCAATCCTGAACTCCACGTACTCCACAGGGACGGTCACGATACCTGTTAATGCACCGAACCAGCTCAAGGGTTTCTCTGTAGCCATGGGCATCGCTCTAGGGTAAGAAGCGCGAATACGGTACGCTGGATATGACCGCCATCCCTTACATGAGCGTGCTAGGAGGCAGTAGCTCCCATGGCCCCTTCCTATATCACGCTAACTGTTGACGTTTACAACGGGGCAGGAGCGCAGCCTTCTCGGGGTTATGCGTATTTCGCGCCCAACGTTACCCTGACGAACTCCACAGACCACATGGTGGTCACGCAAGGTGCCATAGCAGCGCCCTTCACTAACGGTGTAGCTCCCACAGTAAGCCTGCTGCCCACTGACAACGCTAATTTCACGCCTAATGGCTGGGCCTGGACGGTCATATTCAGCCAGAATCCTCCTGTAGACGGTGCGCCAGCTAACTTCAGTTTTGACTTGCCTGCCGGACCCGCCAATTTTACGGCAACTAATGCTTCTCCTTGTGTTTTCACCTGGACGCCTACTACTACGCTTACAACGCTGCCCGCAGGCACCGGGATTAAGCTGAGCGGCGGAAGTGTTCCCGCAGGATTCACGGCAGGCACTACGTATTACGTGATTAACTCGTCTGGCTCTACTTTCAACCTGGCGGCTACCGTAGGCGGTAGTGCCATTAACTCCACGGGCAGCGGTTCAGGCACGCTAAGCGTAGTGAGCATGTTCTTGTCGGCGCTGACACCGCTGTCTCCTACCATTCCCACTATCGCGCCTTTCGCGCCGGGACTTTCAGCCAACGTGGTAGTAACCGCTTCAGGCGCGGTGGCGACTAACGTGGTGACTGAGGTAGACGCTAGCACGGGCAATAAGGCGATGACGCTGCCAGCTCCAGTCAATGGCGCAATGGTAGTAGTGGAGAAGTGGGACACTACAGGTAATACTGTCACCATTTCCGGCAGCATAAGAGATTCGGCTGCTTCTGTAACGCTTCAAGCTCAGTACCAGTCGTACATGTTCCTGTGCTGGGCCACTACCTGGTGGCCTGTCGCTTACACGACGCCTACAGCTACGCTGGACCTCAGATATCCCGTGTGGTACAGCGTTAAGTGGTACGGGGCTAAGGGTGATGGCGTAACTGATGACCATACGGCTTTCCAGAATGCCGTCAACGCGGCTAATACCGCAGGTGGCGGCATCGTCTACGTTCCCGCATCTTCTTACTATATAGGCAGTCGTGTTACGCTGAAGACAGGCGTGACTATCGTGGGCGACGGTATTGACTCTACTGTCCTGATAAGCGGCGTGGCCTTTGACTATGTGTTCTACAGCAGCGATAGCGTAAATGGTCTTCAGGACAGCGTTGTCCAGGACATGACGATTAACGTCAACAACGTATCGCACGGAGCCGGTTATCGTATTGAGTATGCTACGAGGGTAAGCGTACTGAGGGTACGGTTCCTTAATGTGTCCAACGGATGGGGCGCGGTAGTAGGCATCGGCGTCGGCAGTACCAGTACTTACGTTAACACGCAAATAAAATTCCAGGACTGCTACTTTGACACCCAGAATAGCACGCTTGAAATGCTGCTGATAATGAACACTCAGCACATGGAGGTCATTAATTGTGACTTCTATAATAACACTGCTTCTAGCGGACCTGCTCTAGGTATTTATCAGGTGTGTGATGATATTCGCGTGTCTAATTCCACCTTCCGGTCTATCACGGGCCCGGCTCTTTATTACTCATTGTCCTGCAATAATATTACCGTAGATGATTGCGCGTTTTACGGGGCTAGCGGTGGCACGGGCATTCAGGGCACTAACCTTTCCGACAACGGCGCTTTCGGGTATGGCTGGGTGTTTGGACTGACAGTAAGTAACTGCTATTTCACCGGCCTTGCAATCGCTGTGGAGCTAGGGGCCACTAAGGGCGCTGTAGTTGATAACTGTAATTTCGAGAGTAATTATAATATCCCTATTCTTATTCACCAGGGTAACCAGGGTGTTTCTAATACGACGGAGTACTGGATTATCACCAATAGCCGATTCCGTAATAACAACACGCAGAATACGCTTGCCTCTCTCCATCCCTGCATCTTGTTTCAGGGTGTCGGTGGCAGCATGTTCGGCCGGATTGAAAAGTGCAACATCTGGGACGACAGTGCGGGCGGTGCTCACACTCAGATTTATCCCATCTGCTTCGTCGGTGCATTTACCTGGGACTACATTAAGATATCCAATTGCTACTTTCAGCAGTACGCCACAACTAATGCCGCCCAGCAACTGTTTCTTTTCAGCAGTGCAGTTAACGGGTCTCACGTTATAACCGAAAGTTCCACGTTTGCCACCGGTTCCGTCACGCTTCCGGTTAACACCGCACCTCAACTCAAGGGTTTTTCCGTCGCCATGGGCATCGCGCTAGGATAGGATTAATGACATGAAGCAAGTCGTACTTAACTACTCGTTTTCCGTCTCTGGCCTGACGGTAACCCTTAGCGACTTCACGGCTGCCAGCCCGGTGGACCTGAAGCGGCTGTACCTGATAGTGGACGTTACCACTAACCAGATACTCTATAACTTCGCTGACAGCTCAGTCGCCACCGCTACCATCAGCAGCAATAACGTAATCACGTTGTCCGCGCTTCCCACGGGTCCAGCCAATGGCGACTCGCTCCAGATTATCTACGACTTGCTGCCTACCGACCCGGTAGCCTACGAAGTACCCCTGGCGTTTCCCGGTTCAATTATCGAAACGCTGTCAGGCTGGACTTCAGCCACAACGATTAACACCACGCAGAACATTTACCTAGGACCGGCAGCATCGGCTCCTGCTATCATCGTGTCGCTAGACCAGACCAGCACTATTTCTGGCGGTGCCATCTCATTCCAGGCGACATATGATGGAACGAACTGGTCAACAGTTCCGTCTAGTTCAGTAGTTGACCCCACTTCAGCTAACTACGCTACCATTGCACTGCCTTACACACTGGTGGCGAGTACCAACAAGGTGTTCATGCTGCTGAACAGGGGCTGGCAGGGACTGCGGATAATCCTTTCCACGGCTATTACGGGTACGGCTACCGTAACTCCGTACGTTACTATCCTGGGCGATTCTCCGGTTAACCAGGTAGTTGGCACGCCGACTGGCACCACGCCACCTCCTAATGCAGTTCCCATTGGCATTAACGGTGCAGGTAACTCCTTGATTACCCCGCTAAGCGCGTACCACGTTGGGCCCTCAGGCGCGGGTGATTATTACCTGGCCGTAATGAACTACGCGTACAACGGCCAGACGGGAGGAGGGGATGCCACGCGCACTAACATGGATAACATCATCTGTGTTGCCGCTGCTGCTTACACGTCTACCCAGACTCAGGCTGACCAGACCAACCCGACAGCCAAGGGCATAATGATAGTGGTTAACGTCACTTCGGCAGGCACGGGTTCTATTACCCCTGAGATTGACGTGAAGGACCCTGTGTCCAGCGCGTACGTTTCCATTATGACTGCATCTGCGGCTATCGTGGCTAACGGCACTTACACTTACCTGGTTTACCCCGGCGCAGCGTCTACCGCAGGAACCAACAACGGGCTTACCCAGACTTCCCAGAACGTGCTCACCCGTACATGGCGCGTCAAGGTAACTGCCAACAACGCCAACTCAGTAACCTACAGTGTCGGAGCCATGCTAATCAACTAGCAGGACAGGACGGCGATGGCAGTTAACTACGTCACGATTACCTGTGACCTGTACAACGGTAGTGGCCAGCCTGATGCTTCAGGAGGTTTTCTGTACTTCTCGCCGTCCAGCACGGAAGTCGATTCCATTGATGGCGTAACTTTGTCTAGCCCTGTCGGCGTTGAGTTTCAGGGTCAGGTTCCGCAGATTTCCCTGGCAGCTACGGACAACGCCAACTTCGCTCCTTCAGGCTGGAGCTGGAAGGGCGCTTTCGGGCTTAACCCTGAAATCACAGACCCTCCGGCAGCGTTCACTTTCTTCCTTCCGGCTGGCCCAGCAGCGTTCACAGCCACGCATGCTTCTCCCGCCGTGTTCACGTGGACACCTACCACAGCACTGACAGCCATAGCAAACGGCACGTCTGTGCAGCTCAGCGGTGGCTCCCTGCCGGGAGGCTTCAGCGCGGCTACCACCTACTACGTGGTCAGCTCTTCGGGCAGCACGTTCAGCCTCGCAGCCACGCTAGGCGGCGCTGGCATCAACTCTACAGGGACAGGCTCAGGCAACGTGGCAGTCACAGGCGTGTTCTTGTCATCCGTCATCTAGGTGTATCCTGTAGGCATGCCCCGCAAGCACAAGTACAGCACCCTGAAAGCACTGGCAGCTGCCTATAAGTCGGGTGAGCTTAGCGATGAGCCGCTGTGGCTTGACAACGATTGCGCTTTTGTTTACGTAAACGAAAATCCGGATGACGATGATTCAGGTGTAGCGGTATTCTATAGTGACCCGTACCAGATTATGTGCGAGGCGCTGGACTTGCTGGGAATCCCACACGAGGGGGTCTGATGAATAATCCTAATTCTTTGTGCGTAAGGCTAAGGCTCTGGCTAGCCCGTAAGCTGGACATCGGTCCTGACGCAGGCGAGGGCTGGTGCATCAAGTGCTCACTGCACGGAGGCAAGACGTTCATCACTTCCGCAGACGGCATAATGCCTCATGTCAGGCTAGACCATCATGGCGCTACAGTTACCGCTCGTACATCTGTGCCTGTATGCAAGAACGAGGACCCGGATGACCTGGTTTAATAACGACTGTGTTCGCAGGGCTGTAGCCGCTGAAGTAATCTCACTAGGCATCGAGACAGACCCAGATTTTGAGAAGGCCCTGTACCAGGGCATCCGCGAAGCTTTCATGGATTTCAACTGGCGAGATTACGGGCTTGACTACGTAGCGGAAACAATCGGTGACGCTGAGGAGTGGATGGATGCGCTAGGCAGCGAAGTGTTCTATGCTGTTAAGTACACGACCGAATCCTGGAAGGAAAAGCAGTGAGCCGGGAATATTTGGGCTATTTGGGGTGTTATAATTTCCGTGAATAATGCTCAAAAATCCGCGCAGGCGGAGGCCAATTTTCGTGCTCGTGTCGCTGTACTCGGTGGAGAATGCTTGTACGAGCATTGGAAGGGTATTAAGGTCCCTCATCACGTGAAGTGTGAAAATGGGCATAATTGCTATCCTTATCCGGGTAACTTGCGTCAGCCTAATAGAGGGCTGTGCGGTAGGTGCATAAGAGTTACCTCTGAGGAAGCTCATGCCGATTTTCGTAGGCGTATTACGGAATTGGGTGGTACGTGTCTTTTTGAGGTGTGGCTGGGTTCTAATACTCGGCATCACGTGCGTTGCAGTAACGGTCACGATTGCTATCCCTTGCCAGTTAGTGTGCGAAGTGGAAGTAGTCACCTGTGTAATAGCTGTACGGGCAGGGCGGCAGTAGCCGAAAGAGATTTTCGAGCACGAGTTGAAGAACTCGGTGGTGTTTGTATTTTTGTAGAATGGCTGGGGTCACAAGAAGGTCATCACGTTCGGTGCGCAGAAGGTCATGACTGTTATCCACTTCCTAATAAAGTTCAGCAGGGAGCAGGATTGTGCTTCACTTGTTCAGGGCTAGACCCAACAGTGGCGGAAGCTGTTTTTCGGACTCGTGTGCAGGAACTAGGTGGCACGTGTGTGTTTGATACGTGGGTTAATGCTCATACGGCGCTTCATATAGTATGCCGCGAAGGTCATGATTGCTTCCCTATCCCGAATAACGTTCAGCAAGGTCAGGGTATTTGTTATCGATGCGCTGGACGTGAGTGGACAATTTTTTATGTAGTGCGTAATTCAAGAAGAGGCGCAGTAAAATTTGGTATTACAAGCAACGATGGCTCGGCTAGATTTCGTAGTCACAGGCGGGATGGTTATGACGAAGTGCTGCACTGGCAAACGCTTAGTGATGCTAAGCTCTTGGAGGATTACGTAAAAGAAGTTCTTGCTCAGCAAGGCTTTGCCCCCGTTAGGGGGCGAGAATATTTTCATGAAACGGCACTTGCGACTATCATAGGCAGTGTAGAGAAGTGGAATGCAGAATTGGCCCTTGAGAGGAACAGTCGTGTCTTATCGTTATGGGCGTTTGCCCGCACATCCGGAGAGCACTCATCCCCGTGTTCACCTAGCCGATTACATCCCCGCTGAGCTTCGTGCAGCAACCCTGCCGGGTACCATCGACTGGGCATCGCGCGTGTCCCAGTGGCCGATGTATGCCAACGACAGTATTGGCGACTGCACTTGCGCGACTGTTGGTCACGAGATTCAGGCTTTCACGGCTTTCGCGAACAGCGAAGTAACGCTGCCGGTGGCCGATATCGTGGACCTTTACTCTCAGGTGTCTGGCTATAATCAGCAGACAGGTGCCAACGACAATGGCGCGGTTATCCAGGACGTTCTACAGTACTGGCACGACCATGGCGTAGCAGGACACAAGATTTCCGCTTTCGCCTCCGTCAACATCGCCAGCGTAACCGACATGCGCCTGGCGCTGCGGTGGTTTGGCAGTGTGTACCTTGGCGTCAACGTTCCGCAGTCCGCAGAGGACCAGTTCTCTGCGAACCAGCCGTGGACGGTTGACCCGAACGCTAACAACACCATTATCGGTGGCCACGCTATTCCGATTCAGGAGTGGGACCCGGCCTGGATGCGCATCGTGACCTGGGGCAAGCTCCAGGAGATGTCCTACCAGTGGTTCCAGTCTTACTGCGAGGAGGCTTGGGTAGTTATTACCCCCGACTTCCTGAAGAAGAGCGGCCTTGAGGCTTCGGGCGTTTCTCTTGCCCAGCTCACTGCTGACTTCAAGGCCCTTGGAGGCAACTCTTACACGTAAGGAGGCAGAACATGGTTACTGGCTGGCTGGCAGTCCTTATCGCTGTCGCTCTCATCCTGCTAATCATCTTTTTCGTCCGGCGTCTATAGCGCTAAGGTCCCCGGAACAAGCCGGGGACCTTTTACTTTACGGTATGCTTGCACGCATGAAGTACTTCGTCAAGACTGTGCGCCTGCCACACCTGAAGCCGGGGGTGGACATGGTTGAATCGCTTGAACTGCACGAGAGCCAGCGTATTGTCAGTGTTGTAGGAGCATCGCCGCCGTTGGCCACGGATTCAAGCATTGAGCTTATCGTGCTAATCGAGGAGTCTCCTTACTTTGCCAGGGGTGGCCTAGTTCCGTACAGTGTAGGCCCATCTTAAATATGGGACAGCTGCTAGACTGTATTAAAACGCCACTTTAGGAGCTGTCGTGACTTACAACACCGTTACGCTGCAAGGCAACGTAATCTACACCAACGGTAGTGGTGACGTTGTCACGGTTACGCTGATTCCTACGACATGGTATTACGACATCCCGAATGACACCATTGTCAATCCGCAGTCCCTTTCAGCTACGGCTAACTCTGCGGGTGCGTGGTCTATTGCCGGGATTATCGACCCGACACCTGACGGCTCAGGTATTCAGTGGACACTTACGGTCAAGGACGCTAACGGCACTACGGTGCTGTACAGTCAGCACGTGCAAATTGGGTACACTAACGGAGCCACGCAACAGTTCCTGGCGCTTGCCCCTTCGGTAGCTAATACCTCTTTGCTAACTGCCCTTCCCCTTCCGGCAGGCACTGCCACAGCTGGGCAGGTTCCCCTTGCCGCAGGCAGTACATCTAATTCCACGTGGGGTAACAACACCGCATTCCTTAACGTCAAGACCATGTACGGTGCTAAGGGTGACACTAAGAATGTCACTGACGGGGCCATTACGGCCAGCAGCAAGACTCTCACTAGCGCTAGTGCTAACTTCACGTCAGCAGATGTTGGCAAGACTGTCATAGTAGCGGGCGCAGGTGCATCAGGTAGTTTCACTACGCTAACCACGACTATCGCGGCTTATGTGTCTTCTACGTCTGTCACGCTTACCGCTGCTGCGACGAATACGGTTAGCAGTGCAGGCGTATGCTATGGTACTGATGATGTCAATGCTATCCAGAATGCAATTAATGACGCGCTGCTGGCAAGCGTGGGCACCCCTAATAACACTAACGGCGCTACGGTTTACCTGCCGCCAGGCCGTTACCTGATAGCTAGCGCGGGCTTGCTTCCCGGTTACTACACCAGCGGGTCCACAGTTGGCTACCCGGCTTCTACGGTTACCTTCCAGGGAGCTGACCTGTCCAGTACATCGCTAGTTGCGGGCAGTCAGTTCGTGTTTAACGGGATGATTGCGTATGGTCGCGGTGGTACGCACATCAACGTATGCCAGATGAATTTTTCAGACATCACGTTTGACGGTAACTGCGCTCAGGGCCTCGGGGGCGCACTGAACATTGACAATGCGGGTGGTGGCGGGCTTGTTGCACTGCCGTGGCCTGGCACGAGTGCCTACACAGGCGCAGGTCTCATAAACAATGTCCGTTCAGGCCGTTACCACACGTTCATGCGCTGCAAGTTTTACCGGCCTACAGGCTACGGCTTCCAGCCGACAACAGGCATCAGGCTACTCGGTTGCGAGCTCATGAACATGGGGCAGTACAACACGGGAGCCGGTGGTTACGATAACCTGGGGTCGGGCCCGGCAGATGCTATTGTAATCGGCTGTAACTGGCACGATTCCAGCGGTAATTTTTGCGACTTCGTTTCAGGAACTCCCGGTGACTTCATCCGGATGATTATGATTGGCTGTACCAGCACTAACCACACCGCTGGAGGTGCCTGGGGCCTGGGCCAGGGGTCAGTATTCGTCGGCAACAGCCTGCAAAATAATACCGATGTAGGCTCTGCCGTGTTCTACGATGCGGGAACCGCAGCGGCAAACAGGAGCCGTAATGTCGTTACGGGAAACGTGCTGGTTAACATGAACGGCACGGGAACCAATGCTTACGAAGCTTACTGGAACGGGCAGTACGGCGATATTTACACCGCAAACTCCATCGGAGACGGCACGCTGGGCACTACTGTTCTTCTGGACAGCACGTCAGGCAATGTTAACAACCTTAACTACGAGCCAGCAGCACTTAATGCGTCTCTCACGAATGTGGCAATGCCAGGCGCAGGAGATGGTGTTTACACCAGGCTCACCACGTGGGGTAACTCTTCGAGCAGCGTCACGGTCAACATCGCTAACTCATCAGGCAACATCTGCATTGCCTTGTATGCCCCGAACTCTACCGGAGGACCTGGTAACCGGATGGCCACTACGGGTTCGGTGGCTTCACCAGGAACAGGCTTGCAGACGATTAACTTTACCTCGACGGTTATACCCGGAGTAGGCTGGTGGATTGCCATTGCCGCCGATAATAACTCAGTTACATTCAAGGGCTTCGCCTCTAGTGCAGCTACTGCACCAGACGGGGACTCATATTGCTTCGCTGCTGCCAGCCAGATGCCGTTGCCTTCTACAGCTCCTGCCATTTCATCAGCTATAGCGCCGAACTTTGTGCTGTTGTCTGCGTAATAATTGACACATTAACTCTTCGCATGTAAGCTTTCACATACCACCTCGGGATGGACCTGAGGAGCAAGAACCCACGGAGGGTTATAATGGCGCGAGCCGTCCCGCAGGTTGTACGGAAGTATGAGCAGGTTACCTATGAGCGTGAAGTGCTCGGTAATGAACCTGTCAAGGAACATCGCGAACCCAAGCTCATCGATACCAAGATTGACGTCAATTTCTACCTGACTGAAGAAGAAGCCCAGCATCTTTATACCGCCCTGGAAATGGGCATTGATGCTATGGGTAAGGAAGTCAGGAATTATGGGACTCACCGGTCTATGGTGTTGCCTGGGCGTGAGCCGATTAGCTCCACCGCAGACTGGGATGGAGCATTCAAGGCAGGCAAGTCTCTAGCAGACATTCTTTTTGACGCTCTCATCACAGCAGTGGAGCACCGGACGGTCGATGAGGAGCCGGAAGAGCCTAAGAAGATACCGGAAGACCTAATACTGTCTGAACTCCCATTCCGTTTGCTTGAATACTATGCTGGGCACCTAGGGCTAGGCGGTAATAGCAAGAACGGTCGAGAATTCCTTATCAGGGAAGCTGCTTTCGGACGTACCTTTATTGAAGACCACGTAGAAGAAGCAGAGACAGAGCTAGAATCACTAGGATTCCTGCAATGGGAAGTTGTACCTAACACACCTGAGGGTCTGATTCTTAAGGTCACTGATGCCGGGCGCGTGTTCTTGAAGGCATCTAAGGCGAATACAGTGAAGTCTTTTGCGCCTATTAAGTGGAGGAATTACGACACTAATCTGCTAGGCGTAGGGCGTCCTGCGCACAAGGATTCCTGTACTGTCCAGGCTAATCACCACCTTCCTCATTGCGAGGCAGTAAATAAGTGTGATGCAAAAGCATGTACGTGTGCGGAGGCATTTCCGGAGCGTAATGTAGTGAAGTGGAAGGACCACACTGAGTGCTTTGAAGGCGGTGGCTGCTTTAAACTTACTCCTGAGCAGGAGAAGGCAGCAGTACACGACGATAAGTAGCAGACAACTTACTCTCTCCCTTGTGGTAGACTCGGTCCTAGCTCATGAGGAGCACAAGGGAGAGAGTAAACAACATGAAGAATATTATTGTCAACACGTCCGCTAATGGCATGGACCATGTCACGCAAGGTGACTTCTGGAAGACCACAGCCACCAATGGCGCAGGTCTCGTAGCAGATATCTTCAAGAACCCAGATAAGCTAATGGCTACCTTTGCACACGTGACTGCGGTTAAGTTTGAGGATGAGCCAGCTCTCGGCGGAGGCGGCGGTGGAGCTATTCCATGGAAGGCATGGGAAGCTTCGTACGAGTACAGGTCTAGTGTAGGCGCTGAAACTAAAACTGAGCCAGTAGCGAGTCAAGTGCAGTCTCTTGAAGATGAATGCCGCATTATAGGACTACCTACGTGGCGACTAACCGCACTCCACGAGGGTAATCCTGTCGTTAATGTATATACCCGCGAAAGTTGTGCGTCAGGGAATATGCTACACGTAGCTACAATCGTCGTTAAACCGGATGATGAGTTTAACATCACAGAAAACGCAACGGCTGCTGGTAGTGTGCTTCGGACACACTACACCGACTTCACCAAGTTGGTAGTGGACCTTCTTGACGCCGCCCAAGCTATCAAGGACGCCGGGAATACCGAGTAGCCTGACAACGTTGTAGCGAGGGCAGGCGGGAGCAGAGTTCTCCAGCGGTCAAGAGGGCCGTACCCGCGCCACGCGGGATTTGTTTCTTACGGGAGAGTTGAACTAGCTCTGCTCCCGCCTGCATCTGACCTAGGAGACCGGTTTGTCGGGGTTCATGACGCAGTACCTGCGGGGGGACGGGCGTCCTACGCATGACCTGAGCAACCTGATGCTTGGCTATAATCCGGAAGTGCGTTATGACCGGGGATGCCGGTTGTCTGACATCGACGGGGTGCTGGATAGTCGCGGTAAGGTCTGCTTCGTGGAGATGAAGCATCCGCATGAGGGAAGTGACCGGGGCCAGAGGCGTCTGTACGAGGCGCTAGCGCGGCTAGGAGCGGTCATGGAGCTGACAGAGTACCCCGACAAGCAATGGGCTGGACGCGTCTTCTCGTTGCGCTGGGGCTTTGATTGGGTGCTGCCCGATGTGGCGGCTGTAGAGCAGTTCGGTTTTTACTGGGCTAAAGACGCTAACATTTACATCAGTCAGGGGAGTACCCCGGAGGGAGCATTGCCTTGAGCATTACGCCTAAGATAATTCCTGAGGTCCTGTGTCCCTGCGGTAGAGCGATGATGCCCTGGAGCACTTGGCTGTGCCGGATATGCTATCTCGAAAAGGAGATAGGCTATGCCCTGTCGGAGCTTGAGCGCGGGGGAAACGCGCCTAGTTACGACCCTCCGAAGTCATGGCATGAACTGGGTATGGACCGGCTACGGAAGCTGCTAAGCTAGGTAGATGAGCGAAAATGAATGGGACTACAAGCCCGTAACGGTGCCTGCTGAAAAGGCGCAGGATGTTGAGAACCAGGCTGACGAGTCTGTAGAAGAGCCTGACCTTGAGGCGGCATGGGAGGCTGAGCAGCCCCACCGGGATGCGCGTGATGCTGAGATGGAAGACATTCTCAATGCCCATCACTCAGCAGCGGACCACCACGTATCTGACCGGCAGCATCACGGTTCCTGGGGTCCTCACCATCATTAGATGAGTCTTCGCTCATCAGTTTTTAAAGCCTTACCCTGATAAGGCAGCCCTTGCATCGCCACCTCTGGAGGACCCGTGTCTTACTTGTTCAATGCCGAATATCTATCCTTCCAGCTAAGCTGGGAATTCCTCCAGGGATACAAGGACAAGAAGCCTAACTGGGGATTTCAGGCAGGTGCAGGGAATTCACTAGGTGAGTACTCATGGATTTCAAAGTACGCAAGGCGTAAAGATGACGGAACGCGGGAGCGTTTCTGGGAAGGTCTTGCTCGCGTCATCAACGGCATGTACTCAATCCAGCGGGACCACTGCTCTCAGTACCGACTGCCGTGGGATGAGCGCAAGGCGCAGGAATCCGCAGAAGAGGCGTACGAGCGGGCATTTGCCGGTAAGTGGTCGCCGCCAGGGCGTGGCCTGTGGATGATGGGCACTGAGCTGGTGAATGGCAAGGGTGATTCCTCGGCTCTCCAGAACTGCGCGATGGTTAGCACGGAACCTTTCAATGGTGACGCAATACTGCCTTACGTTCGCATCATGGACATGTCCATGATGGGCGTAGGTGTTGGCTTTGACACCAAAGGAGCAGGCAAGGTAGAGATTCACGAGCCGGGTCAGCCTTTTCCGCATCAGATTGGTGACAGCCGCGAGGGCTGGGTCAAGTCTGTAGCCGCTTTGCTAAGGGCTTTCTTCACGGGCGCTCGCATGCCTAACTTTGACTACTCCCAGATTCGCCCGGCAGGCGCACCAATCAAGGGCTTCGGCGGTATCGCGGCAGGGCCAGACCCTTTGCGCAAAGGTCATGAGACTATCGTCAAGCTGCTGGCAGGGCGTGAGGGCCAGGTTCTCACTAGCACAGACGTAGTGGACATCGCCAATGTAATCGGCAAGCTGGTAGTCAGCGGTAATGTACGGCGCAGTGCCCAGATTGCACTCGGTGACATTCATGACAGGGATTTTCTGAAGCTGAAGGACTGGGAGCTTAATGTTGAGCGCATGGGCGCTGACGGCTGGGGCCACCTTTCAAATAACAGCATTATCGCGCACAGTGGTGATGACCTTAGCCATGTAGCTGACGCTATCCGCATGAATGGTGAGCCGGGCGTAGTCTGGCTGGACATGTGCCGCGATTACGGTCGTGTTTCTGATGGCAAGGACGGTAATGACTGGCGAGTAGCTGGCATTAATCCTTGCGCTGAGCAGCCTCTAGAGAACATGGAATGCTGCACGCTGGTGGAGACTTACCCTACTAACCACAGTGACTACCTGGACTACCAGCGCACTCTTAAGTTTGCGTACCTGTACGGCAAGACCGTAACTCTCCTGCCTACTCGCTGGCCTGAGACCAACGCTGTGATGCAGCGTAACCGACGTATAGGGCTGTCGATGACAGGACTAGCACAGTTCGCTGAGCATCAGGGCACGCAGGAACTCACGCTATGGCAGGACAACGCCTATGAGCATCTTCGCATGCGTGATGCCCAGTACTCCGAATGGCTAGGCGTGCGGGAGTCTATTCGTATCACCACCATAAAGCCGTCCGGTACTGTGTCTCTACTGTACGGCGTAACGCCGGGCGTGCACTGGCCGGTGGCCAGCGGATACTACATCCGAACGGTACGAGAGGCTAAGGGCAGCGCGGTTGCACGTGCGTTTGAGGCCGCAGGTTACCTCGTTGAGCCGTCTGTCATGGACCCGGATAGCATGGTCGTCATCACATTGCCTGTGCAGACGCCGCCTATGCGCAGTCAGAACGATGTTTCCGTGTGGGAAAAGGTCAGCCTTGCGGCTAGCTGCCAGCGCTGGTGGTCAGACAATGCCGTGTCCGTGACAGCTACTTTCCGGCCTGATGAGTCTAACCAGATTCCTGCTGTTCTGCGTGCATTCGATGGCCAGCTAAAGAGTCTTAGCTTCCTGCCTGCTGACACGGAAACCTATCCGCAGATGCCGTACCAGATGTGCAGCCTGGAGTACTGGGAGAGCCTGCGAGACAACATCATGCCCATTGACTGGGAGGGTCTTTACATGGACGAGTCCCTGCCGGACGCTGAAGGTGAGCGGTACTGCACCACAGATGCTTGTGAAATCAAGCGCTAAGAATCCTCTATACTGAAGGTATAAACTCACTACGGTACGGAGATACCTAATGTCGGAATCAGTAAGTGCAAATCTTCCTGTAGCCTGGGCGACTAGTGGCCTATTCGCCAGCGGGACTGTCGATATTCCTGTAACCCCCTCTACTACTTGGCTAAATAGCCTCACGCCTTCTAGTAACGTACCTTTCCTGTACGTAGCCGGGTCTTATCAATTGTTTGCGGAAGTGTTTGATGCAGTTCCTATTGCAGGTTTCGGCAACTGGGACGGTGCTCTCACTAACCCTGGGCAGACCCTTAGTGCTATTCAGACTGTAGTTGCTGATTTCGTTGCAGCAGCAGGCGGTGGCTGGATGGTTATTGGTGATATCACTACCGGTGAAGGTGCTCTAGCAGCGGTTAATCTTTCGGCTATAACCGGCATGGGTCAGAGCGGAAACGGTATTTCGTTTAACACAGGTTCGACAGTTACTTCAGGTTACGCTCCATACGCTAACTATTCGGATGCACAGGCAGCGATTCTATCAGCTATGGGTAATTACAGCTTCCTGTAATGAACGAGTCATCAGCTATAGCGTGGTTTCTGCACGCGCTAGATACTCCACGTGGCCACGTTATAGCTGATGAGCTAATGACCATGGCACAGTCCGCAGAATTTCCTGTAAAGCCATTCATCACCTGGGTAGCGGTAGGGCAATGGGAAGATGTCACACTACGGAAAGCTCATGTCTGGAGCAAGCAAAATCCTACAGGGTCAGTTCTTTATACGCACACCAAAGGTGCTTTTCACGAATGGGATACCCAAGCTCCGTGGCGCAAGGGGATGGCGGAACGCTTGATGTACCCGTGGATGGCCCGGTTGCAAGACCTTACTGCTTACGATACCGTGGGCGTCTGGTGTGTTACTCCCGAAGAGTTTCCCGGCTTGGCAGACTGGCCTTATTATCCAGGTAACTTCTGGTGGGCACGAGCGAGTTACATGTCACAGCTCACTGAGCTCCCCGTTCTCACAGAAGAGACCCGAGGAAAAGCTGAGGGGTGGGTTACTTCTGGAAACCCTGTGGTGCATGCTTTGCAGCCTGGTTGGCCTACTTTTCCCGTCTGATATACTGAGGGTCATGACTCTACTACGCAGGATTACAATCGCGCTAGGAGCAGTATTCATTCTCGCAGGGTTCGGGGCAGGCGTGGCATCAGCCGCCACTGTTCCTCCGCACACCCCGCCCTACGCGTTGATTCACGAACGTAATGTCAGCGATGTTCCTGTCTGGCTCAAGCTGCAAGATGCCGACCCATTCACTGGACGGTACGGCTATGAGCCGCTAGGCAACGGAATGGTATCGCACGTCCGCTGGACTAGCGTAAACAGCACTACCGTGAACGGCACGGGAGAATGGAACTATGGTTTCATGGGACTGTGCGTCAACGGTCCTGTTAGCATCGCGTTGCACGGCACCGGCTGGAAGTACGGCACCATCAGCGTGACGCTTCTACAGTACTGGGTCACTAATACCGGAGGGCATACCGCGTGTCCGCCTGACGGACACGGCACGGCCCATTCCACGGCTCACAGCCACCTGGCCACTAACGACCCGACTCTCAACCTGATTCATTTCTAGCGGAATAGTCATGCCTCGTTCAACGTTGAACGAGGCATGACTACTAAGTGGACGCCACAAGAAGATAGGTATTTGGCTACGGCTGTCACGGTAGGCATGCATTCGTCTAAAATAGCTGAAAAGCTCGGGCGCACAAAAGCGGCTATACACCAGAGAATGCAGACTAAAGGACTTAAGTCCACACTAACTTCAGGTTCGCGGCATTCTTCGGCTGTCCCTTACCAGTATAGTGCGAGCGATATAGTCGGTAATTTTGAGATTATTAGTCCCTTGCGCCGTGGTAGCGGTGGACATATTTACCTTGTTAAAGATACTAGGTGTCACCATCAAGGTGAACTTTTGCACTTCACACGCAGACCCCTTAATGGGCGCGTTAAGTTGTGCGAATGTCCCATACGGCTGCGTACTTCGTATGGATATCTTAAGTGGGTATGGCGGCTACCTTCAGGCAAGCTTATTGAAGTTTTTGAGCACCGTATAGTGATGGAAGGTATTATCGGTAGAGAGCTACTGCCACATGAATCTGTTCACCACATAAACGGTGTTCGTGATGACAATAGGCCAGAGAATTTGGAACTGTGGGTGGGTGCGGGAAGACAGCCTAGCGGAATCCGGGTCCTGGATTACGTAGCATGGCTACAGGATGAGCTGAAACGGTACGAGGGAATACTTCTGACAAGCAACGAGTTATACTCGACGTCATGACTACTATTTTGCTACTTGCCCTGCTGATAGCAGGCTTCTTCTGGTACCGAAGAGCTAGACAGGCTCGGCTGAACCAGCAGCAGGCCATGAGGCGTCTCTACAGAGGCCCTATAAGGCGTGCCAGGCGCGCTGCCTACCGGCAGCGGAAGTCCACTCGTGGCGGGCGCTATGTCTCTAAGGAACTGCGTGCGGCCATCCTGCAACGAGACAATTTCACGTGCCAGCACTGCGGCATTAACCGCCAGACTCATCCAGATGTTCGCCTGGAGCTGGACCACATCACGCCTTATTCCTGGGGTGGCAAGACAACTTACGCTAATCTTCAGGTTCTGTGCAGGCGGTGCAACCAGCTTAAGGCCAACAAGTTCGCGGGGTAGTGGATGAAGAGCAAGCAAATCCTTCTCGGCCTAGTCATAGGTGCGATTGTAGTAGCGCTAATTCAGTTCTATCCAGACTGGCAGCACTGGATAGCTTACGAGACCGGCAGTGCCAACACCTCTTCTTCGCCTCCGAATTACGATTACTGGTCGGGCTTCGGCAGTGTCTTCCCGTGGTCCATGGGAACTCTGGGTTCCTTGCTAGCGCTAATCTGGGTGCACACCAAGAAGGCAAACTGCCACACGCACAAGTGCTTGCGAATCGGCAGTTATCCTGTCGGTGATTATAAGGTATGTAAGAAGCATCACTTTGAGGCGACAGGTTCACACCCGACTATCGAGCATATTAGAGAGCATTATCAGAGGAAGCATTCGCTTTCCCAGAAATAACTAAGCACGGTATCCTTTGAGAGAGTACTCAACCCTGGAGGATACCGTGCCTATTGCTCGCTCTCTTAAGACCCTCAAGACGAGGGTCGCCTCGGCATTCACGCCGCAGCTTGGCGCGCTCAAGGGCACGCCTGTCATCTACATGGAAGACGCTGTAACTGTAGGCGACCTTCAGCCGGGTTATCCTGCGTACGCTGGTTACTACAACGGCACTTACGCCAACCTGACGGCAATGCGCCAGCGCTTCCCGAATGCTTACATCGTGAGCGTGTCTCCGGACGGCGCTAACGGTTCCATGTGCATCGACATTGAGCCAGGTGACGCGGTCCCTGGTGATGCTCCCGGCTTCTGGCACAACGCCAGTCACGGCGGCGCAATCAAGCCGTGGTTCTACGGCAGTGCAAGCTGGACGCAGTCTATCGTCAATGCCCTCACCGCAGCAGGAATCCCGCGTTCTGCTTACTTCATCTGGTCTGCACACTACATCGGCGCGCACATCTGCGGACCTGGAAGTTGTGGTTACCCGCAGGCAGACGCTACTCAGTACGGCAGTAACAACGCTTACGACACGTCTATAGTACCGACTTACATGGTCGGAACTGGACCGCTTCCGCCGCCGCAGGAGCCTACAATCAGTGAAGGCAGCACCGACAAGGCTGCTGTTGACAAGCTGCGCATTCTTCTTGACTCGCACAACGCAAAGCTAGGCAACGCTGATGGTGGCCCGGATGTGTTTGGCCCTGTAGTACTAAAGGCTGTGGAAGAATTCCAGTCTGTCAATAAGCTGGCAGCTGATGGCGTTGTTGGCCCTGTCACCTGGGCAGCCCTGTTCAGCAAGAATTCTAAGCCCATCCCGGATGGTCCCCCGCCCGTACCTCCCACGCCTGCACCTAAGGCTCTCACAGTGGCTGAGGGCGTAACCGCTACGGTTTCCTGGGATGTAGTGCCGGGCGCTACGCAGTACGTACTGCTTGTTGCTCAGCAGAATGGCAAGGTTTCGTCTTACACGGTGGACACGCCCGGTGCTGAGATATTCGTGAACCGTGGCTGGACATACAAGGTTACCGTTCGCGCTAATGTCAAGGGTTCCCTGATTGCTTACTACACCTTGGTAGTCTAACGCACACCGTGCAAATCGATACCATATTCGATAGCTGCATACTCAATCATGTCGCGGACGCGCTCCAGGGCTTCCCAGCAGTCGTCTCCAAGCTTGTCTTGGAGCGCTCCGTGATACATCTGAGTGTTGACCAGTCGCCACGCTGTCCTGACATCTTGCGCTGACCTGATAGGCGGGTTCTCAATATCGTTAGGCATTAATCTTCCCAACCATCAGGATAAGGGCAGTGGTCGAGGGCATTGCGAAGGTAATTATCCACTAGTTCGAAATCTTCCTTAGCATCTATGCACCGGATAACAGCATCGCGAATGTAACCAGGCAGGTCGTCAGGCAATGAATTCAGGCTTAGTCCGTACTCTAGCACCAGTCCGGAGAACCCACCTTCCCAGTCAGCCTTAGCTGCCATGTCGTAACTGTTACGGTACTTGTCAGCAGTCATCTATGCACTCACTTCCTTCTTTTGGGTCTACTTCGCAGCAGTTCTTGCAGATAGAAGTTCCGAGAGAATCAGAATAGCTTACGACGATATGACCTTCTGGATGAAATCCTGTTCCAGCCATTATAAGCCCCCCGCTATATACGTTTATTACCATTGCGATAGGGCCTCGTGGCATTGTATTCCATCTTGCGCAGGTAATCCAGTTCCAGGTTCAGGTCAAATAGCTGAGCGCAAGCATCCACAGTCCCAAGTAGCAGTCCCAGGCCACGACCTATTTCCTGCTCACCTGTAATCCTGTAAGACTCTGTGACACCGGCAGCGCAAGCATGCATGTCGTTCAGGCAGCGGCTAACCATGTCATATTCATCTCGGGTGTCCATGTCCCAGGTAACGTGAGGCACAAGGTCGTGGGAAATCCGGACTTCATAACGCCCGATATTGTCCATGGTGCGGATGAAGACATCGGCTAGCTCAATGCCAAACCCGTCAGGACCGCCAGAGTCAGACTGGTAAGGGATGAAGCGAGCGTTCTTGTATGCCTGCCAGGCTTCTGCAATCTCCGTGTGGATTAGCGCCATGGCTTCAGGTACCTGGACGACCATGTCGTCCCAGCCGTGCTTGGCACACCAGGTCCTGACTTCATCCTTGATTTCAATCAAGCGTATCGTAGTGAACATTACAGTCCCAGTTCTCTAAGAATCTTGTCGGCAAAGTCTAGTCCCTCGCGGGTGTACTCGCCAACAGGTACCCACGTATCTACATTAAACCATCCGTCGTCCCGGACGTATTCCTGAATTCTGACAGTTCCCCTGCTAACGAATGCGCGATAACGTCCGTCTTCAGATTCCCAGTCAGCGCTCACCGGTGTCTCCTACTGTCGCTGGTAGGCTTCTGCGAAGCGCTCGTAGTCTTCTTGCTTAATCTTGCCGTCCGGAAGTGGGCCGAACTTGGCCACTATCCACTGAACGAATTCCGGGTACTGTATTGCCAGGTGCTTCCAGGTAATGTTGGTGCTCACAGTGTCTTCCTTCCTGCTGTCTTCCAGTAGTGGCGGGCCATTACTTTTTCCTTAAGCCTCATGGGCAGTAGCCAGAACCACCAGGATTCCATGTACGCGAAACTGTCCTTGTTCTTAGCCATCGTCTACCACCTTCCACTGCTTGCCGTCCTTTATCTCAATGCGCAGGTTGTTGTCCTGCATGTCTTTCTCAACCCGCTGTTCAGGAGACTCACCTTTAAACCATAGCTGCCTGTTTACCCACAGTTTGAACAAGGCGTGCTCGGTCATGCGGCGGAATGCACGTCGCTTGTTCATTAGCTGGGAGCGCTCTTCTCGCGACTCGCCACGTGCACCGGACGGGTGGTGGATGATTCTGATGCCTGTGTTGCTCGTATTCTGGTGTTGTCCACCTGGACCGCCAGCAGAGAAGTCCTGAACTTCACAGTCTTTTATGGTCACGGAGAACACGTGCTCTTTCTTAGGCAAGCTTATACTCCATGCCGTCCTTGTAGCCTGTCTCGTAAGCCTCTCCCAGCACGTCCATTAGCGCGATGGGGATGCCCTTGTGCTGAGTCTTCTGCCACTTCTTGCACATTTCCCAGACAATTTCGTCGCGACGCTTCTCGTACTCTGACTTCATGTCCATACCAACGCTGAGCCATGGTACGATATTCCTATGAACGAACTGATTCTTCGCCTTAAGGCCCTGTTCCTCGGAGTCGAGAAGGTTGCCAAGTCCGACGAGCAAATCGTCGCGAACATCGTCGCCAAGGACCGGGTGGCAGTCATGGCTGCCCTCCAGGCCGCAGAGGACGCCGCTATCGCTGCCGTCAAGGCAGACACCCCCGAGGTAGAGGCGCTAGTAAAGGCTGCCGTCAAGGACGTTGTAGACGCCCTGCTGGCCAAGCTGCCGACCATCCTCTAGCATGCGGTAGGCTAGGGGCATGAACGAGAATTTCGGTGCTCCTGGTGGTTACTCTCCGGAAGAGATGATGGCTCTTGAAGGCTACACGCCGGAGAGGCTAGAGTCATTCCGTGAAGAGACTAAAGCGCGTGTTGAAGAGGCGCACCGCAAGTCACTAACGGATAAATTGCGTACCCAGAAGCCTGTAGTCCTGGCTGAGCAAGAGAAGCCTTTGCGTAACGTCACGGTCCTGCTGGGCAACGGCAAGCTCATCACTTTCCGCAAGGTGTCTGACCTTGACTTCGGCGTTAAGGGTGATGACGGATTCAGTGCCTTGTACTTGCTAGGTGAAGACGGTAATGTCATTGCCCAGTTCGAGCCTACAACATGGGCAGCTTACTACTACGCCGAGCACTGCCAGGGAATACAGTAAGCCGCTCGGCTGTTATCGTTGTCATGACTGTGCAGCAGCTACTCACTCAGCTCACCGGACTCGGCCTGGGCGGTCTTGACGAGAGCGATTCTCAAGTCGTGTTCAAGGACGGCACTCCGCTCACCACAGTGGCCACGGACCTTACCGGCAAGGTGATACTCTCATGAAGCGAACTGACCGAGAAAAGCAAGCACGAGACGTAGAGCGCCTGTATAAGCTTACAGAGCTGAACCAGGAGATGTACGGCATCACAGGTGATAGTGACCTGACTCATACGGATTACATTCACCTCGAAGTCCTTATCGAGAAGGCTTTCAGCCAAGGTGAGATGTTCGGTTACGATGACGGCTGGGCAGATGCCCCGGATGGATGGTAATCATGGAACTGCGTTATGCATTGTTCAGCTTCGCTGCGTTTGTCTGCGCGATGTCATCAATAATTACACTCGCCACGCAGAAGAACTCAGCAATCCGGGTGATTGCCACCATCCTGAACATGTTCATTATCTGGCTGCTAATCTGGGGCGCGTTGTCCTGATGTTGCATCCAGAACCCTACGATGTGTGCCGGGACTGCAATCACCCGCGTTCAGCTCATGGTTCTGCCACAGTAGACACAACTAGCAGTTGCTTCAGGTGCGGTTGCTGGGGATTTGAGGAAGAATGAACAAGTGTGATTACAACTTGCACAGGCCAGATGGCACGTGGGGACCTTGCAAGCAAGAAGCTGATTATGAACTAGCCTGGTGCAGCACTAAGATATACCTTTGTCGCGACCACTGGAGTAACTGATGGCGGCTCATCCCGAGGTAGGCACTCCCGGTACTTGCCAGCGGCATGTTTACTGGGCGGGTGATAACGTAAGTTATCCTTGCGGTCAGCCGGGAACTCTTCAGCGCGACCCGTTCACCCGTGAAATCTGGGAGAGCGAAGACTACGTGTACTTCTGTGACTACCATTTCTCGGAGCGAGCAGATGATATATAACCAGGACGGCAAGCTGAAGCTAGCCGGACGCTATCTCGCCACTAACGAGAAGTACGAGCAGTTCGTGACTGACGATGTTGATGAGCTGCACGAGTGGGTGAACGCACAGCAGGGTCCGTGCCACATGCAAGACATCGGATTCTACCTAGGCCCTATCCTAGAGGACATGAACCGTGAACGTTGAGCACATAGGCCACGCCGGTTTCATCGTCACGTCAGGTGACAAGAAGCTAGTATGCGACCCGTGGTTTAACCCTGCGTTCCTTAAATCCTGGTTTCCGTGGCCTGATAACAGGCACCACATGGACGCAGCGCGCACCGCTGACGCCTTGTACATCTCGCATGCACATGAGGACCACTTCGACCGTGAGTTCCTGAAGACGATGCCTGACAAGGGCATTGAGGTGCTGGTTCCCAGGTTCAGGTCTAGCTATCTTACTAAGGAAATCAAGGAGCTAGGCTTCATTAACGTCCACGAAATGGTCCACGGTTCTACGTACTGGCTGTTCAAGAACCTTGACGTGAAGATGCTCATTGACCAGTCACACAAGGAAGACTCTGCCCTTCTGTGTGAGGACCTTGAAACAGGTTATCGTTTTCTGAATAGCAACGATTGCGAGCTAGCTGCAAATGACTGGCCGCAGGACATAGACCTCCTGGCTGCTCAGTATTCTGGGGCGTTCTGGTATCCTCACTGCTATGATTACACGCAGTCCCAGCAGGTTGCCAAGGCAAAGGAAGTCGTCAAGAACAATATCGACAGGCTTTGCCGTCGAATCAAGCTCACGGGCGCTAAGAAGTACTTGCCATCGGCTGGACCAGCTGTATTCCTGGACCCTGAACTGCGGCACTATAACTTCAGCGGTATCTTTCCTCAGTTTGTTGATGTAGAAGAGGAAATTGAGCGGCAATGCCCGGACATTACATTTCACAGCGCTATGCACGGCGGAATTTACTTCTTTGCTGATTACCTCCATGACCGGCGTCATGAGTGGCAGTCCTGGTTTTACGAAGACTATGCTCCGGCTGAATCTCACGAACTGGCAGCACATTTCCGTAATCTTGAGCGGACTAACAGCGTGTTCCTGCAAGATTATCGCACCGACCTGGCTATCTACTCCGGACGAGATGACTGGCAGGTACAGCTAGGCGTGGTGAAGGGTGAGCTTGAGGAAAGCTTTGACCCGCACTATTTCATGAACGTGCCACCGCGTGTGCTGCGAGCTGTGCTGGACGGACGGGCTACGTGGGAGACGGCGCTGCTGTCCAATCGCATTAAGCTCAAGCGCAACCCTGATAAGTACGATTATAAGCTCATGGGACTGCTTAGCTTCGGAGACCGGCCTGCTCAGACTCGTGCCATGCACCGAGCGCAGCGGGCTAGCGAGACCATTACCCGCGACGGCCTTATCCTGCCCAGGTATTGCCCCCATGCTGGGGAGGATTTGTCTATCGCAACTATCTGCGATGGTGTTATTGAATGCCCTCGGCATAACTGGTCTTGGACAACCTCAGGTGAATGTATTACCGCGCAAATTCCCATTGAGGTGAGAAAAGCATAGAATTGGGGTATGAACTTCGCGTGGTACTTCGTCGTTTACCACTGGCTGGAGCTGAATGGCTTCTACAGGGACATCCTGGCCAGTGTTATTGGCCTTGGCGCTGCGCGTACCATAGCGGCACGTCCCCTGCGGGGCGTAAAGGCATCTCAGGCACGTCAAGAGGACCTTCTGGATACCAAAACCCCTGGCGGTCTTGCTGAGGTTCACGCGGAACTCAAGGCTTTGCGTCACCTTCTGAGTGACACCAGCGAAACCAGTCAAGGGCATGAAGACGAAGACGAGACGCCGGAAATGGACGACAAGGACAAGGGCGGGGAATCTAGCGGCAAGCGAGGCTGGCTTACCCAGTATCGCAGGTCCCGTAAGGGACACGGTGGAGCGGGCGTTCCTGAGGCTCCCCGGGAGCCTCCGCATTTTCTGCCGCCAGGGCACCGCTAATGACTTCTAAGTACGAAAAATTGTGCGTCAGATGTAATCAAGTATTTACTACTCTGGATAAAAGACAACGTTATTGCAGTAAAGAGTGTTGGTACTCACATAATAGTACTGAGGTACTAACTTATACAGAAGCTAAGATTTATTTGAGCAGTATAAAGGCTGCACGAGGTTGCGAGAATTGCGGTTACTGTAATCCGATTGCCTTGGATTTTGACCACGTTGACCGCTCAACCAAGCTAGCTCCTCTAGCACGTTTGTCTAGAACTAGCGTGAAACAATCAGTGTTGCAGGAAGAATTGGCTAAATGTATGGTCTTGTGTGCGAACTGTCACGTCATTAAGACAAGGGATAATCAAGATTGGCGCCGTCCCAGTAAGCGCATTATTTGCGGATTCCTTATAGCAGGAACAGACTTGTGCCAGTTGAGTTCAGGACATAGTGGCGGTCATAGGCGAATTAGTTCTAGCACTAATACTAATAGTCGCAGAAAGGAGCGCCGTATTTGGGTAGACGCGCTTAAACTAGCGGCGGCCTGTACAGACTGCGGCTACGATACTGATGCTAGGGCGCTACAGTTTGACCACGTAAATCGTGGTGATAAACTACTACCGGTGGCGTCGATGCTTCATTATGACGAAGAGCGTTTGCGCGCTGAAATCGCTAAATGTGTAATTCGCTGTGCTAACTGTCACAGGCTTAAGACAAAGGCAGGAGGTGAGTATAGGCATGGCTTCTAAGTATGCTTCCGGTTCTGTTTACAGGCGGATGGCAAAGTTCGTTTTCGAGCGCTGGGGAGACCGTTGCCACTTACACCTTTGCACGCACCACAATGCCCGGCACCTGGACCATGTTGAGCCGCAGACTGAGAACGAAGCACGCAAGCATGACGTGACTAACCTACGGCCAGTGCATGGCTCGCCAGGGAATCCCTGCCGTGAGTGCTCACAAGCTGCGGGCAAGAACATCTACTGTAATCAAATCAGGGGTGGGTACACCATTGACCGGGCCATACGGAAGCTGCGAGAGCTTACGGGGCTGCCGATTCCTGACTACGGAAAACCTGCTCAGCAGCCCCGTGCACGCGAGTGGTAACTAGATTGCTACTAGCGTGGGTACGCCGTACTCATCACTGAGGTCAATCCAGTAGCCGCGAAGGCAGCCGATGATAATTCCGGCCTGCTCAGGATGTGCACGCTGCACGTCCTTCAGCCACGCCTCACTCATGTGCCAGCGCTGCGCGACCACCTAGAGGATGAGCTGGAAAAAGCTGCTGACGAAGGACTCCGTTGGCTGGACGACAGCTTTCGCCACGTAGAATTCAATCTCGTCCTTGGTATACCAGTAAGGCCCAACGTACTTCCGGTAGACGCAGTTCTTGTCAGCAGCCTTGAATTCCTGGGGCCTGATGCGTGCCATCAGGCGATGTCTCTGTACGTCTTGCCTGTGATGACCTGGCGAATTGAGCTGCGTGACGGCATGTTCGGCTGCTTGGAAATCTGCCAGTCGCTCAGCCCTTGAGAATTCAGCCGCTTGATTTCCCGCACGGTATCATCACTCATCGCACGGTCCTTGCGCGCCTTAATTGGCTTGCTGTGACTAATGCCATTAAGCACGTTGTAGATTGTAGACGGGTTCACGTCATACTCCCTGGCGAGTGCCGTTACCCCGGCAGCTTGTCGCAGGACCTTAATCATTTCGGCGTCATTTGTAGTAAGCTTACGGCTCATGTCACGAAACCCTTCCTCATCCGCAATAGTTAATTCCCTGTGGTAGGCTTGCGCCATGGATGTAATGCACTTGGTTCAGAACCCTGTGATGGACCCCATTGACCTTTGTGAATACCCCGTGGAAGTGTCGCAGAACATAGGACTCAGGCTTGCGGCTGCTGAAGGACTTACTGAAGCAGAGGCACTAGACGCTTTCATTGAAGCCCTTCCTGACACCGTGACCACCGATAAAGGTGACATCCGCCTTATGTTCGTGGTGAGCTAGGAGCGACATGAGCGATACTCTTGACGACAATCCCGGTGGCGCAACTAAGTTCACGCTGCCGTACATAGAAAAGGTGCTAGGGAAGTTCCCGTTCATCGGAGTCAGTGAGCGTGACCAGATTCTGGCTAACCTCAAGGATGGTAAGCAAGTGCTCATGCACCTGGAGGGACGTCCTGACAAGGAATGCTTCCTGATGATTGTCAAGGTAGGTGACGGGCTTTACGGCGCTAAGACGATGCCTCATGACATCGGGCAAGCACTACTTGCAGCCAACGAAATCCTGTTTTCCCTAGAGCAACCTGATGAGCCTGAAGAGTAATTCACAGGGACGCGTATCCACTTTCCGTAGAGCCTCACATGCCAGCAACGATTCTCAACTCAGTCAGTTCATCCTGCTCAGCAAAGCAGGTGGCACCGAACTAACGAGGAAAACCTTCACCGATACTTTCCCTACCCGAAGCAAGTGGCTGTTGTAAGCGGCGAAAGGAGGAAGACCGCCCGCGCCCCTGTGAATATTAACCCAGCTTGTTAGCTGGAAGCATCGCGACGGTAAACTAGCGTCGGCTTATGGACTTCAAAAAACTTCTCGATGGGACGAGCTCCGACTACAGCGGGCACGGAACTGTAGGTAACCGAGCAAGACGTGAAGCACTCAATGACAAATCCATCACAACTAGCCCACGCCTTGCGCACGTACCAGTCAATGCCTCCGCTGCCGCGCCAGACATCGCCTACCTTGACCTCAGGCTGGACTTTATCCATCATGGCGTAAGGCAGAAACGCTTGGCGAGGCGCAGTTTCGGAATGGGAAACAGTAACCCAGGCACCGGTACTGCCAGGCATGTCAATCTTAGTGCGAAACTCCTTGATGACGACCTCGTCACCTTCGCTGAATGCGTCTGTCATGATTGCTCCCCTTCTAGCATTACTTCCCCATCCGCGCCAAATCGCTTGACCAGGACCCTCTCGCCACCGTACAACGCGAAGATGACCTGGCTTATTCCGGCGTTCTTGGCTAGCATCTGCGCGTCCCTGAGGGCCTGCGTGACGCCCTTGAGCGTGCCGGGGTATATCGTGACGCTCGGCCATGGACAGGGCTTCTCCGTGCCGCTACGACGCATGTATCGGTCAGGCTTAGACTCCGACACGCGCCAGCTCGTCCGGTACTAGCTCTCCGTCACGGAAGCGCCAGTTCTGCCCGTAGTAATTGGCGTACTTCTCAGGACCCTCATTATCCAGCATCTCTTCAATAGCTAGCATCACCTCTAGGGCCTCTTCAACGATGAAGCCCATGACCGATACCTGCCACAACTCATGCTCTAGGCCGCCAGCACGGTTCCAGCGCTTGCTGCTGGAATGGATGAACACCGTTGGACCGCCCCAGATATTGTTGGATATGTCTGCCGCGTAATCGTAGGAAACTTCTGCCGTGCGCACGTTAATAGCTTGCAGGTGCCCAGTGCATGAGTCCCATAGGCTGGAAAGAACAGGTGCACGGAACATGCGTTCAGTCATTAAAACGGATATCCAATCGGGAATACCTTCTTGAAAAGCTCTCGTGCTTCGGTAATAGGCTCAGGCGCGTGAGTGTGAGGATTGAATGTACGGTCTGAACGAATCAGATTGTCGGCTACACACATGTCGTATGCCTTAGCTAGTTCGTGCAATCGCCTACGGATAAGTGCGGCATCATTGCCTGCGCTACGGTTACCGTGTGGCTTTACGCGAATAATGATGTAGCACTCTTCGTTAGTCACGGTAGCTCCTTAATGCCCAATGCCGCTACCCAGCCATCAAACTCCCTGTGCCACGAGGGTGCGTTGGACCGGGAGCTGAACTCAGCACTGATGTCAATATAGTCTTCTCTTGCCTGCGCAAGCAATCTCGCAAGAGCTTCTTTGTCAACGCTAACGCGACTCATTTGCACTCCTCAGTCGCTTGGTAAGTTCTTCTTGCATGTACTCGTAGCCTCGTGGCAGTGGACGCGTCAGGCTGTGTTCCTTTAGCATGTGCACGCACAGCTCTACTTCACAGTCAGCATCACTTTGAAAACGTCCGCACTGCCAGTCCCAGTCACACTGCTGTATACCGTTATCATCTTCACTAAGGTCACAGTAGGCTTCATACGCGGTGTAAGGCTCAACAGGCATGATTCTCCTAATTACAGTACTTGTAGCCCGACACTTCCACCAGGAAACCGCCTTGGACAGCGCGCTCCATCAGGTAGTCCACCGTGCCAGCTTCTGAATACTCGTCCAGGCCAGCAGGGATTCGCAGGTTACGGCTAGTGGTGCTGTTGACAATGCCCGGCGCGGAGAACGCTACGTTGATTGTCTTGACGTTCTCAGTGAGAGACAACGGCTCATCACATCCGCAATTCTGACAGGTGAAACCCTCAGGTGGCAGGTAAAAGCACTTATGGCACGATGCCTTGACTTCCCACTCACGTACATCAAAGGCGCTAGCGATGGCTGCCAGCGGCGGCGGGTAGCGCGTGCCCTTTTCCATGCGCAGGATGTGGCTCTTGTGCACGCCACCTAGCAGCATTCCTACAGCCGCCAGTGACATCTTGTTCTCAGTGCGCAGACGCCGCAGGGAACGACGTGCCAGCTCTTGGTCTTGCTGAAGCTTATCCATAGTGGTCCTTATTACATGCCGTGAGTGAGTCCGTCTGCGGTTCTTACAGTAAGCTTCAAACCCGACGGCATCGTTTTTAGCTCTATGAGGGTAAAGTCTCCGTAATCCATCACGAGGTCTAGGTAGGCTAGTAGACTGCTGACTTTTTGTCGAATTTCCAGGTCGTAACTGTACCAGTCATACGCCACGAATTCCGTGTCAGGCAAGTCATCGTCACCATGCACGGGACTGAAAAGTACCGCAGCGCCTTGAGGTGCATTATGCGAGATGCCGTTATCGTCTACACCCCCAACATGGAACCCGAACTGGTATTTCACCAGCTCTATCATTCGAACTTCTCCACTCCGAGGAACAACGGGCCTAGCTCAATGTGAAGCCAGTACACCGAACTGTTAAAGCTGATGTAGAGGTGGACCCAGTCGCGCCAGCTTCTGTTACGAACAGGACTCGTAGCCAGAGGTGACCAGTACGCGTAAGAGTGCCCTTTAGTGAGGACAATTTCAGGTTTCACGTTAGCGCTTTCCTTCCCTCAGTGCCCAGCACCGCTATCTCCACGAGCCGCATGGTGTAGACGTGCTCCAGGGCACCGCGCATAGTGCGCTTCCAGTAATCACTCACGCCGTACTGGTTGCACTCAGGGTTAACGCAGAACCACTCCCAGCGCATTCCCGGCTTGTACCGTTCACCCCGGCGCTTGCGCACATGACAGTGGTGCTCGTGGTCCCAGTGCATTACTGCACATCCCAGGGTAGCTCTTCCTGGTTCTCCAGGAGCCGCTTGATGGCAGGTTCTGCGGGCATGTAATTCGGGCCCTTGAGAATCTTGCCGTCATCGCGCAGGAGAGGCTGGCAGTCTGGCCCAATCTTAGACATGTTCGACAGGTGGACTAGCCGCAGGACTTCATCCAGGTTAATGCCGTAAGTAATCGCAGTCCCGTAGGCTACGTACACGACGTCAGCTAGTTCCTTGGCAATAGCCACGAGTTCATCTGACTCAAGAGCCTCAACAAGCTCACGCGTTTCCTCCCACTGAAGAGATGAACGCAGGCTTATCTCCTGGTTGTCAATGTTTGCGGGCTGCGCGGGCGTGTTGCGCATGGGCAGGTCGAACATCGCGTGGAAGTTAGCGACTTCCCAGGCCACATCGGACACACCATCTGGTGTAGGCATTAGTATCCTCCTTCTATGTCAAGGGCGTGCTTAAGTGCTTTTGCAACACATGTAGCGAGCGTCGGCGGCACGGCATTACCGATTAGCCGGTAGGCTGAGCTGGCAGGGACCGCGTTCCACGGCAGGTCCACCGGAAAGGTCTGCAACGCAGCAGCTTCCTGCGCGGTAATCCTGCGGTGAACATAACCACTGTCTCCGCGATAAGGACGGGCACCATCTACGAGAAAGGGGTGGTACCACTCTACCCACGGAGATACACTACCACCCGAGTTCAAGCTGAGAGAATCAATGAACGGAGTCTTGTTACCTCCCATTATTGCTGGAAGGGTATAAGCAGGTGCGTCTAGGTTCAGCGGTCGTGCTCCGTTGAATAGCATTCCACTGTACGGACTACTGCGAAGCACAGGATTGCGGGCGAATGTAATCTTTGCGTTCGACTTAATGTCGTTGCCCAGCGCTCCGTAAACAGGCATTTCCGATAGGACACTGCGAACTGTGCCGCCCCGCATGCGCTGGTCAAACATAGCACACGTAAACGGTATGGAAATGCTGGAATTCTTGGGGAATCCTGCCAGGAACAAGCGCTCGCGGTGCTGGGGCACGCCGTATTCTGCGGCATCAACCACTAGCGCGCACAAGTCGTAAGACTCCCGGAGGAAACTTTTCAGGCGCTGAAAAGCTGAAGCATGCCGGGAACTTGTAAGGTCCTTTACGTTCTCCATGAGGAATGCACGAGGCTTCTTTGCATACACCACTGCTGAAAATGCGAATATCATCTGGCTTCGAGGGTCGTCAGGGTCTTGATTGCCTGCCCTGCTGAATCCCTGGCACGGCGGCCCACCGATGATTACGTCGGAGTCAGGGATTTCCTCTTCCCAGTTAGCGTGCATGATGTTGCCGGTAGAAAAATGAGAATCACGCTGGGACATGTAGTTACGTTGCATGGCAGCATCGTGAATCACCTTGGCGTGAGGGTCGGTATCGTTAGCCCACTGCACATCGAACCCGGCATTCGTAAAGCCAATGTCAAGTCCGCCTGCTCCAGAGAACAAGCTTGTAACGGTAGTCATCAGGTGTCCACCCCCTTTTCCTTACTGCCCGCCAGGTGCGACGTATGAAGCCTGCCAAGTATCCACTCTTCACCTTGGCGCATTGCTTTCTTGCGGAATTTCTCGCACCCTATCAGCATTCCAGACTGAGACTGGACAATCCAGCCTCGAACAGGCCCACGGCTGACGGCAGCAAGCTTCTCGTATCTTCCCCCGGACTTCCTGAGCATGAGAATCCTTGAGCCGTCAGCCTCATGTTCCCAGAACATCGAGCTCTCACCGGGGTTTAGCTTAACGCGGCGCACTGGCTTGCCAGATGAGCGTTAGTGCTCCGGTAGCACAGCTACGTGAGTACTGGCCAACGTCTCCGAACCTGCGAAGCGGAGTGCTAGTGTTAGTTTTACAGTCACTGGTGGCCTGCCAGACCACACCTGCGTCATCGCGGTAGATAGCCCCCGGAATAAGCGTGTCAGGAATGCGCACTACCATCGTGATGTGAGCCGGGTGAACGTAGGATGATGTGTTAGCGACACCTCCCCTGACTTCAAAGCCATTTGCGTCTGACCGCGTAACGCGACCCCGGATTGTAACCTCTACAAGCTCATCATCACGAGGGTAAATGAATGCGTTGTTAGACATCTTTACGAGACTCCTGTCGTGCTCGCTCGATTACCTTGAGGGACAGTTCCGGGAACAGTTTGTCACCCTTGTGGAACAGTTCCATGTCAAGGTAACGTTCGAATGCTTTAAGCGCATTACGGTAGAGGACCGGATTAGCGTCCCCTGCTGACTGGTTCTTGCTCATCCGGTCCTCCACGTATGTGCTGCTACTTACTGGGAATTACGATTCCGCTGCTGCTACCTGGCCAGCAAGAGAACCCGGCAGGCGGGTTAAGCTGACCATCAGAGATGGCGTTCATGCACTGCTGCACTAGCACCAGCGGGTTATTGGCGACAGACTGCTCGATGATGTTGTTCGCCTTGGCTTGCGCCTGGGCAGTCTTCTCTGACTGCTGTGCGACATCAGTCTTAGCCGTCTGGGCCAGCACTGTGTTGATGCGATTCCGGACGGTCTGGTCGTACGTCAGCGGCTCAACGATGAGCGTGTCAATATGCACATCATTGCCGATGCGGGCAGTCAGCGCGCTGGCAACCTCAGCCGATAGCTGAGCCGTGCTCGGGTTGCCGGGCGTTCCCGGTGCCGCATTGGTGGCGAGCAGCTTAATGGGGTCGTACCCATCATAGACGCTGTTCATCGCGACGTTCAGTTCCGGCTGAACCAAAGCCGTAGCCACGTTAGCGGTGTTGCCCTTGTACGCACGGAACAGGGTGTCCGTCGCGCTCGGGACTAGCTGCCAGCGGAGCTTGACGTCTGCCTGAGCAGTCTGCTGCCCGGCAACGCGGACAGTAAGCGTGTAGTTCATGTTCTGGACGCTCTCGTCCATTAGTGACATGTTCTCCCACGGGGCAATCCAGTGAGGACCAGGGCCGTCGTAGCTAAGTACCTTCCCGAAGGAAGTTGTCACGCCGATATCGTAGGTTCCCACTGCATTGAACGAGCTGACAGCCAGCATGATGGCCGCCATGACACCAGCGAACGCGCCGATGCCTGTAGCCCAGTAGCCGATGAAGCGCATGTCTTGCGCATCAGTCGGATGCGTGTTGGGAGAAGCTGCGCCCTTCCGCAAGAGGACGGTTGTGATTACCATCGCAACCAGGAGTGCTGCGAAGAGAATCGCAAGGATGAAAGTGACAGGCACTTAAGATTCCTTAGGCCGGGACGGGTTCGCGGGCAGGCTCGGGAGCAGCAGGCTCAGTGACAGGAGTCTCCGCTGGCTCTTCCAGCGGCTCCAGTTCAATCTTGCGGAGAGGTCGCCCTATGTCTCCGTTGCGTGGTGTGGGTACCATGTCTACCTCCGTAGTATCGTACGGTGTAACAAGTTGCCAAGGGCACGTATTCCCTAGGCTGGCGCGTGAGGCGGCCCTGGCTGGGAGAAGTCAGCGTAAGGAAGTCGTTCCTCACAGCCGTTTTGTCCCCGCCACATCTGGTAATCGTACTTGACCTTAGGCAGGTAACCATCTTTGTCACATGCCCTTGCAATCCAGATGACATCACACGTCGGGCAGTGCAGCATGTAGTTAAGCGCCTCGTAGCGCTCTCCGTTATTGCCGCAAAGCCAGCAGGTAAGGAGGCATTCCCCAGTGCCAGTAGCAGGACCCACGGGGAACACCTCCTTAGTAGTGGTGAGGCTAGGCACTCTGGAACCGTCGCACGGGTGGTGCGAAGAATGCGCCAGGCGTGTACTCATCCTCAATGTCCAGCAAGAAGCCCTGCGTTTGTATCCAGTCTTGCAGGGTCCTGTTGCTAAGACCATCACACGGGAACTCTTCATCGAACGTCGAGTCGTCCATGTCGTCTACTTAGGTTCGTAGACAGTGACGGTCTTAGGCTTTGCCTGTACCTCTTCAAAGGTACCGTCCCAGTCGTAGCCGTAGTGAGAAGCGTAGTAACCTTCCTTGCGGAATAGCTGGTCACCGATGCGAATAACCATCCAGGCTTCCGACCCCAGGTCAGTGCCGCCGTAGTTCTCTTCACCCTTAAGGCGAACTTCCTTACCCCGCAAGGTGATGGTGTACTGATTACGACTGCCGTAGCTGCTGTACAGGTCGGAGTTCAGCTCGCCCCAGCCAACATCGTCAAGGATTTCCTGAAGAGCTTCCAGTACTTCCGCGCGTGTGTAGTCAGTCATCAGCTTCTCCTAGTCGCTCTTAGGCTCGTAGACGGTGGTGTACTTCTTGGATGCCTTTACCTCAGTAACGTCACCCTCCCATTCAGAGTCTCCATAAGAGTCAGCCCAGCCCTCCTTCTTGAAGAGCTGATTGCCCACCTCGAAGATTACGAAGTTCTCTTGCGAGTCCTGCTCGTAACCATCATAGGAACTCCCTAGCTTGGTTTCCACGATAGTGAAGGTAACAGGCTCATCGTGCAGCCAGATAGCACCGAGGTATCCGACGCCACGCCGTGCCACCTGCTCCCAGTTGATGACTTCAGCGGCGTCCTTGACTTCAGTCAGGGAATAACTAGTCATTGACCTCTCCCGTTAGTTGCAGCTTGTGCTTGTTCTCCAGGTGCCTGCTCACGTAAGCACAGTCTGGCTTCATCAGCAAGTCCAGGTTCCGCATCAAGAACAGCGCCCATTCCCCTTTAAACAGGCTGGTAGCCGTGCGCCGTAGCGCCCAGTGGTAGGCCGCCCGTGGCGACCCCCGGTACTGCTGAGGAATCAGGATGCGCTCCAGCGCGGTCGTGTAGATTTCCTCGCGTACCAGCTTAACCTGAGTCTCGAAGTTCATCGACCAGAACTTGGTGTTGTCCACGAGTACGTCAGAGCCGTCCTGCAAGATGGCCTCGTACAGCGGGCGCTCGCCGTAGGCGACAGAATCGTGGACTGAGTCATGAACGTACTTGCGCACTACAGCGTCCGCAAAGAACTTATCAGAAGACTGGTTAAGGTTTGTTGAGTGTTTCTTGTAGTGGTCTTTCCAGACCGGCAAGACGATGTCGTACAGCTCACGGATAAACGTGCAGTTCTTACGAGACAGGAAGATGATATCGTAAGCGTGCTTGTCCCAGTCTTGCGGGCCGTTGATTTCCCAGAAGCCATGAGAAATTTTAAGCGTGTACAGTTCGTCAGGCGTAGCGATGTTACTCCACGGCCATTGTCCCAGGCGCTTATCCCAGAAGCAGTCATTGCGTCGTGCATCGAAGTTTACAGGGTAAGGACTTAGCCAGTCCCAGTCTCCGTTAGGCTCTCGGGCATCGGGAAACCAGTGCTTCAGCGCACGTGAACCTGTCAAGGTCGCCATCAGGCGAGTCTCCTATTTCTCGGCTACATTAACGATGAAGGTCTGCGTGTTGCGAAGCTTTACCTCAAACTGAAAGACATTTCCTACCTGTCCCAGGAAGTAAGTAGCCTTAACCACTGTCAATTGCTCAACCGCTGCTGCCATTACAGCGGCCATGTCTCTTTCAGACCACTGAGCCATCTATCCCCCGATTTGCTCTATGAGATGCTTGATTAGGGTGCGCGCTGACTCTGATGACGCAGTTTGATGGAGTACGAAAGGCTGTTGCGGGCCTACCACAGAAGCGCACACTTCCCAGACACCACGTGTGACGTTCTCCCTGAAGAACAAGCGGGCAATGTGGTCTACGCCGATGAAACTACCGTCAAGTGCGGGGATGAACTTCATGACCGGGACAACGCTGTCCCGGTCATGAGTATTCCCTAGTGTCCTAGCGCGTGAGACGCCGGGCCCCATCATAGCCGGATTTCTTTGCCCCACTTAAGTTCCGCTAGGCGGAACTGAGATTGGGGCCACTCATTAGGGTGCACACGGTAAGGAACTATAGCTATGTGATTTTCCTGCACAAGGTCATCCACGATGCCCCACGCATTGAAGTCTTCAGGAAAGAGCATAGGATAAGCCTCTACTGTGTCTTCAGCTAGACCACTCATTGCTCCCTCCTCGTATACAGGGGTGTTCTGAGCAACATAAATAACAACGGCACTCCGTCGTGCCAGTTGCAAAGTGTTTTCCCGAATGTCATCCATGATTAGCCGCCTCTCGTTTAGCTGCGATTTCTTCTTGCAACATCAGCACCGTTTCCGTAAACTTGTCTAGGTCATCTACGACAAACCACTCCGAAACGCGCATCTTATGCGGGAAAAGATTGGGTACACCTAGGAGCGCTAGGCTGCTCTGGATATAGGCTTCTTCGGCCTGAGAAGCACCCCGCATCATGAGTACGCTCTTCGCTCCCGTGAGCCGTTCAGGATAACCGTTGCGTTTAGCTACATCTCTAGCCGATGAAGGTGTATCACGCCAACGACCGGTTGAGTAGCCTACTTTAGCTACGCCTTGTTCGGGAAATACAATCACGTATACAACGGCACCTGAAGAGTCTTCTATGTCGATAGAGGAATCCCACATAGCATTGCCGACACCTGGTTGGCCTCCAGGCTTTCGTCGCCTAGTAACATCCCGGAGGCTTCCACAACTACGGATATTTCCGGACTTAAATTCTTTAGCGACTACTGTAAATGCCGATTTTAGGCCATTACATTCCGGGCAATTACAGACAACTTCTACACAATTACGGGAAACTTCGCCCCGCGAAGTCATAACTACACCTTTAAAGGTGTCACTAGCAGCCTCTAGGTACCCGTCAGGCTGACGGGTACCTCGGCTAATTACTATCCGGTCGCCCTTGGCGTTACTCACACCACGAATAACGCCTGACTGACCGCCTGTATTCCTTAGTGACCTAGGACATGTGTGGCGGGTCCGCCGCCATAATTCAACCAAATTCCGAAGCCCAGCAGGAACGTGAGCACCGGGATGGCGATGAACAGCACGACCTTCAGGACCTTGCTCTGGTTAGCCACGCGAAGCGCAGCTTCCTGCTGGTCGGTGTACTTGTCCTCAAGGTAGTCGTAACGGTGCCTGTAGTTCGGCGGGAACCACTTAGGCGGCGGGGACTTGCGGGCAAGTCGCTTCTCCGCTTGCATGGTCTGGAACGTGCCGAACACCGGAGCCAGAATTTTGTGGGCAGGAATACCAGCGGCGATACCAATGATGGTTAGCTGCCACGAACCCTTGTTCACCCAGTCAGCAACCCACGGGTTACCGCTCTTGGTGCCCCAGTGCTCAGCGAACGCAAGCCCATGAGACAGCAGGACAATCATGACGGCAGCGACAGCAGCCGAAGCCAGGAACGCAAGGACAAGGTGTCCCAGCATCTGATGCCACTTAAGCTTCTTAACGTACTTGAAGCCCACCATGATGCCCAGCACGAGCAAAGTACCCAGGAAACCGATAAGCACATGTCGTGCGTCGTGCCGAGCAGTAACCCACCACAACGGAGCCGACTGGCTGTGCAGCCCGAACGCCTGGTGTGCATGACCCAGGTACTTGTTGTGCAGGAGGTTCTGAACGTGAACAGGGAGACGGTCCCACGTGTCCTTCAGGCCGATGAAGGTAGTAGTAGTGTTACCATACTTAGTCTGGTACGCGACCTGCGTGACCAGGAAGTAGATGGCCGAGCCAATAGGCACAGCCACCTGCGACAGCAAGGCTCCCCACATCAGCAGCAAGCCACGGTCAGTGACCCTGAGCTTGTGCTTCTTCAGCAGTGCATCAGACATGCTAACTCCTTACCAGATAATGTAACTACGTGAACCGAACCGAAAACACAGGCCGTAATTGTCTACGGAAAAAGAGATGCCGAATGCGTAATGGTTAAGCACCGACAACTGCAATCGTTTGCGCCTAGCCCGCAGGTCACTGGCCAGTACTTTCATTACCCCCTCACAATCTTGCTACCAGTAAGCGCAGCGAACCCTAGCACGTCAGCAGGACTGACGCTAGCCGTAGAACAGGTCCAGCCGTCTAGCCGGATGCCGCCTTGCGCGTCAAGAGTGAATCCCTTGCCGGGGTAGCAGGTCCACTTAGTGCCGTCCAGGTCAGCCACGATATAAGGAGTACCCTGCGCATCAACCTTGATGACAGGACTCAGCCCGTCCGTGCGGAACACGGACATCAGGACACCGGGCTTTACTGGCTTAGGCTGGGGGTGAACCTTCGGGTGCTGCTGGGTTGTCGTCTTCGTGGCCGTAGGGGTCGTCGTCGGAGAAGGAATCGAGTGATGCCAGCCAGGAACGGAACAACCGGCCAAACACGCTATAGCTCCAATCGGGATGAGAGGATAGATGAGGTTACGCAGCTTCATTAAGACTCCTTCCAGGTGTAGTGTCCTTGCCTGTCGCACTTCCTGCACCTAACGAGTCCATACTTCAACCCGCTGAGGCAGTAGTCACATACGAACATGAACTTCACGTGACCGCACTCGCACTTGAACATCACCCGGCAGGAAGCAAATTCTCGGCAGTCAAGGTAAGCACGTTCATCGTCGTACATGATGGTTCGTTGCATTTGACATGGTGGTGCGCTGTCGAGGGACGGAAGCTCAAGCCTCTCAACTTCAGCTATGCTTACGCTCACGTATCCTCCCCTTAAGGCTTCATTCCACGGTGTCGTCGCAGGATTCGCTTGACCATCATCAGGCACTGCAATGCGGTCAGCACAGCCAGGATTCGCCATCCTGTGAGGAGGGTGTAGTCCTGCCACGCACCGGGAAGGTGTTGCCATGCAGTGACGATTCCGTAGATGAACCCAATGATGAGCAGCGAGAATCCGAAAATCTTAGGACCGAAGCCCATTGACTTACCGGATTCTGCCTTCTTCTGCGCAGCCCAGCCATCACTGCCCGTGCCTGTAAGGACCTTGAACGTCGCAACGGTCATGGACGTTGCCCGGAAGATAAGGTAAAGCTCTACCGGAACCAGCGTTGCTGCTGATACGACATCCAGCGGAGTCCTGTTAGGCATGCGCATTGTCTGCCGTATGTTAAGCAAGATTGCCAACGCTGGCGGAATCAGCCAGTACCAGGACCAGTCGAACTTGTGCACGGACAACGACGCGGTTAGCATGACGGCGAACATCAGGCGCATGAACCCGTTGAATAGCAGTCCCGCTACCTGAGTAGCCAGGGTTGCCGTCCACTTGTTCAGCCCCGATGTCATGATGAGACGCGCGATGCCCTGGTCCCACTTCTGGCGCTGTGCCCAGAGGGACTTGAGGTTGTGCATGGCACCGGGGTACGCACGCGCCTCAGGGTTAACCGTGGTCTTGTAGCCAAGCCCTCGCAGGTCACCGGTGAGCTGCATGTCCTCGACCTGGCTGGAGGTGTCCCACGGGACGCCCATGCGCTTCTCTGCCACCTTCAGCAGCGCGCTGGCACGGAACAGGCTGAGCTGACCGCCAAGGACGTAGGTGTTGCGCTTGTTGTGCAATAGCGAGTCAGTCCAGTCACTGAACTCCACCCGCTGCATGCGGACAAGCATTCCCCCCTCTTGGTGGAACGTGTAGCGTGCCATGACGCCCCCGACGTTCCGGTCCTCGCGCAGTTCCGTCTCCAGGTGCTGCAACGCATCTGGCTCAAGAACGGTGTCAGCATCGACACCCGCAATGTACTCGAAGCCTTTGTGGTGGTGTTCCCATCCCTGGTTAAGAGCGCCGGTCTTCTTGTCGCGGTTGCCGACAGTCTCCATCACAGTCGCGCCATACTGGCGTGCGATGCCAGCGGTGTTGTCCCCGCAGTTTCCTGTGAGGATTCCCCCGGAAAGTGTGAATTCGTGTTGTTCGGGAACAACGGCACAGCCTACGGTGAGGTAGGCTTCCGTGTCTCTAACATCAGTGACCATCCATTTGATATTCTCTGCCTTCTTCAGAGAAGCGCGGTAGGCTGTAGTTTCTTTTCCGTCACTGTAGTTTCGCACGTAAGTTTCCTCCCATCGTCCTATCACCATTAGCCCACCGAAGGGAGCGTAATCTTCTAGCCAGTCAATGATGTCTGACCTCATCGACGCAGGGTGATTAGACCCGGTGCGCTTGTTCACGTAACCATCGGCCGCTAGATACCCGTGAGTAAATCCTGCTGCGTAGTTAGCCGTAGGGCTGATTGGTAGGTCCTTAAGATTAGCGGTGTCCTTTACGTATAGAGTTCCTCGGTACTGCGGCGTAGCTTCAGCTTGCGACTTCACTTGACGAACTTCTTCTTCAAAGAAATCCGCCATGCGAATCTTGTCTGCGTAAAAAGAGACTCGATAAGTACGGACATTGTCTAGGTTGTGGTAAGTCTGAGTACCGTCTCCAAAAATAAACCCATGTCGAACGCCTGCACGATAATCCTCACTAGCAGTGTCGGCTGACACATCGGTAGACGTGGGAATTACATCGCCCTTCGTGATGTCAGTAACAACACCTCTTTCGGTAATCCAGCGGTGGTCGGGCGTAACTCGCACTGTCCTACGATAAGTCGTACGAGAAGGTACTCGCCATCCTTGCTTTCCGTTACGATAAGTGACGGATTGCGCGGGACCTAGTTCGACTTCTTGAATCCTCTGAACGCCGAACTTTTTAATTTCCGCCTTTTGCCACCCACTGCTTGTTAGGATTTCTTGAACCGTACCTGCGGTTTCCCGGAAAGACTTGATGCCTTCACGAGTAAGGTACCTTTCGTCCAGAGCGAAACAGTTGTCAGCAATGACTACGATGCGGTCTGGCGTTCGCGTCTGCCGCTTAAGTGCGGTGATGGTGATGCCGATGGAATCCTGCTCGTCGTGAGCGGGAATCATCACCAGCACGCGGCCGGTCTTGACAGCCTTAACCGGGTCACGATAGCGAATCTTGTCTACCGCACGGGAGACTTCGCCTACTAGAATGCGGGCAGACTGCTTTAGCTTCTCAGCCGGGCGAAGCCGTGGCGCTCTGGCTGCCGGGGGCTGCCACAACATTACATCTGTCCCTGGCATCTTATTTACCTTTCGCCTTATTGTTACGGGTTGAGGGTACCGAACCAGGACTGAAGGTCCTGGCCCGCACCTTGAGTGGGACCATCTGGGAGAACGCAGGAGTATGTTCCCGCATCATAACTGTTAGCCGTGGCAGGACCGCTATTGTCCTGGTTCAGGATTCCAGCGCCGTTAACGTCACCCGTGCCAAGCGTCCAGGCAAGCAAACCTATTCCCTCATCTTGCAAGTAGCGCAAGTACGCGGGCACTGAAGCAGGGGCATCACCCCAGCACTCACCCACATCACCGAGAGAACCAGGGTTGCCGCTGGTAACTGTCCTGTTAGTCCACTCTCCGTCAACTACAGGTGCTTGCAGGTGCTTGACGAGCTGCCCGAATTCAGCATCCCAGTTAGCAGTAGTGCGAGCCACACCATCTACAGTTGGGTGATGGAACTCATACACTGTAAGCTTGTCCGGGTCCGTAACGTGCCACGAGCTAAAGTTAGACGCAACACGGCCAAGCCCCAGCTCACCCATGACTCCGGGGAATTGCGGTGTCTCGTCCCACAGCATGTTCGTGTAACCGTTAGCGCGAAGCGTTACCGTTAGCTGGTTCATGCCGATGTAGGTGGTGTCGCCTGAGTATCCGCCGTTAAGCCACAAGCTCCACATGGAGTTATCAGTCATGGAATCATCCGAACGCGGCTCGTTAAACGGGTCAATGATTACAGACTTGTCACCTGCTATAGTAGGGGCTAGTGCTTTCCACACGTTGACTGTAGTTTGCGTGGGCAGCGGCTGATTGTCGTGAGCAATAGGGTCGGGTTCTGTTTGGTCAACAATGACCACCATAAGCCCGTCAGACTGAGCATGGCTGATAACTTGCTGTAGACCGGAAAGGTAAGCGGAGTCCACATCTCCGGTAGCAGGGTCAACAAGCGTATCCTGGCTGATGAAGATGCGAACGGTGTTGGCGTGCCACGAACTAGCGCTAACATCTTCCTGGTCTTCTGCCTGGCTAATCCATGAGTCATACTGCGGCTGCCCAGAACCATCCAGGTACCACTTGTTGTCAGGCTCGCCGGGGTCAGTGCCGTACGGGTACTGCGTGCCGTTGAGGTTCATTCCCAGCGGCAGGTACAGCTTGCCGCCCACGACCATGTTCACGCCGCTTAGAGAAACGTCACCGCGTGCATTGCTGAAGCCGGGGAACGCCACGCCGTTCATTACCCAGTGCCCGTGAAAGCCCGCACCTGCGGTCTTAGCCGTGATGATGCCGGGAAGCGCATAGCTCCAGTGCTGTGCGTTATCCTCGTTACACTGCCACATCTGGCCTTTAATGGGGTTACGGTTTCCTGCGTTGTCCAGGCAGTAAGCACCACCGCTAGCCCGCATGGTGAGAGTCCCGTCCAGGGACATGTTCCACTGCTGCTCGTTAGTGCCGTTACAGGTTTTGCCTGCCACTGCAACGCCGTCCTTTGGCGTCCCTGTAAGGCACTTCCCACCGCTGGTGATGGTACCCCAAGGCATGGAGTTGACAGGCTTGTAGTGCAGCGGGGGACGGTGCTTAGACGGGGAACTGTACGCTGGCGTGGCAGCGCATGCTGACAGCAATATGCTAGGCAGCAAAGCCGCTGCTAGCCAGCGCATCTTCATTACATGAACTCCTTCAGTTTCTCTACGTCGTCTACGATGGGCACGCCCGGAGCAATTTCGCTAACTAGCCGGGTTAGTTCTTCAACTACCTCTGTGCTTGTCTTGCCGAGAAACCGCTGAACGGTAGTGTCAAATACAGGGTGCGGTTGCGGTTCCACCACAGCGATAGCGAGCATTCGCATCTTCTGGGAACGGAAGCCCTTCTCACCGATGATGGTGCGGCCAGCTCCCTCACCGACTCCCCGAAGGTGAGCCTTAACCCAAGCGGGCTTGTCACGCAGCGAGAACTCTGCCCAGTAACCATCCAAGGTAAACGCGGGGTAGCTGAAATCTACCGGACCCCTTACGTGGTTGCTCTTTGACTGCTCCCAGAAAGCCCAGAAACCACACCCGCACTGCTCTGTGGGAATTTCAGAAAGAGGATGCCAGAATTTGACGCCTCCGGGCAACATTGCCACCTCTGATTCGTGCAGCTTAGCCATCGTCTCAGAAATATCGCAGCGTGCGACTTGCCAGTCGCTGCCGTGCCACTGACCACCCCAGTGTCCCATGAGATGCTTATCAGGCACGAGTGGCAGTTCCGGCATCTTACGAGAGAATTTAAGCTGCCATTCCCGGTAGCCCTTTACTGTTCCGGCCGCGAATTCCCACTCACCTTGCTCACTGAAACCATCCATGCCAGAAACGCGTGCGGACACAGTATCTCCTAGAAGAATGAAACCAGCGCCAGCACTCTGGGTCCTGGCTGCTCAGCAGGGTCGAACTCCAGTTGCATGAGCGCGATGGCGCGCTTGAGGATTGAGTCGTAAGAATGCAGGGTAGCGGGGTCGAACCATGCCCTGTCGATTTCCAGGATGTCGTAACCCGAGCCGAGTTTTACTCCAAAGGCCCACTGGTCATAATCGTATGATGCGCCCCGGCTATCGAAAACCAGCCTGTCCAGGCCGACTGCCTGCTCGGCTGCTTTCTTGCGCGTGAAATAACCACTGTCTGATGAATCGTCCCACTCTTCCGTGAAGCCTGCCATCTCCCGTAGAAGATATTCGTCTGCCTGGTGAGCAAAGCCCTCATCCTCAGAATCGTCTGGGTAACCCTCGTCGTTCAGCTTTACCCAGGACGGCCACGCCGTCTCGTACTTACCAGCCTTGTTGAACTTCCAGCCGTCTTCCGGCCCGCCAAGGTCGTAGCCATACAGAATCGTCACGTCCAGGGAGCGCCCCATGTCAGTCCTCTCGTAGTCTCGACCGATGCCAACACCCTGTCAGTCCGGGTTATTCCCGTAGTTGTACACGACGTAGTCAAGTACTTCCTTAATCGCTACGAGCGCACCGCAGTTGTAGGCTGTAGTCACTTCGTCTTCAGCAGCACGGGCAGCGGGCAGTTCATTCGCGTAGCGGTTCTTCGCTTGCTCTAGAAAATCAATAAGGTACTGGTTCATTACAGGTCCTTAACATCGGTCATGTCATCCGGGTAAATTTCCCCGAAGACGTACGGAGGTAGCTGGTTAGCCAGGTCTTCTAGCGTGCCGAGCCCAATCTGGCTATTGTCCGGGTCTGCGGTAAACCCTGAGCACATCACGCTGATGAACTTAGCCGTGACATTCTTCATGTCACAATCCTCCCCTAAAAACGCTATCAGTCAACTAGTTGTCATTGAACTTGTCTAGCAGGTCCCTAGGGAAGTACACGAACAGGTCGTCCAGGTAGTTCTCGTGGAACCGCCAGCCTACTGGGTAAACTGCTTCCACACCTAGCAGGTCTCGCAAGACCTGAACTCCTAGTTCACGGTTTTCTGTGCGTTCTCCCAGGAACACAACCTGAACCTTGCCATCTTCTGTGAAGTGCCCGTACGGGTTGTACTCACAACTCCACTCGTTCCAGCGCTCACAAGAGAACCGCGTGACGATTCCTTGCTTCCACAGGGCCTTGAGCAGCTTTACCATGCCGCTGTCCACGCGAATGCGCTTGTATGGCGACCACGACGGAGCTGCGACTCTTGACTGCTCGTGTTGCCAGCCATTAATTGCTAGTGACATGAATCCTCCCCTAAAGCGCTATTAGTCAACAAGTGAACAGATTAGGGTCGCCGTATCTCGATAACAAGGCGAGCCATGGGAATAATCAGCAGCAGGAACCACGGGCTGTGCGTCATGACGACCATCGTGACCATAGTCGCGTACAGGGCTACCATGAGAATCGCGCAAGCCCAGGGCTTGGTAATCACATGACCTCCAGCATCATGCTCGCGATGTCATCGCTAGACATTTTCAGCAGCATCGCCGCTACCTGCATGAGCACGCCGCTGACTGTAAGGGTTCCTCTCAGCATTTCAATGACGCGTTCAGGGTCCTCTATGAACGTGGCCAGCTTATCCCTGACGGCGCTATCGTCGTCATTGGCTATCATCAGGATAAGGCCGAGCGCTTCGCGGTCTACGGCGTCCTGGTGCTCATCATCACTCATTAGCCCTCCAGTATCGTGAAAGAGCTACGGCGCACGTAGAGTAGCGCATTATCGCGCAACCCGAACTTACGCTCCATGCCGTCTGGCCACAGTTCGTAAGCAACGCCATCGGGCCAGTGCTCTTCGATATGAGAATCGGTCAGGTCGTATCGCTGGTGAGGGTCACAGTAACCCGAAACACGGTAATCACCATGCGCATAGCCGATGCTGCCGTGGTAACGAACCAGTGTCTCCAGGGGGACGCGTTCTGTCATTACAAGTACTCCCATGTGATTAGAAGGCCCTTAATACCTGACCCATGGCGCGGGCACCAGACTTTACCGTCTAGCAGTTTAGCGTGGCAGTCATCGCAAAGGAACTTAGCGGTAAGCCAGCCACAATCCGCGCATCTAGGACGAACATGATAGGTACTAGGTTTTCCGCATATCCCATCCGTCAATAGCCGAACCGGCAGATTGCAAGGCGGGACCCTGTCAAGGTCAATGCCCTCGATTGCGATTTCTTCTACAGTTGCTGTCATCAGAATCCCGTAATTGCCCTAACTGCCTTCCGCCATGACGGGTCATTAACGCGCCATTTAGGCCCGTACATAGGGTCAGGCTCAGTATTTCGCTTGATTAGGTCATGGACAGGGTTAGTGAATGGCCGGTGCGGGTCCGCTACCAGAACGGGAATACTGAATGTTTTTTCCAGCTCGTCAGTAACGTCCTTGGGCGTATCATGCACCACGAACAGGTGAGTTAGCGTGGCCTTTTCACACCGGAAGCCCTTTTCACCGATTACCACGCGCTCGCTGCCTTCAACGCGCCCGGCGACAGGCCAGTATACGGTGCTATAGTCCCTGTCCATGTTGAAGTCAGAGTCTGTGGGCAACTGCCAGTAAGCCCAGATACCACAACCGCACGCATCAGGGTTGTCCAGTACTCGCTCACAGTTAATCATCGATGCCAAGCGAGGAGTCAGCATCATCCTGTAGTTAGGCCACGCCGAGTCATCACGCGCGCACTGAGCTTTCGTGACGGTAGAGTGCCATTTCTGGCCCCACTTTCCGTACAGCCCGTAAGAGCAGTAGCAGCCTGTTGACGGGGTATAGTCGTAACCTAGCTGCTTCAGCAACGCGTAAGAACTGTACTCCCCCATGGTGTAATGTGGGTTAATGGCGATTGGATTGGCTTTACGCGTGAGCGCACAGGACTTGCCGTGACGGCGGAAAGTCCAGGCTCGGTAGCCGATTACCTTGCCTAGTCCCATGTCCCAGTCTTCAGGCTCATGCTTCTCAGTGAAGCCGTCTAGCGGCATTACTCCCCCTCTTCGAGTTACTTAGCGAAAGCCTTGCAGAACTGCTTGCCAGCAGCATCGCTCAGCGCGTTGTCGGAGTACACAGTAACCGTGTAGCCCTTGGCCGAGGTAGCCGAGCATACCGACTTGTAAGCAGTCGGGATATCGGTTACCTGCGTGACCGTGACGTGCTTCTGGCGCGTGGCAGCCTTGGTCAGCTCGTGGCACTGGGAACTAGCCGTAAGGCCGTCTACGGTGCCGTGGAAGTCCAGGTAGGCGGTAATGCCCTTGGCGGTCAGGCTCACAGCACAGTCAGCGGCGGGAACCGTCCCGCCAGCAACGCCCACGTTGCCTAGTGTGACCTTGTGCGCCGGGCTAGCGCTGTAGCCATTGTGCTTAGCAGGACCGCACGCAGTAAGCGAGATAGCCGCGATTCCCGCGACAACGAATCCACCGATGGCAATCTTGCGGTTCACTTCTGTCCCCTAAGCTTGTTAAGGCGCTCAATGCGCGCCGCTCTAATCTTGTCACGACGGTACTTAGTGTGCAGTACTGATATGTCGAGTCGGCCCAGTGCAAGGTGAAACAGGTAAATCTCGCTCCAGAAGCCGAGGTAAAACCAGCCCTTGTCAATCTTTACCGGTTTCATGTCCCCTCTCGAAGCGTTAACAACATGTTGCGCCGAGTTATTCCTACCGGTCTGGTACAGGCGGTCCCGGTGGCACGTCACGCGACAACCACGCGTCTGAGCCGTCAGCGCCACGTCGCCAGGTCTCGCGCCCTAGCTGAGGGTCTGTGCCCTGCGGTGAAGGACCGGTAGCACGGTGCTTGCCGCTGCTGTCCACGTCTACCCACGGTTCCTCTAGGCTTTCGAGATGAGGGTCACGCCGGAACGGTCGCGGCTCAACGTCAGCCAGGCCACGGCTGGCGTCCCTGTAATTGAGCTGGTGATGGGTAATAGCCGCAGAATCTGGCAAGAGCAAGCCAGCCTCACGCAGGGCAATTACAATTTCTTCTGCCACCGCTTGCACGCCAGTAACGTCCATCTCCCGAAGAGTGTCACGGACAATCGCCTTGGCGATTAGGTCAATGTTCACGCTATCACCTTAAAATCGTGGATGAGGGTAATAGGGATGCCTACTGTGTTTTCCTTATTTCGCTCCATAATCCGGATGAGCAGGAATCCGTTGCTGAGATTCCATGAGACCACGTTCTTGTACACGGCAGCCGCGTTGTTAGGCGGCTTAGGGAGGGGCATTACCTTAATCGTGTTCATTAAACCCCTTTGTACGATTCGTACGCACTATTCAGTTCTTCGCGGGAATCAAAGAGCGGGATGTCAATCCCGGCTTGCGTAAGACCGTGAGCAGCAAGAACTCGCAGGCTAATACCTGTTAGTTTCTCAATTTCTGCCCTGATTTTTTCTTGCTGGTTCGTGCCGCCTATACGAGGCAGTACAAGAGGATTATCATCTACGAGAATGAGATTCTTGATGATTGCTTTCTCGCAGCGAAATCCCTTTTCGCCGATAATGGTGCGGCCGAATCCTTGGATGATGCCCTCTACCGGAATTTCAACTGCCAGAATAGGGCACCTGTACCAAGCAGCATTAAGGGCTCGCACCCACTCTTCGTCACTGTAATTAGCTTTACCTGTCTCAAGACTGAGATATTCGTCACTGAGCTGGCGATGCGGGTAAATATACCAGGCTACGGAGGGTGATTCCCAGTAAGCCCAGAAACCGCACCCGCACTTTTCATCAGGGATTATCACGTCACCGTTTTCGTGCAGTACGGGAATACTTCTGGCAAGTCCGGCGGCGTTAAGAAAGTCCGAGTTGCGACTGTACTTGCACTCAGCTTGCTGGGTTCCGGAAGTCCAATTACCTCCCCAGTTACCTGTTAGCTTGAAGGTGCTTTGGTCCAGCTCGGGACTGGGATTACTCATTTCAAGTGTCCAGGAGCGGTAACCGTAAACGCTTCCCGCTGCGAAGTCCCACTCGCCATTCTCACTAAACCCGTTCATTCCGGTTGTCACGGCAGTACCCGCTCTCCGTCTTGTCGCAGCTCGAACTGACCACCCGGATACCGGAGGGTATAGGCACCTCCCTTAGCCGTGAAGTCGATTGCGTCGATTGGCTGCCAGGTCTCCAGGAGGTCCAGCATTTCGTATACCACGTCTTCCGGAACTTGCAGAAGCGCTTTCAGGTACTCGTACATTGCAGCGTATTCCACTAGTCACCACCTGCCTTACGGTGTGCTTTCAGTTGCTCCAGCAGTTCCTTGCGCCAGGCGAACAAGATGACTTCACAGTCTTCCAGCGCGTACAACTTGTCGTAGTAATCGTCTATAGCCGCAGAACGAGCCAGGTAGTGTTGAATGAGCTTGCCTATTAGCAGGCGCGTAGCCTCATCGTCCAGTCCTCGGGCCAAGTTAAGCAACGAGGTAGTCACGATGTCTGCATCGTCCACGGTCTGGAAAGTCTCACGCATTGGCCGGTAGCGCTCATTCATTTACAGGACTTCCTCCAGCATGATGCCCGTAACTCGGTAGCGCTTGGCATTGCCGTAACTGTCCAGCACCTGGCGAACTCCACCTTCAAGGCGCTCGTAGACTGTCCACTCGCCGTTAGGGCCTGCGAGCCACATGAAGCCGTCTTCCTCACGACTGTCACCGGGCTTGAAAGCGCCACCGGAAAGGACTGCGTTCTTGGGGGGTGTCATTTCTGCTCCTGTATGTACTCGATGTGGGAACGCCTTAGGTAACGAGTGCAGCCATCTCGGATGACGAACTCATTACCGTAGTCAGCACGCTCAAGGATACCCTCATAAACAAGGGCAACACGAACGCGCTTACCTTCGTAGTGCTTCAGTTCTTCGAGTGGGATGGCAGACAGGTCGTTGCACGGGCCACCCCGCTCTCGAATCCAGAATTGAGTCACTACACCTCCTTGCTCTTGTTCTTACTGCACTCGGCGGATAGCCAGTGAGCTTCAAGGAACATAGTGCTAATTCCACAGAAGCAGCAAATTCTCGTGGACAGCATTTAGGCGACACTCTTCCGGCGAGACTTAGGCTTGCTCTCGTTCTTGGCATCGATGGTCTGCTGGATTGCAGTCATCATGTCGGTGAACGCAGCAACGCCCTGGTCCGGAACCGCCGCATCAGCAGTAACATGCGTGGGACCGTCCTGAATCTTGGCCATGACCAGCTTCTCAAGGCGCTCAGCACTTTCGTCCTTGTGCTGCGAGAAATCAAACTCGTCATCAGACAGAGTCTCGATAAGCTGGTCAGCCAGCGAGTTTTCCTTGTCCGAGAACGTAGCGCTGGGGGCCTCAAAATCTGGCCGCGTCACGTCATTGCCCCAATGGAGCTGGGACAGAACCAGGTAGCCCTCCGCGTCCGGCGACAGGATGGCCAGGTGAACGCTGTCGCGCATCGCGAAGCGAAGCACCCCGACCTTTCCAGCGCGCTTCAGCGCGGCGTGCAGCAGGGCGTAGCCCTTGTCACCGCCATCACCGGGCTTGACGTGATAGGACTTGTCGATAGCCTGAGCGGGAATGTCAGACGCCTTGGCGAACGTTACTATTTCCCCGCAGTGCCGCTCATCCCCCTTGATTTCCTCTAGTTCCGAGTCCGTGAGCAGGACGTTGCCACCGGGAATCTCGAAGCCACGCCCGATGTCCTCCCAGCGAACCTCGTTAAGGTCGCCCTTCTCCCGGTCAGCCTTGGCAACACGCACGTACTCGATACGAGAGCCGTCAGACTTCCGCAGCATGTGCAGGCCGCCGTTCTTGTTGCTCGGGACTACAGAGCCAAGCCGGACGGGCAGGGAGAAGGGACCGAAGGAAAAAACACCCTTGAATGCGGTATGCATTTAAGCTCCTTTATCTGATTACTTAGTTAGCCAGTCGCATGCCGAGCGTTCGCAGCTCGCTAATCGGGTAACGGTACTCGTAACGGCCGGGGCTTCGCCTGTCGTTCTCAGCGTAGAAACTGACCATGGGGTTACGAGCCGTGCCATTCCAGTCAACGTTAGTGACGTGGTAGCGCATGGAACCGTTGAACTGGATGATGTTCCCGATTACGGGAATCCAGGTGTTGTTAACAACGCGCTGGTGAATCACCAGCCCCGCAGCTCCCAGCTCCGGAACTGTGCGCTCGAACTGGTAGCCCGTCCCATTCTGGACACGGAATCGCACTTCCCTGTCCCTGCCGTAAGTGCTCTCACTCGTGCCTGTCACCTCGAAAACCGTGTCGGAGTTAAGCAGGTTATCGATAACCTGCATTGCACGCGTGCACCGGAAAGTGTCTCCTGCCTCAAGAGGCGCGTCTGCGGACACCTCAGGCGCGGGCGGCGGGGCAACGTCTTCCCGGTCAGTCGGTCGCATGCCGATGCTTCGCAGTCGCGCAACACGGCGCGTCCACGAGCTGTCAGGCGCGGCAGCCGACGTAAGGCGGATGTTGGGGTTGGGCCGTCCATCGCCATCGAACACGGTAGTCTCTGGCGTGACGTGGTTCACCGTGAACACGGTGATGTCGGTCGGGTCGTTACCGGTGATGCCGTTAGGCAACTCGATAACGTCACCCTCACGCGGGGTGTAGAACTGCGGAAGCATTTGCAGTTCCTCATCAGTCGCCTTGGCAAGGCCGTTAAGGCGCATCCACCCTAGGCTACGCTCGTAAGACATTCCACCCTGCTCGGAGAACAGGACACTAGCGTGCTCAAGGCTACTCGGCGTGCCAGAGCTGGGAACAACCTGCACGATGCGGCACGGAAGCGACGAGATGCTTTGCACCATCACGTAGTCCTCCACAGCAGGCACATATTCAGTGCTAGCGGCAACAGCTTCCGCGAATGCAAGCTCACGCTCTTCCCGCTGCGCTTCAGAGCGCTCGTTCATGATTCGGGTAGTCTCAGCCGCCAGGTTACGCGACTGCCGGACCATGTTCGTGAAGATAGCGGGAGCAGGGTTGATTGAACGCGCAGCGCGAGACAGGTTCTCTCGCACGCCCCGGACAATGTACTTGCAGTCTTCAATAGTAGTCGTGGTGATTTCCTCTTCCCGCAGGTAGCCAGCGGCCTCCCGGAGGGAGTTAAGCGCCCGGTCCATCTGGGTGATTGCAGAGTCAACCTGCTGACGCACTTCGCGCTTACGGTCGTCAAGGTCAATCTTAAGTCGCTCGACAAGGGTTGGCTGAACGGCAAGACGGGGCATCTCATTTCCTTCCGGGTAGTAGTTGACATCCCACGACAGGTTAAGTCGGGTACTAGGCGTAATTGCTGTTGTGTTGCTACTGTACGCGTTTATGTAGGGAGCGCAGTCAACGCGACCGATTGGGGCTGGAACGTGGTCGTCACCGGAATGGTCCCGGTAAACCGTACCCCCGCTATTGCGGAGACGGCCACCCCGAAACATAGGACGAGGCTGAATGTACGAATAGCGGTTAGGGTCTGGAGGGGGAGGATAGTCGTTGTTTCCAGTAACGTCGTTACTGGAAACGCGCCATTCAGGGTTGCAGTTACTAAAACTCCACGAATTGGCACTCCCTATTGGCTCAGACTGGTTACGACCTGTAGTAGGAAGCCCTAGCCTTTCCCGTACTTCGTCAATGCTGTGCAGGCTAGGGCTATCCGGGATACTGATATTGAGCAGGCGGTCCCGCAGTTCAATCTGCTCCGGAGTTAGCGGCAGCACATCAGTAGGGGAAAGTGGCGGGTATTCCCCTTGCGGGATAAAGTCATTGAAGTTCCACTCCTGCGGAGACGGTCCAGGCTCAACGGGTTCAATGAGCTCGTCAGCGTTAAGACGCTCTCGCAGGTTATTCAGTGCTTCAAGCGTCTCCTGGTAGCGCTCATCGTTTTCATCGAAAAGGAACTCTCTGCTAGAGTTATTCGGCATCGCTCACCTCCAGGTCAAATTTCTCGTCGCGACCGCACGTGACGCACGCGCCAATCAAGTACTCCTTGAATCCCGCACTGCCCGCATTACGAACGTCCTTGCCCATTGACGCCCATGCGTGGCGCCTTTCCTTCTTGGGCAGGTCACTACGGTTACCGCAGGTTACGGGTGCCGGTTGCGAAAGCGGGAAGTGATTGAGGTCCACCATGATGAACGAGGCTTTTCGCTTGCTGATGGCACTTCTCCTTCCGGCTCAGGTTCTGGTTGCGGCTCGGGGTCTGGATACTCGCGATGACTAGCGATAATTTCCACGGCTCCGTCATAACGGTTCTTGCCGACAAGAAATACAGGTGCCTCTACAGGAATGCCCAGCAGGTTCAAGAACTCTGCCTTGCTGAATTCCCATGTCTCGTGGGAATTAGCTTGTATCTCCCGGCCCCAGGCATCCTTGGTCTTATTGGTCTTCACGTTGACGTGAACGATGAACTTCTGCGCGCAAGACTGCCAGGTCACGTCAAAGAAAGGCGTTCCAGCAGGCATGCCCAGTCGCTTGACAAAATCCTGATTGGAGAACGTCCACTTATCATGCGCCCACTTATTGACCTTGTGCTCAGGCACTGCTATTCCTGTTCACGAATTCTTCGACCTTACCAACTAGCGCGAAGTCCTCGATATTGAACAGGTCAGGTCCCATCGTCCCTGGCGGTCCCATCACATTCACGAGTAGCTGTCCGAGCCGCATTGCAGGCTGCTTTTTCCACGCCAGTTCCAGCCTGCGCATTGCTCGCTCTTTGTCACGTTCTGTTGCGGCACGCTGGTATATGTACGGCATTTAATCCTCCATGCGAAGAAGGTGAGCAAGGAAACCTCGCTGGGTTCCAGAGAACTCACTGTTCTCGTCTGCCTGTTGCAGTGCGGCGTCCAGCTCTTCGTCATTCATCAGATGCCCTCGCGGCTCTCGTCCCAGCCGATGTCACTGTTAAGCAGGTTCACCACAGCCTTGGCGCGTGACTCATCCTCCAGGCGGATTACGAGCCGCTTGTCACCCTCCGGGGTGATGCCAACGACATCGTGAGAATCCGTCAGGGTACTGTAAGTGCACTCGTAGTGGGTGTAACCGTGCTCGCGTCCTAGTTCGCTCAAAGCAGCTAGTTCCTTAAGTTTGCCCATCACTGACCCCATCTGTAGTCCTCGTCCCTCATCCTTGTCAACAAGTGCCCCGCCCCGGTTATTCCCGCACCCAGTCTCGCGTGAACGCATCCAGCGGCTTCGGGACCGCGCAAGGGTCACTGAGTACCTGGTGGTACCAGGCGGCGAGAGCTTTGAGCAGGAAATTACTCTTGGCGTTGTAATCCAGCTTGCGGTACCAGTCTTCGTCTTTAACTATGCTGTCGATACGGTTTTTGAAGTAATAGATAGAGTCTTCTGAAAATGATTCCAGTTGCTCTTCTATGAAGGTGCTCATCGCGCCCATTCCTCTACGAAATGCCGGATGTGAATCCGTGGTACCTGACCTTCAGTCTTTTGCCTGTCCATGTCTTCGAACATGGCTTGCAGGGCCTTGTCCACTGCACGAAACTTAGCTTCGGGGTCCATGAGCACAAACCATTCGTGCTTCTCAAGCACGGATTCGACTTTCGTTAGCAAGTGCCGGTTGAACGCCGTCTTCTCCATTACCCCATTCGATTCCGAAAGAAAGATTGTCCTTGTCAAACACAATTTCTGTGTCCTTAAGAACAGCGATGCCTGTCATCATTGCCTGACCGACTGCGATTACCGCAACGTCCCGGTTGAACTTCCGGGTTAGCAGGGTTACCGCGTAATCAAAGTTTCCGACGTGCATTTACCACTCCGGGTCTGGTGCGTTTTCACTCCACTGCTTACCGTCTGTGCCTTTCTTCAGCTCCTTGAGCAGCAGGCTTCCTAGTGCCGAGGCAACCTCGGTCTCCACGTCGTAAATCATGGAGCCGTCGTAAGCACGGTAAGCGAATTCCGTGCCGTTAATAGTCAGGTTGTAGCCGCTATAGCCGTCGCCAGAAATACCAAGGATGATACTGAACGTGCGTGCCACTATTCTCCCTCGTACTCACTATTAGGGGAAACGTTTACCTGGAAAACGCTCTCGTCAAATTCACGACCGAAACTATTCGGGTTCGAAGGAAAGCCAACCAGCACTCTCCCTGGCAAGTCGGGTGTAGCCATGCGAGTCGCTATCTTAAAAAGCCAAGCGAGTCCTTGAAGGTCCAGCAGAATATCGCCTGGTTGGATAACAGCGCCAGTCACGTCACGAGCTATAAGGCGAGGTGTGTACGCCATTACTCTCCTAACCTAGTTCTACAGTAACCTTAAGCACCCGGTATTCCTGGTCAGTAATGAACTCATTCCACTGCCAGGTTTTCTTGAATGCCTCGTCGCGCTTGTCTTCGGGGAAACGCGCATAGCCAATAGGTCGCCATGCTTGCCCGTACTCTTTAGCGCGACACTGAATGACGTAGAAGACTTCCCCCGGCTCTCCGGAGATGCAGTACTCAGGAGTTGCCATCATTTCCCCTCTAGCGAACTACCTCTAGGCAGCAATCAGGAACGCATGTCTCCTGGTCGTGGAATATAATCCACCAGCTTGCGCCTGAACCGCTTGTCCTAATGAGCTCATAAACGTGGTCAGTAGTTGTTTCCCAGTAGCGAGCGTACATCTCACGAAACCTGACCTTCGTCCGCAGGTAATCCTCCATTGTCCCTCTTAGCGTAGTCGCGCTCTATACTGCCAATGCAATCGTAAAAGCGCTTGTACAAAGGCTCAAGTCCCGGATTAAGGCGTGACCACCTGTTTAGCTGGTTGATGCAGTCACGCAGTTCATGGAGGGGAGTCAGCTCGCCTTTGAGCTGTTCCCCGTGACCATATGACATCTACTTGCTTTTCTTCTTGTTGTAGCGCTTGTAAGCGAACTTAAGGGCAAGGAACGCCAAGCGCAGTGCCAGGATTCGCATTTCCTTCAGGTCCTCATCTTCGTCTTTACGAGCCAGGAACATGATTAGTGGTCGCTTCCCTGAAGCTTGTTCTCGTTGGCCAGTGACGGGTGCTGGTGCGGCTCGAAGCCGAACGCGCGACCGTGATGCCCGCAAAGGCTCAGTGAGCCACCCTCCGGGAGCTTGTCCGTGGGAGGCAGGCAGACCTCAATGAGAGCCACAACAGCAGGACCGCAGCCGTCGCAAGTGTGGTCGGTAACCGTGTCAAGCATGGTGAAAACCGGTTGGGTGGTGACTTCCGGCTTCTCGGCGGGCAGGTCAAGAGTGGTAACTTCAGTCATCATGGTCTCCTGTCTGGGTACTGCTGTTGTCGCTAGTTTACCGCGTGTTACGTGTACAGAACGCTCTTAAGGCCGTTTTCCAGCTTGAGCAGGGTGTCCTTAGTGCCATCGGCCACCAGGGCGGCAATCAGAGGAACTACTGTGCGATTTCGGTGCAGGGCAGTCTTGAGCCGGAAAGCCTCCTCTTCAGTGAGGACGATTGTGATTGTCTTCTGTGTCTTTGCGCCGATTTCCATTTATCCTCCTAGTTGGTGAGCGCCCTCTTCAATGAGAGCCATTACCATTGTCGAAGCATTCGTTTCCCGGTACTCACCTAGTAGCCATCGCTTGAGCATTCCCTCGCTCGTACGCTCAGGGTCATACGGTGCCAGGTCGTAAAAGCGAATAATGAAAATAGCCAGCACTTCTGCTGTGCTCTCAGCCTCTGGCCCCTTGCATGAATTCACCTGCTCTTGCGCAACCTGAAAAGAATCTACCAGATAACGGTTACGGTGGAACGTCACAGCGTGTCCCCTTCACCCAGAAGTGCCGTCAGGCCCTCGTCAAGGTTCAGGTACTCCAGTTCCTCGCCAGCGGGCACTAGCTTGTAGATGTCGTTGATGAAAGCGTCAACTAGCTTCTCGTTCATGACGAACTGGGCAACGCCGTAAGGCGAAGTTAGCGTCATGGAAATGAGCTTTCCTGCACCAGTCAGCGAGAACAGTGCGCTCTTGTCCTGAATCAGGCCAGCCGGTGATATCTTAACGTCCCCATCACCACTGGGCTTAGTCAGGCCGTCCCTGAGCAGGTCACGCGAGAACGTCCACACGACAGGGCCATCCATACCGGTGTTGAAAGTGACTTCCACGGCATGGGGGTCGGCAGTGGTGTAAACGAAATGCGCGCTGAGGACAACAGCAGCCTCATTCATGAGGAGGCGAACAGGAACATCCTTGCGCACGACCACAGGACTACTCATCATAAGTTTCCTCTTCTCCTAGTTCCGGCGAGCTACCCGACAGTGAAAGGATAAGCTTCCGGAATTCCCAGGGGGTGATTCCTGCCTCTTGCAGGCAAGCCTCGGGGACTACCGCGTTCACCAGCTCAGCAAAGCCAAGCCATGTCATCGCGAACAACCCGCCCTCTGAGAAGTCCAGGTGAACGCGAGTAGCGGTTGTTCCCACGGCAAGCTCAACATTCGGGCAGCGTGAAGTAGCGCGGTTGTTCTTCCTGCTTAGCTTTCGTGTTCCCTTAATTATTACCATCGCGTCTTCCGCTCTCACGACTCTCTGCAACCAGGATTGACGCACGAATGCGCGCTATGCGCTCGAAGTCACTACGCTCATTAGCGGACATCTTGGCCATGCGCTCTTCCAGCGTTCCGAGCTTGGCGTTAAGGTACTCGCGTAGTGTCATTACCTAACCTCATTATCACAGTCGTACCAGGGTGGGTCAGGTTGCAGCAAGCGAAGGTTTGCGTTTACCTTGGCCAGTTCCAGTTCAGCATTCTTGATGTCGTCGTTAAGCTTGTCCAGCCTTTCATTCTTGCGAGCAGCCTTGCGCTCAGCGCGCGGCATTGGCTTGGTGTTGAACCAGCGTCCTAGTCCGGTGCCGATAATGGTGTTCTTGATGCCAAGAACCGCGAGTGTAGGAGGTGCGCATATCGGCCACGTAAGCGCGAAAAGCGCAACGGGAATCCATGCCTCCTCAAGGTCAGCTAGGTCCTCCATGCAGTAATCGCCGTTAATAAACCACCAGCCGACACGCTTAACTGAAACACCAGCACCGACGATGTACGCGACAACAGAGAATACCCACCAGAAGATTGTAAGCGTCACACCCTGCTCCATTCTTGAATAGGCTCAATGGTCACCAGGAACTTGCCGCCATCAACGGTCTGGAGAATGAGCTTGTGACTGTTGCCCGTAACGAAATTTTGTCCCGGATGCGCATCGCGAATGCGAGAGAACCTATGGTCAGACGACAGGGCGTGCTTGATGTTATTACTTATGTTCTTAACGCTCCATGCAGTCATTCGCTTACCCTCCTGCCGTTAGGTGCATGCTTGTTAGCATTTTGCTCGGCTTGAGTGGCCCAGCGAACATTACCCGGTTCGTAGTTACCGTTGTTGTCCAGGCGGTCTAGTGTATGACCTTTAGGTCTAGGCCCTAGATTAGCCTCTAGCCACGTTACGAACGCTAGCGCATCTTCACGCCATTCCTCACACACCTGAATACCGCGTCCGCCATAGTGCTTATAGTTGTGCGCACCGACATCGTAACAACGCCTGCGCATGTTAAGCCATGTTTTGTAGAGAGGATGCTTACTGCTAAGCCCATGTGCTTCACCGAAGCCTTTGAAGCTGAGAAGTTCCCCGTCCACATAATCTTCTTTCCAGCAACCGCAACTCTTAGAGTGCCCGTTATTTAGCTGGAAAGCTAGAATGTCGCGTTCAGTTCCGCATTTACACCTACACGGTACCCAGCGGCGGAAGTGCCCCCGCTTATCAGGGAGCGTGTAACTATCACCGATGACAGTCCATCTATTGAACTCATCACCAATAAGCGGGGGCATATCCCCTACCTAACTACTCAGGTACCGGGGCAGCCGTCTGCTTGCCAAGCGCCACCACCGGAGTTGGCGTAAATCTGGCCCGCAACCTGCTCCTGCTGAGCAAGGCTGTCACCCGAAACGTTATACCCACTCGCCGGGATGATGCCGAACACGTTACCGCCAGCGGCGGGGTTAGTGCCGTTCGTGGACTCGCGGTAGGCGATGCAGTTCGCCATGGACGAGGACATGCCGGGGATGTTGTAGCCACCCGAGCCACCGCTAGAGCTACCGCCAGACGACGAGCCGTCGCTAGGCGCGGGAGCGCTGCTCTGGGAGCTGCCCGATGAGGACGAGTCTCCCGAGACGATGGCCGACGAATCACCGGAGGTGTCCGTGCTCACCGACGACGGGGACGGGGAAGACTCAGCAGGCGCGCTAGCGCTGCCACCGCCTGAAAGGTTAATCGACTCGCCGATGTAAATGAGATTGGGATTGCCAATCTGAGGATTGGCCGCTTCGAGCTGGCTCAGCGAGACGCCGTTGCTAGCAGCGATGCCGCTTAGCGTGTTGCCCGACTGAGTCGTGTAGACAGAAGCAGCAAGTGCGAGTGCATGAAACATGAAAAGCATTCCTATCTTTAGGGTATGTAGGTACTGCGCTGTCGAATAGGCGTATCACCTCCCTTAAGGCCCCTGGCTTCCCCTGCCGTCAACAGGGCTTACAGCACGCGCCGGTAGGCGGCAAGATTCGAAAGGGCTTTATCTAGGCGTGGGACAGCCGTGTGTATTTCCCGCATTGCCTCGTTCAGGATGTTTTCCATTCGCTGAATGTCGTCAGCAGTAGTGTTGCGGATGCCGAAAGCAATCTCTTCTAGCGCTTCGCAGGCTTGCGCGATAACGAAATTAGCTTTGCTAGTGTGCTCACTAGCCTCATCGAGAGGGTTATAAGCTTCCATTCCCAGCCGGATTTGCTCTTTCCAGTTATCATTCATTTCAGTCATTTCGTTGCGCCTTTACAGGTACGTCGCGAGTCTTCAGCTTCATCACAAGGCGCTCACCGCCGCGCGTGAAGAGCGGAACAGCAGGCGTGCCCACTACTCCCTCAATCACAACGCCGCGCTTGTGCCAGTACGACAGGAACGTGCCGCTCTTGATGGCTTCCCACGCTTCTACCGGAGAATATATCCAGTAAATTTCGGGAACCAGGCCGATTTCGAAGTAACGCGCTACGTCCTTAACGTCTTCAGGGGTGAGCCACCACTTACCGACGCGCACGTCGAACAGGATGAAGCTAACGTTATCCCGGTACAAGCCACCGCCCTTCTGAATTCGTGGCCCGTAGCCCTCACCGTAAAGCGTGACAGACGGCTTCTCGCCGTCAGTGAACAGGAATTTCTTCTCCCACTTACTGGCGTCAAGCAGGCCCAGGTTGCGGATTGCTTCTGTCAGGTGCGCGGGCATCTGCGCGTTGTCGGTTCGTCCACCGAGAACTACGCTCTCGCCGTTCCAGTAAAGACGGGTGTTCGTGCCGTCAATTTTCTCTGTCCAGCGCCAGGGGCGGTCCTTCAGGTACGCGAATTCCGGCAGGGACCAGTCCCATTCAATGATGGGGTTGTTCTTGGCGTCGGTGTCCCGCTTGAACGCTGTGTGGATTTTGTGGTATGGAGGACCAAAGGGCGAATCCGTCATGGCAATCTCCTGTCTTTCTTGTCCTTGCGGTAGCGGAAGTACAGCCTGGTGAGCGCGTAAGCCGTCAGGGCCAGTCCTACCCAGAACAACGGAGTCACTTGCGGTTATTCCCGCTCTCTCGTTTCTTGCGAGCTTTCTCAGCTCGCTCTCGCCACAGCCACAGGCTGAACATTGCCGCCCAGAAGGACACGAACGCTACCCAGAAAAGCACATCGAAGACTAGCATCACGTCTCATAGTCAGGATAGAACTCCAGGACCTCTTCGTACAAGCGCCTAGAGGCAACAGGCAACAGCTCTCGCAATGCCCATACAACGCTGTCCACTGCTTCAACGGGCTGACTGGGATTGCCATCAATCGCTGAATCAGATTCCTTCTGCTTGACCTCGCGCAGCTTGGCGATTAGCAGGTCAACGTCGATGGTGGTATCCATTTTTACACTCCCAAAGATGCAGCGAAGTTAAGCAGGTCAGTACCGCTGTCAGCGTTAACCACAAGAAAGCCCTGCGAGCAGTTAACTGAAATCTTACCGCTGTCGTGCAGCGTGGTGATGGCTTGCCTGAATCCGCTCTCGCCCGCGCATCCCTGGCTAGCCCATTCCGCGCGGCCAGCGACGTTAAGGCCGATGTCTGATGCAGAGTTGTTGCTGATGCCGGGTGCTTGCGAGTACCCGTCGTGCTGAAGCTTCTGGAGTGGCGTGGCAGGCGGCTTGGGTGAGCTACCGCTCAGCAGCAGGGCTGAGATGCCCGCGATAGCGCCTATCAGGATGATGATTATCCCGATTGCGATGGCCTTGGCCGGGTGCTTGAAGATGCTCATTGTTTCGTCCTTACAGGCTCAGGGTAAGAACCTACGTAGTTACTGCTCGAAGTTATGGCACTTGTCAGGGTAAAGGCATTCACCACGAGCAAGGCAAGCGCAGTGCGCATACCAGGCTTGGTGACAGTTCTTGCACTTGTCTACGGGATGCGGCAATGTATTACCTCCGGTTTGAGTCTAGCCATATGCCGAATGTGGTGCATGCACCGCCGCATGCCAGCCCTATCAGAATCGCAGCGAAATCTGAATGCACGTGAGCAAAGGCAGTTATCAGCACGGCTGATACGATGCCTGTTATGATGCCGATGAACGTGAACGGCATTAGCCTCCCTTCCTGATTTCGAGAAGCTCGTACTCACCAACGCGCGCTTCCTTGAACAGGGCCATAGCCTCATCAAAGGACTCAACGTCGATTAGCGTGTGGAATGGTGTCTGCGCACTGTGCGCCTTGTACTTAATGGCGTAAGTGTTCTTCGCAAGCCTGTTGTTAGCTGCTGATGGCGTAAGCCCCTCTAGCCGCAGCTCAAGGAAACGGGTTAGCTTCTCCATCGCCAGCTTGGAAGGGTTTTGCTCTCGCAGCGTCTTAAGCGCTATCTCGTCTGTCCATACGTACGTCATGTTAATATCCTTCTGGTCCGGGGAAAACGAAACTCGCGATTATTATGAGGATGGCCGGGATGAACAGCGGTGCGAACCACCAGCTGTGCAGGCCAATCTCCACGTACAAGCCCGCGCCCATGCAGGCAAGCGCGAACAGCCCGAACATGGCCACTACAGGCCCCTCGCACGGAGCTTAGCGGCCATGTCCAGTGCTCCCGCCGCGTGCATGCGCATCTGCGCGCTCTCGCGGGCGAGAACAGCCTGCTTGCTAACGACAGGTGCCGGACGGGCACTGACCTTAGCCGCGCTCTTGCTCTTGCCGGTAGCCGACTCAACGCCCTTAGCGAGTGCCCAGATGCCGAATGCCATCCCGATGACCAGCACGAACCAGGCAGCGCCATGCGACTCAGGGTAGGGACGCGCGATAGCGAAGGTCACCAGCGACAGGATGATAGCGCCGACGCCACCAAAGATGCCAGTCAGGCCAGGGTGAGTCTGAGCAGGGCTTCCGCCCCACTTCTCTTCCTCCTTGTTGATGTACCAGGCAGCGCCCATGACGCCAGCGGCGGCAACAGCCTCACTAGCGGCCATGCCAGCGCCACCAGCGCGCATGATGGGACCAGCGAGGTTGGGACCGCCCCCGCCTAGGCCCTTGGTGATGACGGCGTTCATGGCGTTGCCAGCGGTGCCCATGGCACGAGTCTGGCCCCGCATGACGTAACGCGCTGCGAACAGCGGCCAGATGCGAATCATAAGGATAGTCTCCGTTCTCGGTGCCCGTCAGGATGCAGGATGTAAACCCAGTCTTGAATACCGCCCTGCCCGCCACTAGAGCGTGACGGCTGGTACTCTTCCAGCTCATTCAGTCTAGCGCTAGCCGCTGCCTTGGCTTCTGCGTACGTGGGATAGGACGCCTTATAGGGCCGGGTGCTGATGTAGTAAAACTCCCCGTCGAACCGGTCCATGCCCATCAAGCGGTATTCCATATGCCCTCCATCTGCGTAAGGAACCGAAAATCTGCGTAATGTGCGTAAGGAATCAGGACTCGCCTACAGCGATAGCCCAGATAACAGACCCGATTACGGAGATGAACAGGGGAATCAGGAACACGAATCCAACCTGCCCGTTCTGGTGAACAGCCTGATGCAGGGAAAATGACGCGTGTTGGTGCTGACCGTCCTCAATCATGAACTTAACAGCCATGTAGGTAGACCAGATAAACCAGAGACCGATAATCTCGCCGGTAAACCACATGCCGAACTTCTCCACAGACCCACTCCTGGTAATCGCTGTTAAAGGTTCAGCCCGCAAGCTGAGCTTGGATGCCCCGCAGGCATGCTACAACGCGCTCACGCGCCGCCTGATTCCCCGCAGGGAAGACTTAAGCAGTCAGGATGATGGTCTGGAGGGTAAGGGTCTAGCGGGTCAGGACAGCACCACGGGTCACCGGAGTCTAGCGGAGCAAACCACTGACCGGTCCTGTCACGCACCACGTACTTGCCGCAGCCCGCGCACGTTTCCCAGTCGGTGAGCCAGTAGTCAAGGAAATGCGTCATCACTGCCCCGTTGTAGGGTCGTCGTCAGGCGCAACGGAAGACTCACCCGGTAGTGTCCCGGCAGGGTTGCCCGCGAACGGCCAAGTGGCATTCCACGGGTTAACCTGAAGCTTCTGGCGCTCCTTCTCCTTGTCAAACTGCTCCCAGTATTCCTCATCAAACATATCGTCCATTACATGTCCTTAAGGAGTGTCCTGATGGTTTCCAGGCGCGTTAGCGCGTGACGCAAGTACATGTTTTCCATGGCATCAAGCTTAATTCGCACGCCACTGTAGTCATTCTGGTTCGATAGCGCGTAAATGCTATCGGCTTGCATGGCAGTCCCGTCAAGCAAGTCACGGAATTCCCCGGTAAGCTTCTGCACGCGAGTGCGCTTATGGTCAAGCACTGTAACCTCAATGCGCTCAACCGCGCCTTTGATGTAGTTGTCGCTGCGAATCGTCGTCCTGACCAGTTCCTCTAGCTCACTGAGCAAAGGCAGCTCGAACATTCCGAAAATCAGGTCGGACAAAGCCGCACGGTAATTGTCACGCTCAGCAGCCGGGGCCATTGAGGAATCGAATTCGGCGTTAAGGTTACGCGCGTTCTGAAGCGCCTTTACAAGCAGGTCCTTGTCAATCAAAGCTCTAGCCCTTCTCCTGCCGAGAGACCCGCGTCATAGCCGTCGCTATAACCATCGTCGTAACCGCTATAGGCTTCCGCAGCCTCATCGTAAGCGTTCTGGCTACCAGCGTCGTACCCGGTTTGATACGCAATCTCGCGTACCTCTTCCACGAGCGCCCACATGGCAAGCTGCCGGTCTACCACAAGCAGGTCAGGGTCAGTGATGTCGGCAATGGCAACGGCAATAGCCGTGCTATCAAGCTTTCCCCACCGGTCTGTCAGGTTCCTCACTTGCTGTTCCTCCATCGCCATGCGTCTATTTCAGCCCCCAAGATTGCCCCTACAAGCAAGCCCACGCCTGAAAAGAGAATTCCCCAGAATGCTGATAGTGCCACGCTAGCGTGCGACGATGATGCTAGCCACACACCGCACAAGCTTCCGCCAATCCAGCCATACAGCGCGAACATTACATAATGCAGAAAGAAGTTCCTAATCCTTTTCATTAGCATCCTCTTTCGGCTCAGGCTTGACAGGCACCTTTCGGCCTAGCGTCCCGTGAAAGGGATTACGCCCGTACTCAGTTATTGGGCACCACCAGTTTCCGTTGCCCCCACGATTAGCAGGCTTGCTGTAGTCGCTACTCTTGGCCATTAACGGAAGAACCTTCTCACGTTGCGGATTAGGACTCGGGTGGTGAAGAGGACCGTTACGATAACGGTCCCCTCCACGCTCATTATCAGCAGGTCCATTACAGGACCTTGCGAAGCACCCGCCGTAGGGCAAAGCCCACGACCATGCCGAGAACCACGCGGATTAGCATGCGCATCTTGTTACCTCCCCATCATCTTGTTCAGGCGGTCCTGCGCAGTCTCCTGACTGGCAGGTTCAGGAACGGGTTTAGCCGGTCCCGGCTCTGTAACGGGCTCAGACGGCTTGGACACCTCAGCCTTGGGCGTGGCCGCGCGTGAGCGCTTCAGCCCGTCAGCGTTGGCCTTGGGGTCGTCTGCAAGCCCTAGCTCAATCTCCCACTGCTCAGGCTCATCGCTGGTAACCTCTGGCTCGGGATACTTTGCCTTGAGCAGCGCGTTCGCAGCGGGAACGACATCATCACGGAATCGCACGCGCACGGTCTTGCCCTGGCTGCCGTCCCACTTGGGAGTGGAGTCACAGTCAGCCGCGCGGTGCATCAGGTCAACCAGTCCCTTGCTCGTCAGCCCGTCGTAGACCTCACCAGCGTGCGGCATGGTCAGCAGCCCGTCAAACAGGGTCTTGACTGGCAGGTGCTTCGCGCCCTTGTTAGCCCGGAACACATCGGCCATGTCCAGTAGCGCCTGCTCACGCGGGGTGAGCACCGGACGGTCAGACTCATCTAGCGCCAGTTCCTCGAACGCCATGAGGCACCGAACCGGCCACTCGCCGCCAGCAGCAGCGGCAACGGCAAAGAGAGGCATGAACACCTCAGCCTTACGGTTGACCAGCTTGGGGTGCATGCGACGGCTAGGCGTGTTACGCGCCCAGTTCTTAAGGTCGTCCTTAGTGGACCGCACCCAACGGTGCAGAGACTTACTGTACGCCTCACCAAGTACGATAGTGTCATCCGCTCCCGTGGGGCGAAGGTCCATTGAACCAGGCTTAGGGTCCATGTCGATGACGATGCACCGCGAGAGAAGGTCACTGGGAACAGCGTTACCCAGTCCCGCGAGGAAACACATGCCGTAAATGCTCACTAGGTTAGCGTTATGGCCAGAACTGAACAGGTGGGTTGCGTTATTCCGGTAACCACGCAAGAACGGGTCATACAGCGGATGCGATTGACCACCAAGACCATTACGGCCAAAGATGTGGTGAATCTCATCCTTAACGACGGACAGTGCAGGCTTACCGTCATTGTTGATGTACGCACTCGACAGACCGGGAGTAGTGCCAGAGCCATCAAGGGGGTTGCCCGCTAGAAGCTTGGCGATGTCTAGCGCCGTAGTCTTACCACTCTGAGCCGAACGCCCACGGAACATAACACGGGGAACCGCCGTGAACGCATCGCACGCATGGCTAACAGCCAACGCAAGCGTAAAGGCGTCCAACTTAGCCGGGGAAGCGTAAAGAATTTCTGACACGAAACCGTGAACTTCGTCCAGAACAGTGCTATCAAAAGTAACGTCCGTCATTTCAGCTCCAACCTAATCGACGGGTTTAACGAAAGTGCGCCAATGGGCGACTAGCTAGGTACGCCTCCAACAGCGGGATGCGCATTGCAATGCTTACCCTGATTCGTTCGTACTCCGGTAGGAATCGGAGATTGCAGGCTTCGCAAGTGAATCCCCTGAAACATTTAACGCACCCCCTATTGTCATGGTTGCATTCGTTAATATGTGCGTGGTCTAGGTGCACACCTCTATAAGAGAACCAGTCAACCGACTCAGCACACACTGCGCACACTGAACCGCTTTCGGCAAAGGCTGCGTAGATGCCTAGCTCATCTTTATTCGTCATGTTGAGTGCTTTACGCGCTGAGAAACAGCGCATGCAAAACGGGTGGTATTGGTCGCGCAATCCATCTTTAGACTTCTGACGAAAAGCAACCGGTGTTATCTCGCACTCTAGGCAAAGGTGGTTAGCTTGACGAGTAATGCGGGTGGCTCCCCAACACACTTTGCATTGAGAAACTTCACCTTTAAGGAACTTATAGTACCCTACCGCTTTTTCATCTCCGCAATCACACCGCGTGAGAATCATTTTCTGTGGGCGCTTACCCGTGTGGATGAGGTAGGGTTCGCCAATAGCAACGCGATTACCCATCTGTAACCTCCAACCTCACGGACGCGCTTATCGTTGGCGCGTTGTCCTGTACATCATGTACAGGCAAAGCATTTCCGGTAGCAAGAACGCTACCGACCATGCGTGAATGAACGGTGCACTGGCAATAAGCGCGACCATGGACACAGCCAGGCCGACGAACCACCATACGGGTGCTTTCATTGGCACTTCCTCATTACCATGCTGTAACGGGCAAGGCAGAAGAACTCAGGCACGAGGAAAGGCGTGCCCCAGATATGGGGATGGAAAGCAAAGTCCACGGCAAAGATTCCGGCAATGCAGAGCATCGCGCCTGCAAACCAGAACATGGCTTCCCTGCTCATCAACGTCCCCCTCTTAAAGTCTATTGGCCGCAGGCCGGGGCGGCGTTGTCGCCGCTCCCAGCCTGCAATTTGCTTATTCAGTTGTTTCTGAGTGCAGAGTGTTTGCTAACCGCATCAAGTACGGAGTCAACTCTAACTGCATCTATTTGTTTTATGCGAGACTACTAGTCCCTGTTCCTGATGGTCTTAACCGGGTAGGTCCCCCGGCCATCGTTGCGGAAGCGTCGGACGGCGGTCACGACGATGGGAGTGTCCTCGCCAGCGGCAGCCTGAGCAGCGGCGGCAGCGCTGAAAGCGCCGTCAGCCTCAACCTCAACGGTGTCGGTGGAAAGAACCTTGAAATCAACCTCGTAGCGGTTGGCAGCCATTTTACGGCCTTTCTGTTTGGGTACATGAACGTTCACGTCTGCTTATTCCGTTATTATTCACTTGTACTACTCCCGCTTCCCAGCGGGAAGCCTATCCGCTGAAGCCAGCGGACTCCATGAAACGCTCACGGTCGAACGAGTCATTATCGAAAGCGAAGTACGCAGCGAAGTCCTCAGCAACCCGCTTGAGCGCTACCGCGCCGCGCGTGTCAAAGGTCGTGTGACCCACGATGTCGCGTTGCTCCCGCTCAACCTGCGTTCGCAGGATGCGCGCCACGTCCTGAAACTGCTTTCTCGTATACATTTAAGTGACCTTCCAGTCGTCATAGTGAATCCAGAAGTCCAGTACGCAACCGCGTACCCGAACCCAGCCGATTTCGTTGGTCTCTGGCTCATCATCTGACAGGCACACTCTCGTCCCTCCATCTGTTACAACCACGCGGGGCACCGGGGTATTCCGGCTAGCCGCGCTTGCTGTAGTCGTTACCGTCAGCGCGAGCCAGGACTTCCGACGCGATGTCGTCGGCAATCTGCTCAAGCTCGTCTTGGGTCATCGGCTTGTCACTGCCACGACGGTTACCGGGGTAAGGCAGGTCAGGCATGGGCTTGGCAGGCCGCATCACGAGCTTGATACCGGCTCGCCGCCAGTTGGCTAGACTGTCACTGGTGATGCTTCCCTTACCTTCACTCTGAAGGGACACGCGGTCACCCTCAACCACGATGACAGTGCTAACGCCCTTTGGCCACTCCCGGATGTCCAGCCTTACGCGGTCTCCCACCATAGGCTCATACACGTTCGGAAGTACCTCAACCGTAAACGTGATGTCGTCATCAGGCAGGCAACCAGACTCACCGCACCAGGACTGGCACGCGCAACCCCACGATTCCCCGCACGTAAGCTCAAGGAACTCGCCATACGACAATTCTCCTGCCTTGAATGCGGCGTGAGCAGCCTCCTTTTCATCCGGTGAGCAAATCGCGGGCGAGTACGCGGCGTTACTGTCGTCATCCTCAACGCGGTCCAGTAGCGCGCGGTCCTGCGCTAGCATGCGTCGCATCCATTCCGGCTGCCATCCGCCATCGTCATCATCGTAGTTACGCGCGGGAACCTTGCTACCAGCAGGAGTGAAGCACGAGCATTCAGAAGCGGTCATGTAGCAGTCCTGGCAGGAGTCGCACGCGGCGCACAGCAGCGTAACGATGTCTACCCTAGGCTGACCGCAAAGGCAGCAAATGACGTTCTCGCGCTCTGACGCGCCCTCTTCAGCATCACGGAACTGCGTGCCAAGGCCGCACGTGTCAGGCGCACCAGACGCCCAACTGCCCTCATTAGACGACCACGTGCCATCTTCCTTTCGCGTCCACTCACCACTCTGGTAATCCCACGTAGCGCCGGTGTAGGCACTACGACGGGGCACGATGTAGCCGGTGTTGCTGTGCCATGCCCCGTCACGGGTCCAGATACCCGCATCCTCGTTGTAAATCTTGTACTCCCACGGCGCACCGGCAGCACGAGCAGCAGGCGACATCGCGTCAGGATTCACGGTGATGATGGCGACCTTGTTGCCACCGCCAAGGTAACTCTCGATTTTCCTGGTTCCGCGCTTGGACCACAAGCTAGCAGGCTGATGAAACTTCGCCTTGATAAGGTCACTCGGGTCAGTGACCTTCACGATTCCCTTGAGGATATCCGGCATTAGCACTTCCGCGAAGATTCGCGTGTCACTACGCCAGTCACCCGCGTGCGGCGAGAAAAAGACACCGTTATGACCTAGAACAGTCTTGGGGTCAGCGCCCGCACCGCTCCAGTTCACGTCAAACGGGTGACACCCGCGCGTGTCCTCAACACCGCCAGTAGCGAAACGGCTGTGGAACATAGCCGGGCCAGTCGGGTTTTCCTTCCGCAAGGCGCAAAAGCGCAGCGCAAGGTCGTAACAGGCATCGACATTAATCACGGTCTGCATGTAATGCGTGCCGGGCGTTGCCTTAGACTCGCGCTTTTCCTGCTCCTTGACGCCAATGGCCTTTTCAACCACAAGCGTGCCATCATCAAGGACTAGCGCGAATCCGCAACCATCGGGGTTCGACTGAATTCCTTCCGAAAGCTCATCGTAATCAGGCTGGACATTCGGCGGGAAAAAACTCAAAAGGCACGTAGCTACTGCTCTCCTTAATCGGACAAGAGGTTTCCCTCAATGTCGTAAACTTTAGCGTCAGGCCCGTACAACTTCAGACCTCTTAAGTAGGAATTGCGGCGCACAGTAGCGCTCACGCGAACCGGCAGGACGCACACGGGGTCAGCAGCGGGGTCTAGGCTGCCGTGCGGGGGACGGTTGCGTCCCGTGTGCGTCCTGCCAGGTACTCTGTAACGACCCCAACGGGCGGGTTATTCCCTAGAACAGCTCACCCTCAAAGACACCGCTGGCATCCTCAAAGTCCGACATCTCCTGAGAGCTATCGTGCCGTTCGATGAACTCTGCAAACGACATTAGCTCGTCACTGGTCAACCACTCACGGCGTAGCCGACGACGTTCCTCGCCCTGAACCTCCCGCTTGGTCTCTACCTTCTCTTCCTCCAGTACGACCTTCTCCAGTTCTGCCAGGTCCGGGTAGGTCTCCCGGTTCTCCAGCAGCCACGCGCGGAACGCCGACCAGTCCCAGCCACCAGCGGCAACGGCCTTAGCCGTGAGCTGACGAGTGTACTCGACGCTAGCCGCGACGAACCCAACGCGCGCCTTGAACAGGCTAGCCGAGGTAGTAGACGCGAAGATTCGCACCTCCAGGGTACGGCGGTTGCACGTGTTGATGGCTGAGTAACGACTGGCTGTCGTGTCGTCAGACTCAAGGTCCGCACGACTACGGTAGCGCTCACCACGCGACTCACGCTCAGCACGAACACGCTGTTTCATCTGGTTAAGCGCGTGCGCCTTTTGCGTCTCACGGTGCCCCTCACGGAATCCCGCCCACTGGTCAGAACTACGACCGGCGATTCGCTCGGCATGCGCCTGGTTACGGTAGACGAACTTCATCCACCTGAACAGGTGAGCCTCACTGGAGAAACCGTCACGGCTGACGTGAACGTGAATGCCGTTCTCACGCTCGCTAACCGACGCGCCCTCTTCCGTAAGCTTCTCGACAATATCGAACGGGAATTCCGCCATTGCCCACGCCCATGTCATGGGGTGAGTGTTCAGCTCGAATCCCGCGACACTGCCGTCGCTCTTGGGGTAGATAAGTTCCTCGTTCCTCCCAAGGTCCTTAATGACGTCCATCTCTTCAGGAGAGCAATCGGATGTCATCTCGACTTCGATGCCGTAGAAGGTGCTCGGCTGAGGGTCATCACTCGCCTTGTAAAAGACGGGCGACGGCTTGTAGTCCCACGAGTGCAGCCCGGCAGAGTCGGAAGAGTCGTCGTAACGGCTATCGCCGTAACGGTCTGTCCCGTCCTCATCATAGCCATCTGAGTCGTAACCATCAACGTCGAAACCCTCGTCGTTGTAGCCGTCGCGGTTATAGCCCTCATCGTCGTAGCCAGAGGAGTTGTAGCCATCCTCATCGTAACCCTCGTAATTGAATCCGTACGGGTCGTAACCGTTGTCGTCGTAACCGATGCCCTCATCGAGGCTATTCCCGTCGTACACCCCTTGGGTGTCAACGAGAGTGAAGTCCCAGCGGTAACGACTGGCACGGCAGTTGATGACCAGGACCAGGCCATCGCGCAAGTGCATCAGGGCGCGACCAGAACGCGCGTTCTGGCGCGCCTCTTCCTGCACGCGGGAAAGAATGGCGTAGCCATACGTGCCCGCACCATAGAAAGCACGGTCGTACCAGTGACAGATTTGGTCCGCGCGCTCCCCGGTGATGATGTACTGACTGCCCTCCGGGATTACCACGTCAGGCGGGTCAGGCACAACCGGGCTTTCCTCGCTGGCGGATGACGCAAGCCGCAATCCGCGCTCTTGCCAGCGCGCAAGGTGGTGGTCATGCACAACGCCGTCACCGTTGCGGACGGTGACAACGGTGCGGTTCTCGTAATCATAGCTAGAAGGGCAACGGTTGCACGCCGTGATTGACTCGATGACCAGCGGCGGCGTGCCGTAGTAACGATTGTAGCGGTCGTTAACGGTAACGACATCACCAACAACGGGTTCGTAAGGCATTGGTGTCTCCTGTACCTGGTCCGATTCGAGAAAGTCGCCGAATGATACGCGCGTTCGCGGCTCATGGCCGCGCTCTGATTCTGGCTCAAATGCTATTCGCGTCACGGGCTCGTCAACCACTTGGTAACCGTAGTCAGTGAGCAGCGTTCGCCAGTACTCTTGGCTAACCTGGCGGTCCACCGGACTAGTCTCGTGCGATTCGAAATGCACCACACCGTGGGCTTCGTCACCAGCCGGGTAAAGAACGCTGCTACTGGTGCGCGTGACCGTGAACGGCCCGCGACCGTAAGCGGACATAGAGGCAAGCCGGAATTGCATGCCCGATAGCGGACGTTGCGGAACGTCCGCAGGGCGGAGACCGTAACAGCGCCAGTAATGGAGCTGGTCGCTGAATTCCTCAACCTCACCCGCAGAGTTTCGCCCGCGCAAGGTAACGCGGACCTGCTCAGGATTAGCAGGGCGCATGCCAACGCTCGTGACGGTGGCGACGCCATTAGGCACGAAACCGGGGCTAACCTCTACCAGGTCACCCACAACAGGGGTGTAGGAATTATCACTAACGCGGGGCATCTAGCTTTCCCTCCAGGGAGACGTGTACTTGACGTAATCGCCGTGGTCAATCTTGTTAAAGCCAAAGTCCTTGTATGGCCGAACGAGGTTTTCGTTGGAGACGTAGCACCATGCATCAACGATGTCCCCGTTACCGGCAGCCTGCACCTTAACCCCACGTCGCCAGTAAGCGCAACGTGATTCGAAATTGGGGTGGTAACCCTCGTACTGGTCAAGGTAGCGAAGCGCGATGCCGATGTCAGATTCGTGAAAGGAAACCAGGTCACCAGTAATGGTGCCCGCGTGCCCGTCCTGCACGGGCAGGACGTAGGGAATCCAGCCGCGCTCCCACATTTCGTATCCGTCTAGGTACGCAGTGCCCGTGAACAGGCCACGCAAGCCCGTGATGGACCTGCCAGCGCCACCGTGCTGCCTGAGCGTACCGTAAACCCAAAGATGTGTAGTGCGCATGCTTGGATTCCCCCCCGTCCGTGATGTTACTTAGATGACCTTCGCGTCGTTGTTGCCGTTCGGGTACTGCCAGCCTTAGCAGGCTTGTCTTCCGCAGTAGGCTCTGTAACGCTCTCAGCGCCATCCTCAGCAGTGCTGTCCTCACCCGTAGGCTCGTCAGCAGCATCGCCGTCCGGCGACTCCACAGGCACCTGCTCAAGCGGCTTGACGATGGCCTTGGCACGGATGATTACATCACCCTCCGGGGACAGCCCGGTCTTGACCTTAACGCCGTAGCGCCGTCCGGCAGCCTGAATAGACACGCGCTTGGAGTTGGGGTCACCGGTGAAGTCCACGCCCCTTTCGAGGATGTGCGGCTCACCATTGAACAGCAGCTCGTAATCGTGCTTCTCGTTCTGGCCCTTGCGGGAAATCATGTCGCTGAATTCGGCGTCAGAAATGGTACGCATCGTTAATGCCTTTCGCTCGTTGCTTACTTGGAATTGCGCGGCTTAGTCCAGCCATTACGGCCCCATACAGCGCCGCAGCTTTCACATGTGGGAGGGAATTCACGGTAAGAGCGAATTGGGTGCACCCACACTTTATGGAAGTAGAACAATACGCTCTTGGGAACGTGCTTAGCCACGTTCATATCGCACCCTCCTAATTGCCTCAATCGCTTTCGGCGGCCAATGGTAAAGCCAGCGCAATGCGACCGCGGCATCCCATCTTAGTGACGGGCCTGCAAATGGGTCCTTTAGCGCTTCTATCGCCTCATCTTCTGTCAATTAAGTACCTCCTAAAGCTTCCGGGATTTAATGCAGCGAATTCCCTCATTAGCCACGGGGAAGAACGTGAGGATATTGTGCACAGGCCATGGCAGCCATTTAAACACCGGCTCACGGGTAATGAGGATGTCACCCTCGGAGGGGTATTCCACCAGGTGAATTCTCACGCGAATTCCCCGCGCGCTACCACGATGGCCAGGTGCGGCCATCCAAGGTCAGCGAGAACCTTGCAGGCGTCATCCCTCATGATTTGGCTTGAGTTGCAGTCTTGCAGCACGCGAACAGCGAGCCATTCCGCCGCGTTGTATGACTGCACGTTTTGCTCAAGGTTAGTGGCACTGTCACCGTTCAGGGCATCACAGTAAGCGGACCATCCAACAGGCATTACGCAACCAACCTCAGATAGGTGTTAGTACTTGGCTTGGGATTCGCCTTAGTAGGCTTTGGCTTTACCTTCACTAGCTCTAGCTTTCCTAGGCCCACCAGTTCGGTAATGGTGTACTGCCAGGTTTTCGCCGCCCACTTACGACCGTCTGGTGGTGATGCGTGATTAGACGCGAGATTAGCCGCTAGGTCAAGCGGTGCCCACTTCTCGCGGGTAGAGGCTAGAAGTGCCAGAATAGTCGCTCTACGGTCCTCGTTGTGCATCATGTACCGCTCAGTTTTAGCCTGGTCACGCTCGTCCAGAACTTGAGTAAGTTCCTCGCGCACTACGCGCCGTAGTAGTTCCTCAGTCAGGTCCACAGGGGTGTGCTCCTAGGTGTGCCGGAAGGTGTGCTAAGGGGTGTGCTAACGTGCCAAGAGGTGTGCTAAACCTAGGTGTGTCACGGTAAAACCGCAGGTCAGGGGGTGTGCTAAGGGGTGTGCCAAACTGGAATAGCACAGTGAGGGTCCAGAAAGCGCTACAACCACTTCTACGTAAGGACTTTAGCTGTGCCAGTACATTTCATTTGGTAACGTGTGGTAGGCTGTGTCGAGAGCTAGCCGGGGCAAGCCACGGCGGAACGCTCAAGACACAGACCACACACCAACACCCTAAAAGAATAACACAGCACACCTGTAACAGGTAGAGACCAGTCTGGAAGGTGCTACCCGAATGAGGCTTGGCACCTAGCAGTTCCTTGCAGGCAGCAAGCTCACGGGTGACCGTTCCAAGCTGGTCCGCTAGCTGGGACACGATGGTCTCAAGGTCGGACTCTGCGGTGCTGCCGTCTGGCAGCTTGACGGTAATGGGGTAGCTCATGGCACTAGATTCCTTCCTGCTCATTCCATGCCCATCCTGGCACTGTCCGGCGTGAATTCAGTTCGCTCTTGCGCTGCCTGTCCTCAAGCCTTTCGACCTTTCGCCTGAGACCGGCAATCAGGTTCACGTAATAGATGGCGCTTCCCGCGAGTATGGCAATAGCAACATCGTCAGAGACATGCACGCCAAAGAAATGACGCATTAGCCAGAATCCGAACCACAGAATTCCGTACACGATGAGAAATGGAAAGCCTAGCATTAGCGGTCCCTTACCTCTCTGCTGGAATTCGAGCGCATTGGAGGAATGAGCGGGCGGTAATTAGTATTCATCCGGGTAATGAACATTTCCTCTGGCTCATCATCCCACTGAATTACCAGCTTGCCCTTCCACATTCGCATTTCGAAACTCTGCATTACCGCCCGCTCCCTTTCTAGTAAGGCAGCTGGCAGTGTGGCAGCCGATAGCAAATAGCGTGCTGGTTAGCCAGCAGGTGAGCGTAATCGTGGCCAATGGTAATTGCGAGCAAGACGCTGATGAGTATCAACGCGAAGCACATGAACCATGTGCTAAGAGCGAAGTTGTCAGCCACTAGCTAACCCGCTCACTGACGGGCCGGTGGCCGTCGCGCTGAGCGCGCAGCGTGAACACGCTGGCAAGCCAGTCCGTGTCATGAGCATACTCGCGCATCATCTTCTGCGCAGTGGCATGGTTGAAGTTGAACCGCGCGGCGAACGCTTCCACGGTAGCCTCTGGCACGACGAAACCAGCCGCTACGCCCCGGTAGGCTCGCTGAGCGGGGATAAGCGCGTCCGGCGCTAGCCCGCGAAGGAAACGGTTCATGATGCCGGACCACGTACGGTACTCAGCGATGACAGACCGCGCACGGGTAACCGTGTCGCTTTCCTCGTTGTCAGCGAACCGGCGCATGGCAGTGACGTACGTGCACGGCACGCCATACAGGTCCATTAGCTTTTCCATGTCAGCGCCGGGGATGTGGCTGGAACCAGGCGCACCGTACTCAAGATTGAGCTGACGACCCACCTTCCAGTAAATCTCAGCGCGCTGAGCGCGATTGCGGTTAAGCGTGTCCGCAAGAGACTGGTGAACGTCAAGGTTAAGGACAGTCATGAGGTTTGGCATTGGTGTTACCCCTTAGAGCAGCGCGATGGAGATGACTAGAGTGATGAACCAGGTATTCCACGGGTGAACGGGAGGATTGTGGTGCGCCCACCAGATGATGAGCCACAGCAGAATCACGCGGGCACCTCCTGATTGCACTTACGATTGGATTCCGCGCGGTTCAGACCTGACAGGCGCGCACGAATGTAAGCCTCCGCACTAGCCGCGCGCCTGTTGTCGTATTTCATCTGCCATAGCGCGTCATTATCGGTCCAGTTCCACGTAGCCATTAGCGCATCACCTTGATTGAGTACTCTCGCGTGTTGTTACCGCGCCGGATGTAGTCAAGCGCATCACCCACCATGTTGTAACCCGCAACGGGATGGTCTACACCTTCACGGTGCACGTGATAGGCAAAGCGGTCCCACGGGTCCGTGGTGGTTACTTCCGTGACGCGATGCGCGAACGTGTAGATGGGTGCTTCCCACCCGTCCACCGAAACGTCGTATGAGCTGTACTCGTAATCGGTATCGTTGCGGCGCACACTGACGATGGTTCCCTCTTTGCCCACAAGCGCCATGCCTGGTGTCATGGGTGAGGTAACGAACCTGACGCGCGTCCCTGCCATTAGCAGCTTGCGAGTAGTCATGATTACCCTTCCGTAGGGTCCTTACCCGCCGCGAGGATAACTCGCGCTAGCAGGTTATTCTGAAGCGCTTTCTTACCGCGCTCGGTTATCTCGCACACGGAATTGTCACCTCGGCCCGTGACCTTGATTAGCCCGCGTGCGGCTAGCATTGTCACGCTAGGGGAACCGCGTCCCCACGGATGTGCGGCGCGGCACAGCTGTGGCCTGCTCATTGGCCCGTCCTCTTCCAGTGCTGCCAGCGCGGCGCACTGTTTACTTCCTAGCCTCATCCGTACCCTTCCCTAAGTCGGCGTGAGAGGTACTTGCGCGCGCTTTCCTTGCGCCACCGTGCAGTAGTGGAAGACTCCAGAGTGGAGAGTGCCTGACAGTCCGTCCAGTCCGGCTCAGGTGCTTCCGACACAGTGACGACTACAGGCCGCCCGGAATGGTTCTCGACGTAGATATATGGCGCGCTTCTCGAATCGAGAGATGAGCCATACGACGGGAGATTGTCATCCTTAACGAGTAGCAGGTTGCGCTTCTCATTGGGGTCGTACGTGCGTTGCTGAATAAAGTCAGGCACGATAGCGTCAGCGGACATTAGTCCCCCAATACGAATTCGATTCCGGCATCGCTTAGTGCGACCTGAATATCTACGCGATTAGCGGGCACGACGAACATTGGTTCCATGGCGGCCTTTAGCGCGTCCAGCTCGCACGTGATGTCATCGGCGTGACCCGAGATATCCTCGCCGCACTTGACGATTGACAATGCCAGTTCATTGCAGTAACCGATATCGGTATCGCCGGTTATGATTGCCTCTATGTTGTCGGCTATCTGCACAGCGTTCTCCGCGTGCTTGCGGATAGTGCGCAGGTTGCCCTGAATGGACTTTTGCAGTCCCGCAGCGTTCATGTCAGGCATCCGCCCACCGCCAATCGATTTCGGCGTCGTTAAGAGCGCTCACTACATCGTCCCTGCCAACAGGCACGATGACAGGACCGAGCACCTTTGCGCGCAGTTCGTCAACATGGCCAATGAGCTCATCACCCATAGATTCGATGCGGTTGCCAAAGGTCATCAGGTCGCGCGACCATGACTCAGCGGCTTCTACCTGAGTGAGGTTCATAGCCTCATGCGGGATGGATAGCTGATAGCGCAACTGCGCTACACGTGCCTGCACGTTGGCCGCATCGTTCTCAGCGCTCATCAGGTCCCGGAGTATCTTCTGTCGCAAGTCCATGTGTCCCCCTGTACGGCTCAGAATCGGCGCGTTACGCGCGGGCAGGTAGTTCCGGTGTGATGTGACGTAGCTGTTTCGGAACGCTGTTAGCGTTCGGCTACGGGACTGGCTAGTACTTGAACGTGTAGTGCTGGCTTACCTTGAGTCCCATGTTCGTGCCCACTTGTAGAAGTGCATCGTTGTAAGCCTGCTTGTACAAGTTAGAGTGCTCGGCTGACTGTGAGACGTCGTTGCTTAGTTCCGCTAGCGTGCTTGCCAGCGCTTCTAGCTGGTAATCAGCTGTGTCAGCGATGCTCATGTGTCCGTCCTAGCCTTTACGTATAGCGCGGGAAGATTCCGGTAGCACTAAGCGCGACGACTCCGCATCTCAGCGGAGCTAGGCACGCGCTGAGCAGCGAGCTCAGCACGGGTGAGCGGTCCCTTGTAGCCGTTAGCGCGGCGGTCAACAGGCTTAGGCTGGGAGGGCACGCGCGGCTTGAACACATCACGCGGGGAAGGAATGACAGGCTTGGCAGCGGCCTTGACGAAACGTCCGGTCTTAGGGTCACGAATAGCCATTGTGATGTCCTTTCGGGTTACTTGATTCGGATTGCCAGCGCGTTAGGGTCCGGTGCCACCATTACCCCATGTCGTCAGTAGCGTCAGCCATTAGCGCGGGTGTGCGCTTGTGAGTTTGCACCGTGAACAGCGTGGTACCGTCTGGCGCAATGGAGTGAAACGCAATCTCCGTAATGCCATTCTTGGTATTGATGAACGCATGTCCCTCATTGACCGCGCGGGTAATCGCGCCGCTGATGTCTCCCTTGTCGATAGCGAAGCGATACAGCGATTCTCGCAGAATGGTCTGTGTCCACATGCCAACGGGATACACGGTCATTGACTAAGCCTCCGAAATGAGAAGTGAAACGACCCATGACTTACTGCCGTCTTCTGTGGTTACCTCTAGGTTGCCATCCTCGCGGGTTTCAACCACGTACGGGAGTTGCCACGAATGCGAGTAGTCTGTTAGCAGGTCTTGAATGCGCTCTTGCAATTTGTTCATGCGCTCACCTTCACCTTGTCATCGGGGTTAAGAGTCGGCTCGTGATACTCGCCGGTGTAAGCGCGCATTAGCGCGGTGCCGTCCGGCGTGTAGCTGTCACTGTAGGACGGCTGCTTAATGCCGCGCTTGCGCGCGTAGTGAATGGCGTGGTCCAGTAGCTGAGTACCAATGCCCATGCGGCGGTATCCGTGAGTGACGTAGACGAGCGTGACGTTGCCGTCCGCTTTCCACTCGATAAAGGCGACGGCATAGTCATCTTCCATCGCGAATACCTGGTGACGTTCACCATACGGCACGTACTCGAATTGCAGCCCGTCCATTGCTCTCCTTAAGCGTTGACTAGTTCGGGACTAGCGTGAATGTGGTAATAGGTTTGACTGTGAACGCGCGTGCGACTGGCTAGCAGGGATTCCGCATCGTGAATAGCAGCCTGCTTGGCAGCGCGTGCCTTAATGGCAGCGGCCTTTACCTTTCGCAGCGAAGAACGCGCGACGAATACCGTGACGACTGACGTGGTGATGAGACCGAATGCATGCACCCGAATGTCATACGGAATCCAAAGCGCTTGAATGGCCAGATTAACCCACCAGCCAATTCGTGCCTTGTGGTGACTGATTAGCCATAGGCTAATGCATCCCGAGATTGCAAGGATGAAAGAGATTGCGAGCAGCACTAAATTGTTCCCCCAAACGATTGGCTGCTAGTCGTCAATGTATTCCATGTCTGCCAGGGCATGGCTGGCACGCCCCATGACGTACTCCAGTGGCATCTCTTCCACGAACGGAAGCCGCATGCCTAGCGGGTCACAGACAACCTCTACAGGTGTGTCCGGAGTGAAGTTGAATACACCGCACAGGTCGATATGCACGTCGGTTGCATTGTCGCCATACGTTTCGGCATCATCGCTCACGGTGCCGACGAACACGTTAGTCCTGATTTCAGGCTTGCGCCCCGTACTGGGATGGTATTCGGTAATGGTGTCCTGACAGAAGCGCACTACGTGCCCCTTGCGCAGGTTGCGCGCTGGCATGTTAGTACTGACGGCAGTCATCTCATGTGCGAACGGCATTACTTACCCTCCTTGCATTCGTGCGTGAACGGGTTAGCCTCATGCCCGCAGTCGGGACAGTGAGAGATTTGCCAGTCAAGCAATTCGCGATAGCTAGCGAAGTTCATTGTGCCCCTTAGCTGTGCGGGAACGGGATGTGCTCACCGGGTGAGACCGGATTGCCCACCTGATAGGCGAGGGTTTCGATTTCCTGGTAAAGCCGCATGTGCTCGGCTGTTGACCAGTTGCGCTCTAGGAACTGAAACAGGTCTTCTGACATGGCTACCTCTCGGCTAGTGACTTCTCATTGGTGCGCTGCAAGAGATAGCGTCCGTCGCCCGCTTCCCACGCGGTGTAACCGTTGCCTATGGCGCGGTGGCCACTTGCAAGGTCTGACGCGAATTGCCACGCGACGTTAGCGGGCATGTCGCTCATTAGCCTGAATAGCTCTCGGCTACCGGTGATGGCGGTCATGTCTATGCCTAGCTCTGTCATCTGCGTAAGGTCTCCCGATTCTGAGTAAGGTGCGTAAGGCTAGACGTTATCGGCCCAACGTCGTTTGGGCTTAGGCGTCCGAGTGCGCGGCGGCGCGGCTAGTCCCTTAGCTCGCAGTTCCGCCAATTCCTCGCGGCGATTGCGCTCTAGCTCCAATTCTTCTGGAGTGCGCGTCTGCGGAGTGAATTCCCGGAACGTCAGGCCGCTAATGTCTAGCAGGGAATCGGCCGACAATGCCAGGTTTTCGATAGTGTCGTTAGCGCGGGCTAGCGAAGCTGCTGTAGGGTTGTCCTTGGTAAGCGCACGATATACACGAACCTGGCCATTGTTAAGACGTTCGCGCCATGTGATGACGTCTTGGCTCACCTTAACGTGAGTAGCCTCATACTGCTCACGAATTGCATTCGCTAGTGTGCAGCGCGTTTCACTGCAAGGCTTGCTTAGTTCAATTGCGCGTGCCGTAAGGCGTAGGGTGCGGTTATCGGCCTTAATGTAAGACTTAGGATTGCTCATTTCGTTATCCCCCCGGATTGCTTATCGATTATCGGTCATGCCAAGCATGCCAACCGCCCCACACAGCACAGCTAGCGCGTGCGTAGCCGCGTACGGTGGACTTGCAGCGCGGGCATGCTGCCGTGTCCGCGTCCAGATGGAACGCACCGGCCATCATCCAAACCAGTTCGTTCACGAGACCACCACACCGTAATGATTGGTGAACACGCACACGATGGCGATGAGCGCAATCGTGAATATGACGAATGCCAGGATGTCAATGTTCTGCACTAACCCCCACTTTCCAGTAGGTGACCGTGCACGGGGCACGCATGGCAATACGGCGGGTTATACCCGTGACGCACGCAACAGCACATTGTCAGTCATCTTCCGCGATGACGGTAAGGTCGAACACCTTATCGTAGTACTCACTGGAGATGTCGCCCGTACTGACGACTACCTTACCGCTCTTGCCTAGCGAGCTAGCGCGCGTGGCGTTAAGGAATGTGGCACTGTCGCCACGGAAATCGGTCACGACCTGGCCACGCTTGACGCGCTTGCCGTCACTGTTACGGATTGCGATTAGGGCCATTGTTGATTGCCTCTCAGTTAGAACGGGGGAACGTATGAAACCGCGTGGTCGTGCATCTGACGCGCGCCTAGCTCGTATGCCTCATTCAAGGCATTCGCGATGCGTTCTGCCTCATAGCGCGGGATGGCATTCTGGCCTAGTGTGTCCGTACTGACGCCAATGCAATCGACCGTGCGACTGCCGGGCCCGCGTGACGTATGACGCACGCAGAAACCTACACCGCTAGGGTGGCGCTGCACATACCACCAATGGTCGTGAGTGCTCACGCGATTTCCCCTCGCAGGTAGGCAACGATAGGCAGGAACGTGATAGCGCGCTTGCGACGGCGCACGCGCGGCTTGCTAGCACGCTGTGCGGGCATGGGGTAGTGGCCATGGGTGTAGTTCCATGACGTTCCCTCATTCCAGTTTTCGGTTTCCGACACTAGCCGTTGCTCGGCTTCCGTGGCGTCCGGGGTTTCCCAGATGCTAGCGATAAGCGCGTTCACCTCATCAGGTGACCACGTGCGGCTTACCAGGCCAGTGAACTGCGCATCGACGTGAGTCTTTTCCATTGTTCCCCCTAGTGAATGTGCCGGACTGCGTGAGCGATTTCCACTAGCGCGATGACGCATGTCATTACGCTAACGATGCCTATGATGCTGCCTATAACCGCTAGGCAATACAGGAAAGATATCTGGTTATCGTTCACAGTTACTCGATTCGCTCAATGGTGATTGGCTCACCAGGGCACAGCGCGTCAAGGATGTCGCCTAGCGCGTGCATTTCCTCGCGCATTTCATCTAGCCCGTACTCGTTTGTGATGACCTGGCCATTGCGCCACTTAGCGGTTTGCCTGAAACGCATTCGTCCCCCTATTGCGAATTGTCCAGTGCCACGTCTACCGTGCCCGCAATCTGGTCCTTGATGGACATGACTGCTAGCGTTACCGCGTGGTATTGTGCCCACGCTATTTCCGGTATTGCGACACGGGAGATTACCTTACCGTTTACCTTTAGCTCGTACATAGCGGCCTTACAGTAGGCACAGAAGAATGAGGAAAAGCAGCCCGCACGCGAGAATGCCTGTCCACGTCGCACGGTTAGCGCTCTTTCGCTTGTTGCCTGCGATGCGCGTGCCCCGTGCGTGCATGTCTATAAGCCGTTGCTGTTGCGGCGTGTAGATGCTGCTCATTGTTCCCCCTAGATGTTCGTAGTGTGGAGTACGCGACTGTCGTCGCAGAGTTGAATGGTGACCGGTTCGGCGAACACTTCTGTGTGGCTAAGCGCGCGGATAGCATCGGTCACGGTAGCGTAATTGTCCCACGCGCGGGTGTAGTCCAGTGGAGCGCTGACGCTAGTCCCGTTCACGTGTACTGTATAGGCCATTACCAATGCCCTTCGTTTTCGTCTTCCCACCATATCGCTACGATGTCCTGCCCGGTGCCCGCTAGGTGCGGGTACTCCGCACAGTGCCGGAGTTGCGTGCAACCGTAAGAGCGGTACATGGCCCGGCACATTAGCTCACCCGCATCACCTTCTGGAATGCTATCGGCTAGCTCACCTATCAGGTAGCCAGCATCATCACGGTAGATAGCCAATGGTCACTTACCCTTCCGTGCGGAATGGTACCCACCGATGTACCCATCATCGTACCCGTCTAGGTATGGCGTCCTGTCGGGATTGTACACCCGCGCGGTATCGTGCTTGCCATCGCGGTAATCATCCCTCCCGTCTGTTTCGCCATCACGGACGCCCTGCTCATACTCTTCCGCATCGCGGTGTATTTGCTCCGCGTCGATTTCCTCTAGGTACGTGTAGTAGTCATAGCTGTAGTTACTCACTGGAATGTCTCCTAGTCTATTTCGTCCTTATAGAGTCGCGCTTGGTCCGCGCTGCACACAACGCTGTATGTCATGTCGCCGTTTACAGACCAGATATTGAACGTGCCACCTGTGGCCACCGATGCGGCTAGCTCACTGGCATTGCGGAGTATCGTAGTGCGGAGGAATTCCCGCATCTGGACAGTGCCCATGACAGGGGTGACCGCGTACCACGAACGTCCGTTCCACCAAAAGATGTCACGTTCCATGGTGTCTTCCGCTTGCGTGTTGCGCTTCTCCGGTGCGTTGCACACTGTGCACATTAGCTTTCGTCTCCTGTCATGCATGTCATGCACGGACATTGGCAACCCCTACCGGGGCAGTTGCTTGTTTCGTGGTCGCACATGTCTATGCGCCTAGCCGAGTGAGTGTGACTTGCGAAGTAGGTGACAGGTCGAATGTTCCGGCGTCCGTCTCAACGGTGCCGTGCGTCCATCGCGTCAGAACGCGCGCTGTGTCCCTGCGAGGATTGGGGTACAGTGCCACCACGTCACCGGGTAGCAGAGCGCTAGCGTCCATTGTGACGCGCGGGAAGGGCACTCCGTTAGGGATGTCGTTTGGGTGGTCATCATGAGTGCTGTAGGTGAACGTGAGCACTGTCATTGCTTCCCCCTAGTCGCGCGTTGCGCTTGCTACATGTGCTGTGTCCGTCCAGTGTGTATACGCGAACACACCGTCTAGGCTGCCATAGCCGTCTACCGTCATGTTAGAGAGCATGACGTTGAATGCCTGGTCACTGCCAAGCAACTCCGTTAGTGTCCCGTACAGACGTACGCTCATCATGTTCCCCCCGAAACTCTTCCCTGGCAGTCTTCCACTGGAAAACGGCTAGGGCTATCGCGTCGATGATTGTGAGTTGCCTAGGCAAAATGCTCCGCAGCGAAATACTCCGTAGTCTCCAGCGATTCGATTTCCGCTAGGGTGAATTCGTAGCCGCGTGCGTTAGCGGCGAACATGAGAAGTTCCGGCCACCGTGAACCGGCTTCCGTAACCGACGCGATGCATTGGCCGTCATCATCGATTAGGTTCACGGTTTCCCCGGTAGGGAACGGCACGCTCACGTAGTTGCGGATAGCGTTTGTGAAGTAAGGCTCACAGAATTCGATGGTAGGCATGTGATTGTCCCCTATCGGTTGTCTAGCTCTCGGATGATTGCGCGTAGCGCTGTGTCTATGTGCGTGTCGTTGCAGTACTCATACAGGTAGCATGTCATGAACCTAATGAGGTTCGCGCCGCGCGCTAGGTCCCACCGAAAGCGCTTCTCACTGAAATTCGCGCGGAAGCGACTGACATGCTCGGATGATAGCGAATCAAGCGCTAGCGCCATGGCATCACGCATGTATTCGTAGTGCTCTGGCTTAACCTTCACTGTGATTCCCCTTGCATTGTTGAGTAGCGATACTCAGTAGGGCATTCCCTAGTCTCGGTTAGGCCACGGGGGAATGGCCACTAAGGAATGCCCGGCTCATTATCGCTACGCGAATTCGCGCTTAAGCGCTAGCACCGCATCGGTGACGCGCGTGCGATTCTCGGGAACGGTGTGCCCGGTCGCTTGGTCAATCGCCTTAACGCTCGATAGCGCTTGCGCGATGGTAATGATGTGCGTGGCACTCACTAGGTGAGTCTCGCCGTTTTCCAGCGTGACCAGGATGCCATTGAATTCAGATGCGGCGTAGCCATTGGCCACCTTAAAGGTGTTGCCGTCATCATCGGTGAACGTGATGTGCTGTGGTGGTATCGTGGGAATGTTCACTAGGCAATGCCCCCCGCCGTGCGTAGCGCTTCCATCTGCGTTTCGTGTACCGACATCTCACCTTCCGCAGCGTGACCGATGCGGCTTACCCAACCATCGTTGCTCTTGTACACCCAACCAAGCAAGCCACCATTGGCTAGCCGCACATCGGTGCAGTCCTTAACTAGTTCTTGGTCGGCCGTTACGGCTATCTGGCTAGCCGTGCCCTCATGACGGTACCCGATGATGACGTGAGTCATGTGCGCGTCTCCTGACTAAAGGTACGGGTTGTTGAGCATGCGGCGAACGTGAGCGTTGCCGTTGGCAGTCTTGCGCGCGGGCTCAGCGTAACCCTCTAGGTACGCTTCTGTTTCCGCCGCTAGGTGCTTCTCAGCATCGTACGGGGCACTCACAGCGAACGCTGCCACGGTGCTACTGTCGGCTTCCATCTGAGTGAAGTTCTGCGAGATGATGCTGGCGAATTCATCCATGGTGCTCTCCCTATATGCTCGTGATTGCTATGGCCATTACGCCACTGATTAGCGCTAGCAGGAACACGTATAGGACAATCATTGTCCCGGTGCTCATTGGCTTAGCGTGCTTTGCAGGAGTGCCTTTCATGCGGTGGCTCATTCGGGAATCACTGCGAGGATATCGCAGCCTAGAACCTGTAGGTCTGATGTGTGCGGCTTGACACGCGCATTGAACACACGTTCCACGCACATGTCACCGTGCCGGTTTTCGTAATGCACTAGCGTGGTAGTGCCCATTGTTCCCCCTAGAGGCTAACCGCGTAAAGGCTAGTGGCAGCCTCAAAGGTGCGCGCACCGTCCACATAGCCGGTGTGCCAGATGGTGAGGTTCCCTAGCTGCGCTTTGCCGTTGCGTTCTGCCTTGATAAGTGCCTTAACGGCACTGTCCGTGTCCGGTGCAGTGGTGACGATTTCCGATGCTGACATCATCTGTGATTGCTTCACTGTGTTCCCCCGTGTTAGCCGTGATATGGCGTGTACAGCGCGCGCCTTATGTAGTGCGCGGGAATGATGGATGGTTGCGCGTCGGTTTCCGCTTGCGTTTCAGGTCGCCACTGTGCGGACGGCTGGAATTTCGGCTTAGAACCGATGACGATTGGCATTGTCCCTACCCTTACCGTAGTTTCCGAGTACCCGTAAGAGTGTGGCGCAAGCTAGGTACTGCCTAGCTCGCACCATAAACTGGCGGTTGCCCTAGTCGTCTGCAAACCATCCATGGATGGTTTCCGTGTCCCGTGTGCGGACCATTCCGCAATCGGTGGGTACTTCCCAGCACGCACCATTCTTGCGCGGCGTAGCGGCAACGCGGTAAACCAGCGTGCCCACATTGGCATCCTGCCGTGCGAAGTAGTCACCCGTTTGCAGCAATAGCGCGCTGCACTCTGTCGGATTGCCGTATGCGAATAGTTCCATTACCGTCCCCATAGCTGTGCATCGAACGCGCGCTGAGCTCTGCTCAGTGTGAGCGCATTCTGTGCGCGTACCCGTAGATTGTCGTCTGTTGCCGTAGCGATAACGGCTAGCAATTGCTCATCAGTCATTATCCCGCGCGACCTTCGCGCTTGAATGTGTTGTCATACATGGCGCTGCCACCGTTGCGACGACTGTTCATTGTGTTCGTGCGGCGCGTTTGGGCGTGCTCGATTGGCACATCGGGCTCTAGTCCAGCAACGGGATTGTAGCTCTCGTATGCGTAGGCGATTCCCTTAGTGCGATGCACGCGCTTGCGAGTCGATGCTGTGAAGTGCTCACCGTTACCGGCAGTGGTATCCTTGCGCTTACCCATTTTCGACCTCTATCACGATAGAGCCATTGTCACCACTGTGAGTGTGGTATGACCATTCCGGGTGACTGGTGAGCAGTCGCGTAATCCTGCCTAGGTCATTCTTGGTCGCGATTTCCAGAGTCATCGCGGGTCACCAGATTTCCATGTCATTGCCGGTAATGCAAAATGGGTCGTCTCCTACCAAGTGGTAAGAGATGTAGTCGATAATCCTCAGTATAACGCGCATTGCTATTCCCCCGATTAGCTTGCTTGCGTGTAAAGGATTGCATCTTGCGGATTCATCAGCCTACGCGGCGTTATCACTTGCGTTGCGGCTAGTGTTTCCTTGCGTCCGCCCGGTTGTGGGTGGTTGCGACCGTGAACGCCATCGGTGCATGCCATGACGACTACGATTGCAGTCATCAGCACGACCATTACCTGTTGCCAATGGCTATAGCTAGCCATGGCGAATCATCACCTTTCTGTAGTAGAGACTTGTTTTCAGCGATTGGCTAGCCGTTAAGGTATCGGCGGTATCTGGAATCAGGCAGCGCGGGCATAGCGCAACAGAGCGTTACCCATGTCTTACCCTATCCCGACCATTGGCGATTGACCCTAACGGCTATCGTGAGCATGGCCGATTCCGAATCGGTAGCCCGCATCCATAGTCCGCTTACATTGCAGTCTGGCTAGATATAGTTCCCGCTTAGGCTTTGCCTACTAGCATTTCACCCAACGAATCGGGTTACTACACGTTTGGTCATCCCGTGAGTATGAGTCACGTAGTGGATTGCCGTATGCGGATGTTCACTAACCATGTCGCAAAGCGAACGTCATGCGTCCATTGCCATGCCCTTGATTGGTTTATCTTCGCATCACCTTACGGTTGTTAACCGATGTGTTCATCGCTTGCTTTCGCGTCATGCCTTAACGTCACCCGCTACGATTTCTAGCGGTCAAGATAGCTCGTATCCCCCGATTGGCCGTTTGATTGCTTCCGTACCGTCTACCCTCCGCTCTTGCGAGCATTAACCGGGATTGGTGCTAGCTGACTTAACAGCGCGCTATCTGGCTATCGTCGCTACGTGCTAGGGCTAGTCGCTCACTTCACACACATTGGCGATGCTATTCGGCTTATTCACTGCGATTACGGCGAACGCAGCTAGCGCTCACCGTAAAACAGCCCACAGAGAACCGAAACTCTGATTCATAACAGGACTGACATTTCACAACGATTGTTGCTGCCATGTCATTCTGACATCTCGCGTTGCTCCGTTACGCGCTTAACTCCGGTAACCCTTACCGCCGTTATAGCAACTTTCGCTATCCGTATACGACTCGGAATGACGTTCATCAGCTAGTTTAAGACGTAGCGCCATAGGTACTAGCGTCACTGACTAATTGTCACGACTGTTGACCTTACTTCCACGTTGCCCATTGCTTGCGATACTTCCGTCAATTCCCTCCCACACCGTAATGGTGTGCTTAACCGGGAGTTGGCTAGATGGATGTGAATCCACCGCGTATCTTACGTGATTTCAGTCCTGTAGTTGTATGTCCAGTTTCGCACTCCGGTAACATAAGTCCCATCCGGATAACATATGTCCGATATCGCCTATGGCGATTCGTTACCGTCTCGCAAGTATGGAGTTTGGGAAGCGCTTTGAGTCTTCCACTTACTTATGGTCACTGTCGCTGCCGGTACCCTCCGCGTTCGCTGCCGGTGTGCTGTTGTGACCTTCACTTAGTAAGACGCTAGCTAGGGGTTGGATGGTTGCTTCGCTGCGAGACTTTCTCTCGTAACTTTGCGTTACCACTTCCGTGCCGTCTACCCTCCGCTCTTGCGAGCATTAACCGGGGGTGGCCTAGCTACCGCGTGCGTAGCGCGTGGCTTCCGTCCGAAACCCTCTGTGCTGTTGTCCATCTACTAACAACTCTACTCACCTCCAAGAGCGATACAATCAGGTTTCCTGTTGACAACGTTAGTCATTTAAAACTTTCTTGGAGACCTTCCGCTAGCGTCGGAAACCCGTGCGTTGCCTAGGTTCTAGCTCTCGGAACGATGCCGAATCGACGCTAACGAGCTCGCAGCTACCCGCGCGGGTAACCACTGCTAGATGGGGGTTGCTCGGCTTACAGACTGATTCTGAGCCGTACAGACGACTGTCCGGTATGTCCGTTCATCCTGGCCAGGTTTTCAGGAATCGGAATTGCTTCGATTAAACGGACATTTGCGGGCAAATCGGGACATTCCGCTTGACATCGTTGTCGTTCGCGGGCAAAAGAAAACCGGCTCTGTGTGAGCCGGTTTCTGTGTGGCGGCTAGCTGATTGCCGGATATGGCGTACCTGCCGTGTGCGGACCATATGAGACGTTCGTGGTTGCCGCACGGTACGCGGCTAGTGTCCTGTCATGCTCCGCTTGCAGCGATACGTAGCTGAGCTCTGCGATGCTTAGGCTTCCGATGTAGTTCATGGTGTCTGTCCGTTTCGTCTACAGGTAGCTAGCTGACGAGTTGTAGTCACGGGTGAACGCGATTGCGATTGCTTCACTCATGGTGTGCGAACCTTCTGTGGTGACCAGGCTGCTGACGTGGCCACTGTAGTCAATCGGCGAACCAGCGTTGTAATCGGTAACGAACGCGATTGCGATTGCTTGGCTGCTAGTCATTGCTTGGTCACCTACTGTTCATCTCGACTTGTCTATCTACTTCTAATGCTAGTCATTGCACATCGCAGTGCAACTCACAAATCAGACATAAACAGCCATTGTGAAAACCAATATCAACTACTTTAAGTGAACAGTCAAACGCCGCAAACCGCACATTGTACATCATCGCTTGCCATGCTTCGCACGCTGCCAAGTCATCAATAGTTGAAGCCGCACACGTATGCATGACAGTAGACGACCATTGCCGATTCCGAGATTCCCCTCCCGTTTGTCATTAGTCAACAAGTGAACAGTGTCATGCACAGTACAGTGTTGTTATCAGTTGATACGCACAGTCATGTTTGCACAGTCACAGTTAGCTACAGTCATCAGTGCACAGTCACAGTTATCAGTCATCAGTCACAGTTTTCAGTGCACAGTTACTACAGTGTATTGTTAGGTACTGCTGACAGTACCAGTGAGTGCACGACCATGCACTACCATCAACTACCGGGCGACTCGTTTAACGAGCTACACGCTATCGGGCAACGGCGATTTGCAACGTTGTCTTAGGTCCGTGAGCGTACCGTGTTGCGGGCCCACGCAACCACACCGGAACGCGTGTGAACGCGTGCCAGGATGGTTGGATGGCAGAATCAGTACAAATCAGGCATTGTATAAAAGTAACAGTGAACAGTGCTCACAAGTATAAAGTCACAGTGATATCGATGTCATTAGGCACTCCTGTCAGTGCAGATTGTATATTTCATTGAATCATGTATACAACGTGGCAGTGGTCGACCATCTCTAGTGAGAAACGCCGATTTGGCAAAACAACGTTGTCATCATGGGGGAATTATCTTGCCGTCAAGATTGTTGTTATAGACATGAAAGGCAGAGATGTAAGTTACGAGTACACCTATGCACAATGGTTGAGTGTCAAGGATAGTCGTGCATTGTCAAGGAAGGGTCCACAATGCATTATGACTGCTGACGGTGAATGGGAGTGGGTGAGCTTGGATGAATATGCTCAGTAATGGTAGGATGGTCATGACCATGGTCGACTACGCCCAGCCATGGTCGGTTTTTTTAGGGGGCATCCACGCGGGA